ATGGGATACAACAAATCATTGAGATACAGCCGTCACAATGGCACCACATGTGTAATTGACAACAAGCACCTCAAAAGTTTAGGCTCTGTACTGGGTGATGTGAGACACAAGGAGGAGTTGATTCGCGAAGCACAGTTTGACCCAATCAAAGATATCGCCAACCAGTACATGGTGACTGAGGATCCGTTCCGCGGTCCTGGTAAAAATGTAAAAATCACCCTGTTTAAAGAGATTCGCCGGATCCAGCCCGACACCATGAAGCTCGTGTGCAACTGGAGCGGCAAAGAGTTTTTGCGCGAGACCTGGACTCGTTTCATCTCCGAAGAGTTCCCGATCACCACCGATCAAGAAATTATGGACCTGTGGTTTGAACTGCAACTGAGACCCATGCAGCCCAACAGATGTTACAAGTTTACCATGCAATACGCTCTGGCCGCCAACCCCGATTACGTTGCCCACGACGTGATCCGTCAGCACGATCCCTATTACGTTGGTCCCGACAACCGTGAACGCATCAACCTTTCCAAGAGAGGTCTCGCCTTCCCTCTGACGTGCCTGCAGTCGATCTACAACGAAAACTTTGAGGAGTTCTTCGATCAGGTTTTGTGGCCATACTTCCACCGTCCCCTGGTGTACGTGGGCACAACGTCTGCCGAGATTGAAGAGGTCATGATCGAAGTGGCTCTTCTCTTTAAGATTAAGGAATTCGCTCCCGACGTACCATTGTTTACTGGACCCGCTTACTAAAAAATAAACACTATTTATGTAAAAAAGTTGTATTTATTGATCTCATTCAATTACTCCAATCACTGTTATATTCACTGTGATCACTAAGTTCGGTGACTTGTCTTCGTTGATCTAGTTTGTTGCGTATGGCCAACATGATGGGTTCTGCTGGCGCTGCTGCTTTACGAGACTCTGATGATTTTGGCGGCACCTTCTTCAACACGACACCCTTTTTAATTTCGTCCAAATAATCCTTAGGTTTGGTTCCTGGTGGTTTATCTGCAGTCGGCATTGGTTCTGTGACTAACTTCTCTATGACTAGCTGTGGTGGAGGGGGTGGAGGAGGAGGTGGCGGCATAGTCACAGTGTCTTTAACAAGTCTATCGGTTTCAATCACATGACTGAAATCGGGCACATCTTGAAAATCAACCGACATGTAACTAGAACGTCTACTTCTGGGTATGGGTGTCGGTGTGGGTGGTGGCGGCGGCGATACTGGTCGTGTAAATACTGGTGGAGGTGGTGGTATAGTAATGACGTGATTATATAGGGGCTGTTGTGGTGCTACGTACACGGGTGGTCTAGCACGTACCTCGAACATCTGCAATAGAGTGTTGAGAAACTCGTCACACTGTTCCATGTTAAATTGTACGTGTGTCACGTCAGACTCCAATTGTTTTTTTAAGTCGTAATTTCTACGCATGCGCATAATTGCCTGTCGACCGTCGGCGCGAAACCCTGAATTAACTATGAACTCTAATAAATCCATAGCTTCAGTTCAAAATTACCTAAACAATTTGGAGATTGTGCGTAAACTGAACGATGACAATTCTTATGAGAATATCTATCTAATAAAAAACAAAACTGACGACAAATTGTACGTGCAAAAAATCGTGGCGGAGAAAAAGGTGTCGTTTTTAGAGCTGCACGTACACTACTTGATGCGCGACAATCCGCACTATATAAAAATGTATGACGTGTTCTACGTACCCGACTGCATGTTTTGGACTATGCAGTACATTCCTGATGGCGATTTGTACAACATGATACACTACAGCACGTTTAAGTTTGAAGAAAAGAAAGCTCGTAAGCTGATTTTTCAACTGGTGAACGCTTTGAATGATCTTCACGCGCACCGAATAATTCATAACGATATGAAGCTAGAAAATTTGCTGTACGATCGTAGCAAAAACAAAGTGTACATCTGCGACTATGGGTTGAGTGTAAACATAGACACGCCATCCTCGTACGATGGTACCTATGAATATTTTTCTCCGGAAAAAATTAAATTTGAGCTAAACCAAGAATCTTTCGACTGGTGGGCCGTAGGTGTGGTGGCATACGAAATATTATCTAGAAAATATCCATACGACGAGTTGGAGTCGCGAAAGAAAAATCAAGTTATGCAGAGCAATAGCAGCAGCAGCAGCAGCAATTTTGACCCAGAAGAGTTGTTAAAGTGTCAGAGAAAAAAGTTACCAAAAATAAAACGTGTTTCGCCAGTGGCAAATGACTTTGTACAACAAATGTTATGCTACGATTATACGAAACGGTTACACAGCTACAACAGCATTATGCGTCATCCTTTTTTAAAATTTTGAATAAAAAGTTGTGGTCACAATTAAATCTTTTATTTACAATAAAAATTCCAAGTCTTGTTCACAATTGCAACATAGATCTACTATACATTCGTGTGCAAACATGTGAAAACATCTGGTGCATCGATTGTACGTATCGTAGAGGTCGAGTTCGTCTTCGTTGTCCATTTTGTGGTACATTCTGGTGATGGCTTTCATGTTGTCCTGCGGCGATAAACGTTTTGTTAAGTTTTGCTCTTTAGTCAAAGCGCAAATTGGTAACGACATGATTGTGCTGGTTTGGTTGATGGTTCCATAAATTTCCCGATTGATCAAACTTTTGGTCACGTTCATTGGCTTGTTTAAAATTCCATGACACTCTAACATGCAAGTTTGTGTGCCCACTGTTTTAGTACGTTTCGATGTAAACGCGTCCACCATCTTCGGTTGTTTAACACACACTGCTTTGGGTGGTGACTCACTCCGTCGTCGTTTGGTGCCGTTCGGAGTAAATGCGTTGTATTCTTCTTCTTCGCGTAACATGTGTGCGTAGTACTCTTCTTCTTCGCGTAAAATGTGTGCGTAATGCTCTTCTTCGTCGCGAAATCTCTCTTCTTCGGCGTCGTACACGAACATGTAAATTGGAAAGTTTTGTTGGTGATTGATGATGAACCGCAGCTTGTTGTATTTGCTTTTGAGAAACACTTGCCGTCGTTCATTCTCCCTTAGCGGAGCCCAATGCGAAACAGTGAAGCGTTTATTCATTATTACACTCATGTCGGGCCACCTCATCTCGGTGACGTAGCACACCATTAAAGCTTGCACCATTCTAGTGTACTTGACACACTCGTACATACCGATGGCTTTGATAAAATTTAAATATAATCCCTCGTTAAAGTAACTGTGTGGTAAATTGTAACTATTGTAGTTGGTTTTGGTAGACGTCAATTTTTGTTTAGTTTTACTGTTGTGGTCGTGGTCAAAAACAGGCGACCTTTTAACTATATAATGAATAACTTCGTACCAATCCATGATTACTAATTGGTAGTGACTGATGATATTGTTAAATTTCAGTCACTTATATTGGTGATGAGTTATCTTATCACCACGCGCGTAATCGCAGAGATAATGTTTTATAAGGTATATTTTGATAATGAGCCAAAACATTCTCGTATTAATTCGCAACGATATCGCGGAGGTGTCTCAAAAAGTTGATAATCTAGCGGCGAACCTGCCGGACGTAGATGAAATCAACCAAAAGTTGGACGCTCAAACCGCAGCGGTGCAAACAGTCCAAAACGACGTGACCTCTGCCAACTCCAAATTGGACGAAATCGCCAGCATTCTTAACCCAAGCCTGCCTGACGGATCGGGCGATAACAAAAGAAAAGCGTTCGGTAGGAAGTAAAGAGTTAGTACAGATTACACGCCCTCGAACGACCTTATAGAACGCTCAGGATCAATCGTATAGCTTTGTCGTATAACACATATGCAGTAATATAATCTTCGTAGTTGTTCGAGTGGTGTAATTGAGAGGCTTCGTTAATTAATTTATCTACAGTGTGACCAATCCGTGAAGCTTGCGGTCGTCCGCAAACAAAGTATTGTCGACACACTTTCATGTATACGTCAAACGAATCCTGTACGCGTTGCTGTAAGTAGCACGTAATTTTTTTTTGCCACGGGTGCTCGCACTTGACTACGCATAAAGTGAACTTTGTTATCAATCGTTCCATAGCAATGTTGTCCCCGAAAACGCTGGCGTTAAGCATGTGTAAGAGTCCATCGAGATCGACGTAGCATTCGTCGTGAGTTAGCAGTTTGGTTTGTATATATGTTCCGTCTGTGACAAACACCTGTTCATTTCTCCTCTTTACGTGTACGTGCGAAACTTGCACAGACTTTTTGCTTACAATCTCAAAATTTAATTCAATCATAAGTTGTACCAAGTCGTCAAACGAATAGTACACGTTGTTCGCGTCATAATAAATAGAAATGAACACCATCACTGAACCGAATGTGTCTCTCGACTATGAAGAGCAAAAAAAATGGACTAAAATATGCGAATTGTACACGTATATGTCGCGTGTAGAGGACATGGATGACGAACAACTGCGTATGGTGCAAGTGTTATGTGAAGGTTTTGTGGGTCTAATGGATGAGACAAATAAAAATATAGTGTTATTAAATTTATTAGATTTATTACAACCATATGTTAATCGTAGTAAAAGTTACAAGATTGAAGATGAATATTAATAAAAACTAAAAAATAATGTAGTCGTATTTAATTTTCCTCGGACACCGCGCAACATCCTTCGCCAGCTTTGTAAAGTTTCTGCGCTCCAAGATGTACCTAATGATTAATTTGACCGTTTCTATGTGCATCTGTTTGAGTTTTTGATTGTGAATATACTGAAACGAAATAATGTAATGTTCTCCCCAGGCGACGTTCATAATAATTTCTTTTAAATCCACTCTTTTGTGTTGATCCTTGTCGAATACCATGCTATTTATCCACACGTGAATCTTGTTTAATTTGAAACAGTTAAGCCTAAAATGCTCTTTGCCCGTAAAAGGTGCACGTGTGTGTAAAATTACATTGGCCAATGGATGCGACTTTGAGGCGCGCAAAAACTCTGCAATATCGTTTGGTGTGCTGTCAAACGTTTTTAAACGAAACATGGACATTGGCGGATTGACTATCACCGACTTTACGATAGCGCTAAATAACCACTTTACGTGCGTCACGGGATCTGGCGTGAACGCGGTCGTAGTGGTAGTGGATTGCATCGCGTCATAAAACTCTTGTACGTACCGTGAATGTACAAAACTCTGATCTTTTCTATATTTTAGGGGTTTATTACGTGGATACGTTGATGCTTTAAATAATAATTGAATGTGAGTTTGCTGGTCAGGAATGGTTTTTATTTTGCTAATTTTATACAATTCGCTTTTCCAGCTGTAGTTTTTTTTCATGTGCGCCAACAGACGGTGTGTAACAAATGTGGGTAAAGTGTTGTGGATAGAATCTATTTGCTCGGTAGATAAGCTCAATAAATTTATGGAATGAAACAACAGTATTAATTGTGTCATGACTGTTTGTCCGTTTTTGGTGCAAAGATTCAACAAATAAGAAATGGCAGCTGCGTCTTTAATCTTCTCGACCATGTCGTTAGGATACAAATCGTTGGGCGAATTATTTATTTTTAACAATGTCGATGTTACGTACAACTTGACTGAATGAATGTGAATTTCGTAAGTGTTACCGTATTTCGTGTGATAATTGTCAATGTATAGAGCGGATCCAAATCGTATGTTACGCACGTAGTCGACGTCTGTGTGACAAATTACCATGTGGTTACTAGTGGTGGTGTACATAGATAACCATCTACAAGTGTTCATATCCGGCACCGGCCACTGATGCTGTTTTGAGGACGACGACGACGACGTGGACAGAGCGTTGGTATTTTCTGGTAAAACAAACGATCTCTTGTTGAACGGTAACAAAGAATCGGGCATAGTTCTAAAGTGAGAACTGATTTCTTTGGGGACGCCCTGTTTTTCCTTTAATTTTGTGCCGTCGGAATCGCAATCGTCCGAGTCTTCAAAGTCGTCGTCGTTTTCTTCTTCGTCCGTGCTCAGCGTTGGATTTTGCTCGTAGTGCGCGTCGTCCAAGTGCATTTGGCTGTCGATATTCGAAAGGGTGTGGAATTCGTCCATTCTAAGAAAGAGAAAAACACTGCTGTAAATTATGATACGCCTTGGTAAAGCAAGTTCGCCGGATACTGACGCTGTGACGTTTCAAATAGCCCACGGTTACGATTCGTGTTTGCAATTTAAATACGCGGCGCTTCAAACTGATACAAATAACGTTGTTGGTCCGTGTAAAACCGTCAGCGGAATAGACGCCAGTCGACCGCTGTCGTTTAATTTAAACCCAATGATAAGTGTTCCGATAAAGAATAGTTACATCATAAGTGTTTTTAGACTACCACATTTATACACACAATTAGTGAACGCTCTGCCGTCGGTGACAGTGGTGAAAGTGTTTTCAAATTATGACCCACCCGAACTCTGGTATGTGGTTGGTGTGCGCAAAAATTTTGAGACGCTAAAGTCGCTCAAACTAAAAGCTGTAATGACGTCACAAGGTGTTAGATACGAAAAAGAGCTGTACGTGATCAGCGGTAACTTACCGCGCGAATTTGTCGCAGCGCTGCGCAGCAATCAAGTGAAAAACGTCAACTTTTTACACAGTCTGTCAATAACACTTCCACGTGTTTTGGTGAATAACGGTCCGATCCGGGTGGAGCAAAGTACGTCTACTGTAGGCCGTGTGTAGCTCGATAATGACTCGGGTTGAAATCAGAGCAAAAGGCGGCGCATCAAACGAGAATAGCATCCGTCGACCTCGTCGATAGGCACGCACGAACACTTATCGGGGTCAAATTCTTGTCCTTGATCGCAGTATAATTTTATACCCTGTGGGCATGAATAATAAGCGTCACACTCGAACGGGTCCATCGTCAAGCCGTAATAGCCGTTCGTGCACACTCGATCTGTTAGCCATTGTTTTTGTTGTAAGTTTTTAAGGCCGTGAAAGATCATGATTTTGACCACGATTAAAATCACAAACACAAACGTCGGAAACGTAAAGATGTCCATTGTTTAATCTGGCTTAAATTACAAGGCGCGTGTGGTCGTGGCCGTGGTTACCACCGGATTGTTTCGCATGGTATTGTTCAGCGGATTAAACATGTTTCTACCGTTTCGATTGTTGTTGTCACTGCCGGAACTATCGTCGCTGCTCATATTGATGAGTAATAGTAGTAATATAATAATTACCAACACGACTAGAATTGTCATGAGCAGGTTGGGATTTAACACGCCCAGTCTGGAGCCTACGCTACCGTCAGGTCCTCGAAATGTGTCCATTTTTTATAGAGGGTGTACGAATAAATTTGCAATGGTATTTTTCACCCAGTTGTTGTTCAAATCCTCTAATGTGTGAGAACTTAAATTATCTCTTACTAATAAATTTTTGTCGAGACGCACCACAAAGTACACCGGCGCACCGTTCTCGTCCATCTGCGACTCTTCTAAATAATAATTACCTCCTATTTTGTAATATTTATGCGACGTGCCGATCTCATATTTAGTTTTGACGAACGCTGTTAGATCTTTTGCGGGATCAAAATTAATGACTTTTGTAGCACCAAAAAACACATGAGCCGCTAATATGACAATACCGAAACGGGGCGCGTAGGCTGCGTTGAGTGTGTGTCGTATTTGATAATAATTATCAGGAATAAAAATGTACTCCGCATGAGCAAGAGATGGATAAACGTTTGTCTCGCTGGCGAACACCAAACACTTTCGGTATCGGTCGACTGCATATCTATCCACCACGATTTCGTGTGCTTTTTCGCCAGGTTCAGCTCTGTGAAAACGGTTGATAATCTTGTAAAGCGACGTGGTCGAAACGTAGTGTTGTTGTAGTTCGTCTAGAAGGTCCACGGGAAAGTGTTCAGCGTCAAAGATGTAATCCCTCTGAATAAATTTTACCACTTCATTTCTGTTGTTTAATTCGTGCTGTATAAACTCAAATACTTTGTTCATGTTACTGGTGTGAAGATCCTTTGTGGTGATGACGTAATTATGATTGGTGACCAGAGGTGTTCCTTTGTGGTAATTTATTAGCTGTCCATCCGAAGGGGGTTGTATGTTTTTATCGGTAAAAATTTTTAACAGTTCCTGGCCAACCAAGTATAGTCTATACATGGTAGTGTTAGTACGTTCTACGTCAGAAGCGCAAACTCTAGCGCCAGACCAATCCAAATAGGGTTTAGCGAACACGTAGCCTACACATCCGTCGTAAACCATATAATTGTTTCCAAGCGCTGCCGCGTGTTCGTGGACGTTCATTACGTCCACCATTATTTTAAGCAGCCATTTCTGCTTGACTGGATCGCGCACAAATAGATTAGTGGCATAAACGGACGTGTGTTTACGTAGATAAAAATCGTTGGTGTGTCTGACAATGTCTAAATCTTGGTCGCGCACACACTCGAAATGAAATTGAGGCTTGACATATTTAAAAAGGTCCACTGAATTGGTGTCGCTAATGAACCCGTGCAGACCCATACCACTCAAATATTGCAAATAACGCAGTAGGTCCTCGTCGGTGGGTGCGTCTAAATGTTGTTTCACATTCTCTGGTAAATTGTGAAGTACATCCGGACTGGGGTCAAAATATGTGGCAATAAACACAAACTTTAAGCTGTCCTCGTCTAGAACCATATTTGTATCTTATCTCACACAACGTTCGAATGCATCACGGACGGTTGCGGCGATCCAATATGTGGCGACGTTCATTTTTTACCCCACGTCAATTCGTATTGTTTATAGTGTGTGCGAATAGTTTGCAAAACGTCGGGTGTGTTCTCTTCGATGTAAAAAAAATTGGTAGTGCTCCTGCAGATTGGACACTCGACTTTGATGCTGCTCGATTTAACAAAACACTCGTAACAGAATCTGTGACCGCATTTGGTCAACATAGTGTGCGTGGACGAACATACGGAGCAATCGTGAACACTTAAAGTGCACGCTTGTTGTAAACGTGTTACGTAATCTTTGCTGTAGAGCACAGAGTTGATTAGCTTGAGCGTATTATCGGCGGTTTCCTTTAAAATGTCGCAACACAACAACAGGTCGACGTTACAATTTACATCATAATTAATTGCATGCTCTATGGCATAATACACGGGTGACGCTCCGATGGCATCGCTGAGCTGGGTACCTCCCATTTTTTCGACAACCACGCACAATTGGTAGCACTTGATGTGCGCGTCTGCCACGCATTTTTCGTACACTGCAAAAGTGTTTGGACACTGCTCAAGTAAATGTAATAGCGTTTTAGTGGTTAAATTTAACAGCAGCACGGTTTCGACGCTGACAGGTAACGCGGCCAACCCGTCATCGGGTAGTGAGCAAAAGTATTTGATAAAGAACATTTCTTGCACCGCCGCCCATGGCGAGAGTGATTTTGATATGACGTCCATAATAATGTTGTGGCGTTTACGATTTCGGTCTATTTAACATTTTTATTACTATAAACATCACGAATAGAAGCACTATAACGCCACCCACAATGAGCAGTATAGTGATAAAGTTATCGGACACGCTCTGAGAGCTGGCCGAAGAATTAGTCAATATACCGTTATCTCCCAGTAAATTATCAAGGCCCAGGTCGGCGATCAAGTCGGCCATGTCGTACGGTTCAACGCACTGTATAATTTCGTTGGTACCAAGTTCGCTGACGTCATAATACGCTGCGGTGCCAAAATCAGCATACGGGTCACTGGCGCGACATACTGTTTCTTCGTTTGCCAAACTGTACCCTTGGCAAACGGTGGTCAACTGTTCCGCCGTCAAATATGGGTCGCGCCAATTGGGGTTGTGTGGGTCGGTACACACATGGTCTGAGATGTCGGCGAAAGGCATTCCGCACGACCGAGCCCTCAATACACACCTTTCGATGTTGTCAAAACTTGTAGCGCCGTTGTTCCCCCTATACCACCAGGAGCCACCCGTTCTGTTCATAGCGTCCACTATAGATCCTACCATATCAGCAACGTTAACGATCAAATATATGGAAACGCCTGAAATACCTACAATCCCGGCCGTTTTTAAATATTGGTTTAAACGCGGATGCTTGTCAAGTACGCCTTGCACACCGTTACGAGTTTTAGTAGCCGTTTCGGGATTGTTGGTTCGTACAGAAGTTTTTTTGACGGCGAGACTGTTGATAGTTGCGTCGGGAATATTGTCGAGTTGTCTCAAATTGCCCAAACTGTTGATTTGACCCGGTGTAGCCGAGGGAAAAAGCTGTTGCATTCCTGTCACGTCATTGTTACGCATAACCCTATTTACCGTGCTGTTGCTTGTAAAATTAGTGTTATTAGTGCCATAACCCGGTATGTGAGTGTTATTGGGACCGCTGATTGTAGTTGGATTATCTAAAAAATTAAACCCGCTCGGAATGTTGTTTTTAATTAGTTGTGTGTGATCGGCGATAAAGCCGCTGGGTGCATTGTAAACGCGATTAGTTCGTCTCAAACCGCGATAAAAAGACGACATCTTCACTTAATTAATCAGTGCGTGTCAAGATGGACCCAAGACAACAACGACCCAGCCTCAATAAATTCAACAAACTACCGCTGGCCGATCAATTGACTATGATAAATTGTATGAAAAGTGATATGATCAAGGTCACAACACGACACGAACGACTCGCCCGCATCGAGAAGCACCCGGAAGAGACGCAACACAGACTACGTGTGCTACGCGAAACTTATCTCTTGGCTCTGGCCGATATGGTGTGATTGATTTGAATAATAAACATTACACAAACACTGGCGTGTTGTTATTTTGAAGTTGTCTGACGACCAAATCGTAAATTCTATTCATTTTTTGGTCAATCTCCTCCAATTCCTTGTAGGCCCTGATATCGTAAACGGCTTCGTTTATAAAAATGTTGCCTAAATTGTGCATGGCTGGCGATAATTCGTACTTGGGTCTGTGGTGTTGATGGCTTCGGTTGCGCCTGCACGAAGAAGTGGAAGCGCACTGTTCGTCTTCAAGAGGCGTGTTATAGTAGTATGAGGTGCACGGTGGCGTGGACGGTGGGGGAGGGACAACGTCGACCTCCTGTGTTTTGGCGATGAGCAAACGCACGCCTAGCGATGTGATAAACTGCTTTTCACTGTTCACCTCTGGTTCGAGCTCTTTCCACAACGCTTTTTGACTCCTGGGCAATTGTTTTAGCGCCTGACACACGTTTGTGCACAATACACTAGCTATGCTGTCAATGTCGAACCATTCAACGCAGTCGTCCAGTAGGCATATAACGTCTGTTCCCTCGAACGGTTTAATGTACGCCCTCGATTCGGCCGGTATAGTAGTCATTTTGTATTATTTTAATATCTTATTTTGTATTATATTGAATATCTTAACTTCCCGCGTCATAATGTACTATAAAAGAGGTTAACAATACTCACACAAACACCGATTCGTTTACTAATGGTCGGCTGCTGTCGAGTAAATTGATAATTTCCGATTCTTTACGGCTTACGCAACACAGTAGGCCATCGCGTCGCAAGTCGCACAAAACGTCCGTCAAAAAGATGTTGGCAAAAGCGTCGGCTCGCTGAGGTAAATTATGGTCGTGTGTCGCCAAATTGTCGACTACACATCCGCGCGTAATTAGCCGACTAGCCAGCAGACCGACACCCAAAGCGGTTACGTATAATTTGTTACTGTCGGTGCATTCGCACAAATTTTTTAGGAAACGTTTTTCGCTCTCAGGCAAACAGAGCAGCGCTTGCGGAGAAAGGTGTAATATTTTGAGAGTTTCGTCGGCGCCCACCCACAGCATCATGTCGTTGAATAACAATGACACTGGAATGTCGTCGAAATTTTTTACGAAGCCCCGTGAATATTGTTGTTGTCTTGTCATTTTGTGATTATCTTAATTAGTTAACCCTTCACCTTAATTTGTGAATTTTTGAGTACTTTATTGAAGCCATCATTGAAATTGTTCAGCCGTTTAACTTCGGTGTCTAGTGATCCAAGACGTTTATAAATGTCGTTGACCATTGCTTTCTTTTGATCGTCCGGCAGTGCGCTGCTGACGTCATCGCCCTCTTTATCGCCACCGCTCACGTTAATCGGTGGTTGCAATATGTCCAGAATTAGTTGGACGTTGGCGTTAAGCACGTTGAGGGTGGTGGTGTTGGCCGCCACAGTGGCTTCCAAAGCGGCGAGACCGTTGGCAATATTGCCTACGTCAGTCACAAGACCGGCTATGCTGTTGACAAGATTAGTGACACTGGCTAATAAACTACCGACGTTTGTTTCCAACGTGTCCAATCTGTTATTGATAATATCGACACTATTGTTAAGTGCGTTGATGGATACGGTAAGATTGATAAGACTGGTGTTGATGTTATCTATCTGAGTTGATAAATTAGCCACCGCCGTCACTAGTCCACCCACGTCCGTAGAAATGGTGTCGATTTGACCCGCTATGGTGTTTACGGTGGTGGTTAAAGCGGCGACTTGTGTCAGCAACGTTTGTAAATCTGCCAAAACGCCCGTTAAATCGCACCCTCCCCCACCCCCTCCGCCGTTGGCAAGAATTTGCTGGACGTCAGCTAAGATAGCTTGTAACACGGCTCCTTGATTCTGTAAAATCTGTAGCAGTTGAGATAATACGTCACAATTATTGCCGGGACCTGGTAGTGGGCATGGTCCGCATCCCGATTGTCTGCCTGGTGGTATCATACACAGCGGGTTGGTGGCGTTACATGGAGTCGGGTCGGCAATGTATTGCGCTATAAGGTCAAACATCCGTTTGAATCGTGCCCAATTGGTGAGTTTTGTTTTTCCGAAATAAACGGCGAAGCCCACTTCTGTGGTGAACAGTTTGTTCGGGGGAAAGGTGACATCTCCCGGCGCCAAATCCTGCCACAGTTTTGTTTCGCTGCGAGGAAACTCGTCGGCATGAGTCATACTATGACCCAGTATGTTTAAAAGCTCTTTAACGCCCACATAAGGTTTGTCGGTCGCGACTCCGCTAAAGAAGACTGGCACATCCGTGCCGTCTACGCGAGTGGAAAATATCAGTCGAGACGTCATGATGTTGATGTAAAATTATCTTATATATGGTTCACAAAAACTACGATGCAACATGTAAGACATGTCGTATTGGTATGTGGTATTGATAGCAATAATTTTTGTGGTAATTTTATTTTTATCACTAAAATCATCGGATAAACAAGAACCGAGTCCAGCGTTTGTTTGTGGAATCAATGATCATGGTAATTTTCCCAATTCAAGCGACTGCAGTTCATTTTTCTTGTGTGCTGCTGGTCAAACTATACAATTGTTTTGTTCCAGTGGCTTTTTGTACGATATCCACGAACGCAATTGCGTGACCGCAGACCGTGTGGACTGCGGCGACAGACCCGTGCGATAACGCTACAGTGATAAGAAGTGTATATAAAGGTTAAGTTGTGATAATGCGAGCATTAATGTTTGTGGAGTCGCGCAGGAAAGAGCAAAATGGTGTACTATTTTATTTACGCAAAAGATTATTCCGGTTCCACGAACCGTTGCAGTTACTATCACACGAACGGACTAAAATCATTGGTTTCGTTCAAAAACGACGTGCAGCAACTTAAGCAAAAATGGAAAGATGCTGAAACAAAAACTGTGTATCTACACTGGGGAAAGACATGCGACGAGGTGGACGAAGATTTTGCCGTGTCGACTTACATGCGCGAAAAAGGGGAGCAAGGCGATACTGTGCCGTCTACAATAGTTGAATGGGTTGCGCGAAAATTGAAGCAAAACGACGAAATCAAGCTACTTTACATAATTACGGACGGCATGGTGAACAATAGAAACGCTCGCATCAGCGCTGAGATGAACAAAAATATTGATTACGATTCGGTGGTGTTTTATGCTTTTAACCGGAACCCTGCTTACATCGACTTGTCTGTGGCAGCTTCGTTTTTCAAAAAAAAGAGCGTTGTATACTGCAACGGTGAGTTAAAAGACTCGGTGGATTTGTCGGTTGAGTACGATTACGACTCTATAAATATAAATAACTTTACGGCAAAATTGAACGAGCTTCAGTCTTACATAAAGTTGAAGTTTATTTGCAGCGATAGAAATTCTTTGAGTGAGCTGAGTAAATTAAAAAAGTTGCGGTCGCGACTTTTTGATGAGCTGTCTACGAAAAACGCTCGCGCCGACAGCGACTTGAACACGAGGAATCGGGAAGAATTTATTAGAAGATTTAAAGCCAGCACTTGGTACCACATTTTGAACTCTGGCGCACAAACTTCCAACGATTTAAAAATGTTTATCGAAAAAAATATTTCCAAATTAATCAACTACATCAACAACGAATCAAAGTCGTATTCATTCGACACCCTCAGATTTCAAACGGAATATGGCGCTTGTGTGCAAGAGGAGGCCATTACCGAAGACGACTTACAATTTGCAACTGATGTGAAGATTGAATTTCCTGACATACTATTGGACGAAGAGGATGGTGTTCCAGTGGTGATCTTAACCGAATGCGACCTGCTACAGTTGTATATATTCAAGAATCATTCTCAAGCGTCTTTTAGCAGATTTAAATCGCTTTTGGAGTGCCCCTTGTTTTTATTGGGTGACACGCAATCACAGCTGTTTCAGTCGATTGGTTATTACTACAATCTGAAAGCATTCAAGCAATTGCTAGACCACCACAATTTTACAGAGCCTCGAACCCGTAAACCTTTTTGTGGAGGCCTTGTTCTGACGGATAGCGACCGATTTGATGCCTACAACGATTACATAATATCGGCCACGTATTTTGAGGGGAAAAAAGTGCACTACAACATTGGTTTATTTTACTATGTACTGTGGAGTATATGCAGTGGCAAGGAGTGGATGGATAAAAATGTGGCTGCCCAATTCCTGAAATACGTCAAACGTCGCATCGAAACCACAACATGCAAGCTTGGACTCTCGTCTCTTCCCTTGGACCCACAAATGAATACGTCACTCCTGACCGCATTATGGTATTGTGTCGACCTCTCATCCGACATATTTAAAAATGACAAAGTTAATTACGCCTTTGAACGATTACGACACTATTATGGAGTTGCTAAACACATGATTTTTATATTGTCTCAATTTAACTACGACCTACACACAGAAGCGATCGACATGAGATTAGATATTTTGGGAAACGTCATGGTCCTTAAGAGATTACAAAGTGTGCATGACAAGAGCCATTATATTTTGAAGCGAATTTTTAAGACTGTCGATGAATTTATGACAAACGAGTTGCTTAAGCCTCAAGAGTTATACAAATTAAATTACATAAAATTAAACCACAAAAGTTACCTGCCAGATAATGTGACTACTGCACCAGTTAAATTACTGGATTATGTGACTTTTCTCAATCAACCCGTTCAAAATTTGCCTGATTATGATGCATCTGGTTGTGATGATGACGTTCAAATTTGCAAAGACACTTTTAGACCCTATTTTGTGGTGGACGGTAAATCATTTTACGCCAAAGTTTTGGCAAGTATGAAAGAAGTGGTATTTGTGACAAACGAGGATAGTACTGTGGGTATTCAATATTTACCATTGGATAGATACGATTGTGGTAAAATTTTATCGCTGTATAAATTGTACACTGACTATGTGGCAGACTCTTTAAAGTTCCCTACTCTACAAGAGTATACGGATTATGTTTTGATGAAAAATAGCGTTGGTCCAAAAGTTATTGTGTTTCCTGTTGGTGTACACAAGCATATAAAGCAAGTGTTTAATCACTACCAGAGTGTAATCGAAACTATAAGTGTTGACACATTTACAGCAACGTCTAAAAAACATGTGGGCAGAGTTGAGCGCATAAAAACAGAGGGTGTGGCTACATTTGATAACGATGATGAAATAGTTAACTTTTTACTTGCAGAAGAACGTCGAGTGAAATTAATTAACAGTACTAATCGTGTACAGGAATTTGTGTGAATTATAGGTGCCTATTATGAAAAATAAAGAACATTAATTACAATAATTTTTTTATTATATTCTAACAAGAACACCCTGACATTTACATCTAAATTTTAACACGTTTAGTTTACGCTGTCTAACATGCACTTTTTGACACTCTTTACACTGGTATGTTGGCGGCACTGTAAAGTTAGTTTTATACTCGTGCCGTATAGAAATTTTCACAGACGGATATACTTGGTTAACTTTGCTGCTCCAGCTCCGAAATTGAGGCCCGTGCGAAGACCCGCCGCCGTCGATAAAAACCACCGCCAGATGACACAACTCGTGTGCAATCGTCTCCCATACTTGCGCTTCCGTTTTCAGCACCACCGAAGACAAGGATACAGATGCAAATTTTTGTCCACTAGAATTGGTTCGCACGATGAAAGTCCCGGCAGAGCTTGTCATGTTCTTCTTCCAGATAAATTTAATGGGTGGAATTTTATTTGAGAACACATTTTTATTTAAATCTTGGACTATACTAATTATATCCAATTTTGTTACGTCCATCTCGATCAAAAAGCAATAGTCACAAAATATTATTGAAGTTACTCCACTGGAGTTACAAAGTAAAGTGCCACTTTATGGCATGGAGCAGTGTATTTATACTCGTTATCATAGTGATTAAGAGATAAGAAATATAAAAGATAAGGATTGGACTTTATTTCTTTATTAAACATTTTGCCAAGGGATCATTAACAAAATACATAATTACATAACAATACATTTCTTTAACATGTTACGACATTTGTTAATTAACACAGCACTAACTTTAGAGTAGACGGGATTTTTGTCTGGGTGATATTTTAATAGCAAGCGGCGCAATTGAGGCTTGGTATAAGTCTGATTATCATCAACACTATGCTGGATGAATTGTAAGTCTTCCTTGTCAAACAGATGCTGATTATCGGTGAGCGCGGAATAGTGTGACTCCTGCTCGAAACCATAACAAAATTTATAACTCGGGAAAGGAACAGACGGCTTGGTAAAAGAGTATTGACCACCACTACGCTTCGGAAACAAGTCGTTGGCGTCGCTGGTAGAAGAAGACGAAAAAATATTGCCAAAGTCAAAGCTTTGGGAATCAAAAAAAGTCTGACCTGTAGTATCAGAGGTAGAAGTGTTGGAAGATGAGTTTGTACCAGAAGTATTAGAAGACGAGCTGAAGTAACTTTTATATTTATTATAAAAATTTTTAAATTCTGTAAAAAAGTCGGGCTCTTTTTCAAAATCGGGCTCTTCTTCAGATGTTGAATATGCTTTGTGATCAGTGCCTAAATGATCCAAAACTGATAGGTATTTTGGTTTAGTGGTCTTGCACGCGTATTTATAAAATTTAGAGTCATCACAGACAAATTTGATTGTATAGTATTTGCCATTCTGGCAATGTTTATAAGTGTCACTGTAGGCAAAAGATTTATCCGGTCTAATAGCCATCCTGGATTTTTTGTTGTACAGGTACAGGACCATGCCAAAAAATTTTACTTGCTGCTGAATATAGGCGCGATTAATTTTAGTGTAAGCAATGATACGGGTGTTAACTGCTCGCTCTAATGTCAGGACCTGCTGCACTAGCTCACCAATTTTTGTCTTGAACATGTTCAAGAAGACAAACATATTTTGAGTGTTGCGCAGGTGGCCGATTCCTTTTTGCTTCAGGTCTACTTCGTCGATTTTCAGGAGGTATTTATAGCACTTCTTGATGTGGTTTATGTTCTGCAGCGGAGGGTCTTGCATCAAACCGTCCCGCGTGGCAGTTAGGAAGGCGACGAACACGTTTTCGTAAGTCTGTAAATAAAAAAATTATTAATTACAAGATAAAGTTGAACAAACTAATGGGTGATATAGAAGATACTAACGTGTGTTTGCAATGAGCTGTTGCATGGCACATGGCATGTAATTGGATCAGGATAGACTTGTCTATGACTCGGTAGGGTCCAGCTTTTGACGTATTTAAATTGATACAGTGTCCTGCTATTGCTTTGGCAAAGTGGCTGGAATAGTTCGAGTCACGTTTGACATAAGACTCGTACATAACGGTGTACGCATGTTTTTTGGATAGCATATTTTTTTTGCGGGCAATGTATTTTGTGCTACCCTGATATATGCTGACCAATGGACCTTTAAATATAATTATAACTATTGATTTATTTATTCTGTTGGACGGTAACAGGTCTTCTATCATGGCCCAAACATATGTGCTTAAAAATGTACACGTTTGAAAGTCCAAGACAGGACTTAAATGTTCCGTGCTAATGTCCTACAACAAAAATTAAACAATGTTGTTCACAACAAAAGAGACACACAAAATTAAATAGAATGGCACACATAAATATGACACAATAAAATGAAAATAAATGTCACAAAATTTAATAAATATTAAATAAATAATGAAAAATAATAATTGTACTTACACTTGAGGTGATGAGCATGGTGGAGGCTTCTTAGGCTGGTGTCTTGGCTGCTGTCCAAAGTAAACTGTGAAGTCGATATTAAAACCCGCTTATTTATACTAGCTCTTATCTATCTCCGACCAATAGGATAGCAGCAATATATAAGACTTGTTTTTCTCAGATAAGACTTATCAATAATATTATTATCAGTGCATCGTCATCAATTAAAAATTATCTGACAGTAATCTTTAGTACCCTAATAAATTATAATTGACAGTAATACCCTTATCAGGTGATATAATTCTTAGTAAAATTAACTGTTGTTTTTTCGTGACGAAAATAGTCCATTTTATTGTATGGTGCCACGCGCATGTGAACAGTGCAGACTATTCTAGCTAAATTGTCTGCAAAACGCGGTATATACGTCACAGGACGTAGTCATGACGCGAACCAACTTTTTTCGAGTCGAAAAAAAATGCCAATTAATTTTAACCTAAACGACCTAGTTAAGATGAGCCAATTTATTTTAACCCCGCCGAACCCTAGTTAAGATAATCGATCGGGTGGTCTTGTTTAATATTTGATTGGCTTTTGACTTATCTAGACCTATGGGACCCCTCAGATAAGCGACCGTTGATTATTCACTGGGTGGTCGTGTTTAATATTTATTCCACCTTTGACTCATTCGGACCTATAGGACCCCTTAGATAAGATTAGCTTGTGGCCGTAGTAAACAGCTAAAAATAAGACTGGGTGGTCTTGTTTTATGTTTATATCGCCTTTAACTTTGTGTGACCTAATCGACCTTTATGATAACAATAATTGGTGCGTACGTGACCAAACACAGGAAAATACTTAGAACTGATATAGATACGCTGGTCCGGTTTGATAACAATCAGTAATTAATTTATTGTCTTAAGCTGACTCAAGATCAAGTGATCGATAAGGGTTTTGCGCGTCGTTGTTTTACAACATGATAACGACTTGTATAAATTATCGAGTTAGGGTCGATATTAATCAATACGTTACTTGGTGCTTTGCATGAAGCATCTCGCAACAATTACCAATATTAATTATCGTGCCAGTCGTCGTTCAAACGTCACCATGGCTGCACCTTCCGATTTCTTCACTAACTGTTACGGTTACTTGAAGAGTTTACCAGTGCTGAAGAAACCCAACTCGAAGACGCAACCCAGTGAATACTTCTTGTACCAGCTGCTGCAGTGCTTCATCTCCAGCGAAGAAACCTCGTTCCATTCGACGTTGGAAATTCTAGAGTATCTCAAGACTCTGGTAAAAATCAAGATCTCCAGCAAGACCAACATCGAAGCGTTATTCCGCGAGTCCGAGTCTGCTATCAAGAGTGATGAAGAAAAACAACAGCTCCAGAGTACTTATCAAGAGCGCACCCTTAAAAGAAAAATGGCGTACGAGTATCGTACCACCAACCCGCAAGCTTACCAAGAGTTTACCACCAAGCGCGTCAAGAAGATACAGCACAGACGTCAAACCGAGCCGGCCACCAGTCGCAGCTTGATGGACTCTCCCCAGTACTTTAACAACAAATCACCTGGGTTTGTTGTGTCTTCCCAAGAAGAGGAGGAGACACCAGCACGCCCACAACGGACACCATCACCCCCACAACAACCAGCCTACGCCGACAGTCTTCCATCAGAAATAGAGTGTGCAGAGGATGTGACTGCGTCGCCTTACAACCCTTTTACTTCGTCGTACGAACCATCTGTCGCGGACCTATTTACCGACGGTTACAAGCCCAAGGTGATTAGCACTCCAGCCTATATCCCGCCTGCTTTGAACGGCGACATGGAGTTTGTTGCCGAATTTACACCCCGTCGCTCTACTGAAGACATGGAAAATAATTTGGCTGATGTTGCTGCTGATCTGGAAGGTACAAGGCGTAGCAGACCGAGGGATCGCAACGTTTTGAGTAGGTCTCCGAGTCCCCGCATTGACAGGTCTCGCAGCAAGTTGCGTGACAGGTCTCGCAGTTACGTGAGCCACAGGTCACCTTCAGCATCATCGTCATCATCCAAAAGCAGCAGCAGCAGCGAATCTTCTCGCCGTTCGAGCCCCGTCAGACCACAACCTCCGCCACCACCACCACGCAGAGTCGCCAAAAATCGCACCAAAGGTGTTGCCTTTATGATTAAAAATAAAGGTGAATACGCGTGCATGTCAGGGTACAGTTCGTATCTGAAGAGTAAAATAAAGCGCACCCAAGGTGTATTATTAGTGGAACCTATGTACATTAATAATGATGACTTGGACTTGGCTAAAGTGTGGACAGATTTGTCGCAAAAAATTCTGTCCAAATTTAAAGGCCTTACAAAAACAAACAAAACATTGAAGACTAAAAGTATCAGTAGTGAATTGCAGGAGAGCATAAAAATATATATTGTTAAGCAGTTACGTAAGATAAACTTTGAGTAGGTTAATATTTCATATTTGTATTAGTTAATTATTATTAAGATTTGACTGCGTTTAGATATATTGTAAGCATCTGTGTGTCGTGACGTCATTAAGCATGTACCGCATTATGTGTTGGTGTTTTAGGGTTCGCTATGCGAAAAATGTGCGGTCATATACCGTATAGAAATAGGGTTAGCTTATTATGGTAGGTAGGGTTTCGCTTCAACACACCGACGTAAAACATAATGCGCAACACGTTTAATAATGTCACGCACAATATTTGCCTTAGGTTAATGTTAATAATTGTAACTTTATTTTAGAGTATACATGTGTCTCATTGTACCTATACATAAAAAATATATAAATATTAAATAATGTACACACCACTCTTTCATTAATAGTATAAACCACCCTTTTTTGAATTAATATCACACTTTTATCACAGTTCAGAGATAACGCTTTAGTATAAAATTAGGAAACATTAATTTGCGCATATAGTCGCGATCGAAATACATTGGCTAAAAGACCTATCCAACTAACATCATGACAACTGTTCTTTCATTACTCAACAGCATTGCACAAATCCAAGAAATAGACCACGATCTAGACGACTATGTACCCGTCGTCGACGAATCCGTCACGCAACAACCTTTGAGTGTGCTTGAAGAAAATCAAATACTGGAAAACACACTGCCGGAAAACGTGTTGACCGAAGAAAACACCGAGGAATTGTTTAAAAAACACGATCAGCAACAGCACAACATTGCAGAGGAAACGCCAGTGGAAGATGCAAAATTAATGGAGGGGGAGATAGAAAATATACCACAAGTGATTGAAGAAAAACCAAAACCAGTGGAAGACACTAAACCAGCAGTAATGGAGGAAAAACCTGTAGTAGAAACTAAACCTGAGGAAGAGGCGAAACCAAAAAAACGTGTACGTTTTACGGAGGCAGAGGATGATGTCGTCTGTAAGAAAATTAAAAAAGAAATGCAAGATTACGAGGAGGAAGAACTGATACCGGAAGAAAATAACGAGCTGTTCGAGTGCAACGTGTCTGTGCACAGCGACAGCGAAGATGAAGAAATGCGTACTGATGACCCGCAACGCTCCAAGTCATTCACCATGGAAGTATTAGTGGATTGTTTAACGCGAACCGAAGAATTCCTCATGGAAAATAAAGTTGAACAAGCCAGAGCTGTTATCGACTATTTGCTCAATAAATGCCAGAACCGTACCAGTGTGCGAAAGCGACTGGAAGGTAGACGTTCGAAGAAAAATTTGCAAGGGTACGTGCATGTTTTTTGCGCTAAACGCGCCATTGGGTTCTACAGCAACTCGTACGAAAAACCCAAGAGTATCCCGCAAATGGTACATTTTATTACGATTAAAAGCGCTGTCAAGAATGACAAAACTGATAAAACATCGAGCGTCAACATTGTGCGTGATCTGAAGAAAGCTGCCGGTAGCTACGTATACAGAGCTAATGATACTCCAAAAAAACACATGAACGTGTTTAAACACAAACTGGAAAAATGCATTAAATCAATGTATAAATATGTGCAGGACAATAATCTAACTGTAATCTCCAATGACAGTGAGTGGCGTACCAAGTTAAACGAGCTTCCTGATGTGCAGTCAGAAGCTAGCGAGTGATTTGACGTTGTATTTACGACTAAATGTATTATAGATATTACTGTATCAATTATTTGCAAATATATAATCACAAATGTTTGTCATAATATTTTTGAGTTTTTTTCTGTTTGTGCCATCGTCCCATTGTGACGATTTGCTACAAGTGGACCGGTACAACGACAAAGGTGGTTTGTATTTTGAGACACAGAGCGAATTGCGCTACGTGGTAAGCACGTGGAGCTTTCTTATACAAATCGATTACATGGAGTTATTACACACTACAATCAGGGTGAAAAACACCACTATAGAATTGCTATCTAGAATGAATAAAGACAAAGATTTAAGTAATTGCACCAGTTACTCCGACGAAGCTAGTTTTATAATTAACACAACTGAAGATTTAATGGAGCGACACAATGAGTTGGAATTTATGCTGGCACACAAACGTGTCACAAAACCCGTAAAAAATGGTGCAAAGCGAAATATTTTTGGTGGAGCGTTAAATTTTGTGGGGCGTGTAGATAAATATCTGTTTGGCGTCATGGACGACAAAGATGCTGAATTACTGTACAAGCTGGCAATACGAGAAAATAGCACGCATTACAGAATCAAGCAGCTTACTGTCGACACAATAAAAATTACCAATATCATAGAGTCCCTAAAGCCAGAACTTATACAAGTATCTTGCATGGCGGTCGAGAGAAAACTGCAGCATTTGCGTGACACGTTGCATGGAGTAGCGCAAGCCTACACCAAACTTTCAAATGCAATAAATCTGTCTTTAAATAAACAACGAGTGTCTACGAGCATCCTTAGTCCTTTGCAACTAATAGACACACTAAATGAGGTGAGTGAGAGTGACACGCACAGTGACTGGTTATTACCTCCGAAAATTAATAACGTTCACACACTCATGGCCACTATAAACTGTCACGCTTTTCTCACAGAAAACGACAAACTATTTTTTGTTGTAGTAGTACCGAGAGTCGATAAAACATCCTTTTTGTTACACAAATCCATGACAATACCGTCGTGCGATAACATGCAAGTGTGTAAATTTATAATACCGCACAGTCAATACATTGGTGTGTCGGAGAATAACGACTATGTGCGTCTCGACGATTTATCCGCATGCAAAACTATTAACGATTACACACTGTGTCATAATTCGTTTGAAAGTAACACACCCAATCGAGACACAGAGTGTGACGCAAAACTTTTGATTCACGGACGACTAAAGGAAAAAGATTATAAAAAATGCGATGTCAGGGTAGCTCGATTTGTACCCTATTTATTTCATAATGTCAACGAGCTAAATAAATGGCTTTATATGACCATAAATACCCTAGATTTACATGTGCAGTGCGGTACGCGTTCTTTTACCAAACAAATCAGTGGAACAGGCATGCTCACGTTCAAAGATAACTGCAAAACTAGCGTCCAGCATACCGAACTGGTGTCTAGATATATACACAGAGACGACGACACCGAAGAAGACAACCACAAAATATTACATTTTAATCTGTCACGCTACCAGCTTCCGTCCGATTACATAAAATTGAAAGTAGGCGTGGCAATACAGTCCCTAAACGAACTGACACCGATGCGGCTGGATTTAACAAAACTACGTCAGCAGTTGGATGACGATCCACCAGACTTTAAAATACCCGAACACGATTACCGTAATTCTGACTGGTATAATCACTTATCAGACTGGTGGGTGGACGTAAAAATATTCACTTACATGCTCCTCGTATTCCTTATTGTGTTGGCATTCGGTTATCTTAAAAGCTGCTTATCTCCACGCGACTCTTTGCCCGTTTTCAAAAGCGCTTACTGATAACGCTATCAGTACTGATAGCGAGTCCACATTTTAATATCGACCTTATCTTTGTGTTTATATGCGGTCGAGTAAAATCTTACTGCCATACCCAATTCACAGTCGACGACAACACCTTCTCCGAAAAAATTGGCAGACGCTTCAACTACAAACAGCATGCAGTCACAAACATTTCAACCTCCTGCTACATCACCCATGACACAAGAACCAGTATTGACTTCTCCTGAACCAGCATCGACTCAAAAATTAGCACATGCGACGATCCAAGAACCTGTTGTGGTAACATTTCCAGTAGTAGAAAATATTCCAGTGGCAGAGAAACTCGAAATCTTAAGCTACGAAGAGTCTGTGAAAATGGTTTTACAACCAAACGATCTCAACGATTTACTGAACGATGTGACAACGTCTGGACAGAACGAGTTTGACACGATTCTGAACGATGTGCAAAAGAAAGACCACTACATCAAGACCCTTCAAAATGATTGTAAAGACTGGCAAGCGAAGTATCAAGAATTGCAACTAAAGTATCAAGAATTACAACAAAAATACGACTCCACAGAAGCAACGTATCAGCAAACAATCCAAGAATTAACTACCGAATTAGAAAACCGCCATAAGACACATCAGAAAACAATTGACGGATACAATGACGACATCAAAAAACATCAGGATATTATGGCAGAAAAAGACGACGAGATTCGAACACTAAACACTGAATTAGCCAAATCGGTTCACTCTTCTAAAAGTGCAGACGACAGCAATAATGATAGTAGTGATCACAGCAGCCAAGCTTCAACGTCGCGTAAACGTAGAAGAACTGGTAGCGGCGGCAATATTGACACTGTTCTGTCGCTCAAAAGACAAGTGCAAGGATTAAAAATTCAATTGAGACGGGCCGGAATCACACCAGACGCAGAACCCAGCGAACAATGTCAATCATGTGACAAACAGAAGCAATTTATCACCCAATTGACACAAAACTACAACAAGGCTCGTGATTGTGTTATTCACTACAAGAAAAAAACGGAACAACTTCAAGAGGATCTTAAAAATGTCGACACACTGTGGACGACTATGGTTACCAGAATGAACAAGGTGTGTAACTGTAAATTAATACCAGTTGTTCGTAAAGAACACTAATTCCAGTTTAATAATTGCTCCAACAACCCTACAGTACCGGACGCTAATTTGACGAACGCGTTTGTTGTGTGTATAGTGGCGTTTTCTGGATATATTGTACTCAAATGTTTGAACTGTAATTCTAAGTTATTTTTAAGACTATCTATTAGTGTAAGACTCAATAAATTATTGTCAGTTACATCTTTTTTTATTTCACCCTCATCATTTTTATTGTTATTATCATTACAATTTAGTGTGTCGTTCAACGACTTCATTGTGACAACTTTATAGCGAAACAGCCAGTATTTCTTGATCATTTCGAGGGTGCGCAACACCTCCACAAAATCTGTTATATCAAAAATTGTAATCAGTTTCAAACTGGACAAATGACGTGACATCAGTTTAGGTAGATGATCGTAAACAAATTGATCGATTATTGTGTGTAGGTTTGAGTCTAATACGTCACAATGCTGTACATGCAAGTGTCGCATTGCGTGACAGTCTATAAATGAATGAGTCTTCACGTAATCTTCGTCAACAGCGTCATCTTCCAAGACTGCAATTATTTTAAAAGAGTCGTACGCTCGGCATTCGGCGTCGGTCGTAGTTTTAACGTCAAAATTTTCCACTATACTCGTTAAACTATACCACAATCGCAGCGTCTCCACTTCTAGCACCACGGGCCATGAAAACTTAAGAATATCATTGAATGTTGTGCTAATTAAATACGCCTCCGACATCTAATTTACACCTTATCTACAACACAAAATATTCTATACCGTCGCGGTCTAGCAGGTTAACGACACCACTCAAAGGGATCTTTTTGAACATCACGCATAGTAAATAGTTGACGGGCACGTCTTCGCGAATTAACACCTCAGTGCTGTCGTAATCTGTCATCAAATCAAACACCGCTTTAAGATTGCGGTAATCACTCACGGTCACTCCAGGTCTACCGGTGAATGGCGACGAACCCACCACACCCTCTTCGTCTATGTTAAATCCAAAACTCTCTTCAGTGTTGAGTAAGAAATCAAAGTCTTGCAACAATTTATGGCTAAACACCATAATGCAGTCGAAATATGTGTCGGTCATGTGGTGCAATTTTGGGTGCAGCCTAAAGTAGACACCGTCGACTTCGTCATACTTTTCCATGAATTTAGAGTCGTGAAGTGACACGCGCGGATCGATAGCAATTCTTCGATTTGAGCCACCCTGACCGCCGACCACACTGCGCATATTTTGTGTTTTGCTACTGGTGAACAGGTAACGGTTCAGTAGTATTTGTTGCACGTTCTCACAACTGGTTTCGTGAATCAAGTGAAATTTTTCCATTACAAATAATACTGTAGAACTTACTAAGAATGCCTTGGATGGTATTATTAACCGTGCTGGCGTTGGTGTTGGGATTAGGCCTATTTATGTGGAACCAGTACGATGGCGACGACGATGCTCCCACACACGTTAAATTATTGTTCGAGCGTGACAATATCGTTAACTGCGAAGCTGTACCTCTACCGTGTGTGACAGATCAACAGTGCGTCGACAATTGCCTTAGTGGCATGTTCATGCGATGCCAACAGGGTTTTTGCCGAAAATACATTCAGCCGGTAGAATTTGTGGGTGTGGACGATTGCGACATAAGCAGGGGTATGGTGATGGTACTCACGGCGCTGGACACATTTTTAATACAGCGCATGTGCATAAGTTTATACAGAGACGTTATAGACGACAACAGTGACGTCAGACCGTACATATGTGATCAGGGCGAAATGTTAGTCGATCTCGAGAACAGACCATTTTCCATCGCAGATTGTACGTGCCGGAGCGGCTTCACTAAATTCGCGTACCATCAGGGTGCGTTCGCGCGCAGCACGCCGGTTTGCATACCTAACAATCTAGCCAACTTGTACTCACGTATTTATGACACAAACGTTCGCATGTTGAGGTAAGACACTATGCCGGGGCCTATAATAATAATGGTGGTAATGTTTATTGTCGTTGGAGTTATCGTGGCAGTGGTGTTAATTGGGTCCAATAATACCGCCCCCGATTTAGAACCAGAACCGCCACCTCCCGAAGAAGTTCCAACACCCCCGGAAGAAGATATACCACCCCCGGAGGAAGAAATTGAGGAACCGCCAGAAGAAGAAGAAGCAGCGCCCGACGAGAATTTTCAAACTTTTTGCGAAAAACAACACTACAGTCGAGCGACGCGGTTGTACAATGATTTGGTGCAAATTAAAATCTGAATCAAATTAGTAGGTCTATTAAGACATGGATAACGGTGATTTTTCGAGATTTATCAATAAAATCGTCAAAGAGTTTAATATAAAGTACCACGAGCTGCAAGATAAATACGACGAGTTACGATTCCAATACGATCGGGTGCAGTACGAAATGAAACATTTAAAAAATATTGTACGAGACGTGTGCGAGCAAGTAGCACCAGAGCGTCTCGACGAAGTCGAAGCTGCTATCAGAAATCATGATAAGGTCTATCGAACCACCTATAATAATAATGGTGATGGGCAATTAGCTTCAATTAGGTTTGAGCATCAGCTCTGGCCAGATTTAGGACCAGTTACTGCTCCCATGACTTTAAACCCTTTTGGTTAACATTAAACCCTTGTGGTTAACATGAAGTTACCAACGAGCGAAACGGAAGCGTTCCAAATGGTGCGGGAAAAAAAACTTTTACGCTATCAACCCTTCAGTGACATTGACACGACCCAGCATTATTTAGTCGACGTGTTTACCAGAGATTGGCGCAAAGTGGTGGATGCGTACACCATATTTGTACCGGGTGGATTGTATTTTGTGGTGAATGGTTTGAATTTAAAAAATATGATCAAAACTTGCCCCGAAGAACTGTCTAGAGGAAAACAAGCTATTAAAGCGAAGACTATCAAACTGTGTTTTTTGGATGCCATCAAGAAAGGAAGGAAAGAAGTAATCAGTCTGTATACAAAACATTTGTACAGCAAAACTACCAACACCACTGAAGATTTTAAGGCACTGTGTCAGCGGAGCCGCCACAACCGTTTTCAAAATCGCGTCAAATTTACCTACAAAATTGTAAAATCAATACAGTGTAACGTGTGCGACAACAGTTGCTGCGTGTACGACGCACTCAAATTATTTTATTGCAACGATATAAAATGCGAACGTGAAGTCGACTACACTGTATCGCGCAACAGCCACACGTAACCATGCATTCGTCGAAAATTGAAAAAGTTATCGAGCAAAAAAATTTGTTTATCAATCTGGCTCTACAATTGGACAGGAACAAGAGACTTTTATTGACCCCCAAAATCGACGTTATGTACCTTAAAATAGACTTGTATTGTAACACTGGCGATGAAGCGGTTTTGGACGCATTATACTATTTTATGACGGACGTCAACAGCAGCATTCGACAGGAACTGGTTTATAACGAATTGCGTGCGAAAATTTCCACATTGTGCAAAATTGCAGAATAGCAATTAGGAGTACATACAAAAATCCACATACCAAATTTCGTGCTTTTCGTCATCTTTTGTAAATTCCGTCTCTGAATATATATAACAATAATTAGTTTGTGTCTCTTTTTTATCTATCTCTGACCCTAAAAATTTGTAGTATTTTACCAATATTGGATCTATACATTCATCGATAACAATATTTAGTGCTAGATAATCGTTATCACAATCATTCTTTAGATCATCTATTATACATTGATCTACACCTATTACAGAGTTTAGGCAAATGTTTGTAAACTCTACATCTTTTCCAGAGGACGGATCGATTTCGCGCGTATACATAAATAAATGTAACTTTGACGAATCTCGTATGTCGTGTATTTTAATAAATTTTGGGTAGACACCAATTCTACCACAGATATCATTATACTTTTTAGTGTCGTGTGGTGATTCCAATGCATATGTGGCCAATAAATAATCGTTCGGATGGTTCATGTATTTCAAAATTTCCCATTTTAATTCCAGGGGTAGCAGTGTCATGTTATCGAAAAAAAACAAGTAAAACTAAATTATGTAATTTTTTATTTATTATTATAATAGTTAATTTTACGTGCAAAATCGATAAATTCGTCCAACTGATCGATGTTGTCCAAACAGCTTAGGTTATCAAAGAAGTTGTTATCGTACGCAGCCGGCGAGTTGTTACAAACGTACATAACCAAATAAGTGATGCGCTCGTTTGCCGCCAACGATTGATAATATTCTTCGTTCTCGATACGAGTCCCATCGGCCAGACAAGGTATCACGTCTTCCAATATATTAAACGTTCGTCGTATAGCGTCGCGCAAATCGGCCAACGAAGACGCCATCACTCCAGTTTGTTTTTCACTATTAAATACTTTGAAAGGTTTAGACATTTTGCAGACACACTCACACCTCTATGGTTCGGATACTACTGAGCGCAGCAATTGTTGTTATCAGAAGGAATAGTAAAAATACGTAACATAAATTAGATGATAATATTTATTGATAAAATTACATAATTATTTCACTAAACTTTCAGCATCGTCGCAAACGTCGTCCATCAAATCCATGGTTTGTTTGATAAACTTTTTCAATTTACGCAACTCGTACTTTTGATTGTTGATTGTTCTACTCATTTTTTGCATTCGATACGACTGCTCGTTTAGAGTTTTGCTCTTCCCACGAAAATTTTTCAGTGTACTCTTTAGAGACCGCGAAAGTTGTTTTTCTTGCAGTATTTGCTCTTCCTGCGATTTTATTTGATCCACAAGACTGACCACAATATCCTTGTACAATGTCTCTAATTTTGTCGCATCCGCAGTTTTTTCCGCAACACAATTTAAAAGTTTCGTTATTTCCGCTTGATCCTGTTGGTTGCGCAACAGCAAGCTGTCCACGACCTCCTTGTACTTCTCCGCTTCTTTTTGCATCATCATAATTTGGTACTGCAAGTAGTACTGGGCTTCCATTGTAATAAATTATTTAATTATATTTTATTTTATAGCTGTTCACCACACGCCGGTTGCTAGATGAATGTAGTTTTGTTTCAAATTTCGGCAATTATATACGTTAACAGTGATCTAGTAATCGCTGCACTGGCTTGATAACTTGGTAAATGTTACCCAAAATATCATCTTTATCAATCACTCTTACAGTCCAAAAACCTCTTCCTCTACCCAGCATGTACATTCCGCTATCTATCAAGTACACTAAATAATCAATTTTTAAACCAGCCCCGCGAAATTTTTCTCGCAACGCACCGCTATACACGACACTATTGTTTTGCACTACGTAAAACGTATTGTTGTAGGTCGCATAGAGTCTATTCTTGTCGTTATCTTCTACAAACAGGCTGTCAATTTTTGACACAGTTTTATCGCGCAAAACATCTTGCACACGCCCCACGTTCATTAGCGTACCGTTTTTGTGGTATTCGTACCACAAATTGTTACGGGTGGCTATAATTTTATCATCTCCCATTTGCACCATCGCGTCTACTTTGCACAAATCCGGCCACATTGATGACACTGCAACTCCTTCATGCGTGACCGTACCGTTTGTCGTGTACACCCAAACTTTGTTATCGACTATCAAGTGTAAACTGTTGTCTAGTGTCATCAAATTCGAAGGAGGAGAGACGCATTCGTCGAGTATAGAAGGAGACAGTTCCGACAACCACTCGGGTAATTGCCGCTCAAAAATTAAATTTTGCTCATTCATTGGCCGTCGAGTTGTTGTCGTTGGTATAGGGGTAGTTGTTGTTGTGCTACGCTCGGTAGTAGTCACGCGAAAAGGATTATCCGCATACAATTGAGACATACCGTTGGCATCGTCTTGATGTAGTCCAGTTTTCTCATTGTTGTAGTACCAATACATTATAGCATCGCGGACGCTAGTGTGATGCAACCCTAGCGCGTGGCCTATTTCGTGAGCAGCCACCAAATATAGGCTGATGCCATCTTCGGGTATCTTATGGTCGTCATCCAATAATTGCCAATCCTCTTCCGCGTCAAAGTGAATTATACCGGTGGGAGGGAAAAACGTGTGTGCCAACACACCACCTTTGCCGTCAAAGGGATGCAAATCGTTGTGATCGCTCCGAGCAAAACTAATTTTTATATTGGCTTCGGTGGTGTTGTCTAACAATTGAGAAAAGTAAATTAAAGATTCATTGCGCCACGTAGTAGTTTTTTGCCACAACATAAAAGCGTCCGTTAATTCTTGCACCACGCGATTACGAGACACATTGACCGGTAAAATTTCAGTAAACAACGACCAAGTGATGTTATCGTGGTCCCAGGCTAGATGTTGATCTACCGCAAAACGTTTAGTTCTTCGATGATCACCCCCACCACAATTGTTTTTGTTTAGCCAAATTTTATGAATAATGGGCGCCAAAGCATCGTCATTAGAGTCAGATACAAATACGGGCGCCTGAAAGTTCCGTAAGTAATTAAAACTTTCGTACGTATCGTTCATTATATAATTACCCGAAGAGCTAACAACCGGTTCCGTTTCGTCGAGCGACACATTCAATTGCACCACCCCCACCCCTCGTGTTTTATTGACGTTCTCGTAAACACGGTTAAATTCGATGCGTTGTTGCTCATTCTCAAATTCCAACTGATCAATGTCAAACTCTTCGGGAGTCGTCGTGTGGTACGTCGTCGAAGTTGTTGTCGAACGATTATTTACGCGTTTGCGCAATTTACGTTGACGCGGCACGTAATCTGTAAGCTTAGGTCCAGAAGTCGCATTACGACGGACAAAATCGATTAATTCGTTGCGACTCGAAACGTTTTGTTGAGAGCACACGAGCACACATAATCCCGCCAACACTGTTAATTGATACATCATCATTTTATCGTTTACAACAATTATTGCATGGGGTTATATGGCGAGGAAAATGTAATAAAATACACGTAGTTTTGACATGTTATCGTTTATTTATCGTTGTAAAAATATTCAAACAACATATGGGCTACATCAGGATTGTACACAAAATTAATGCGTAAATTTTTTAAAACCTTATACACATCGAACCAACCTAAACGTAAAACTTTAAAATAAGTAATTGCATACAAACTATTAGGCTGTTTTTTGGTAAATGACAATGAAGCGTCAATTATATCCATAACTCGGTTAAATTCTTTATATTTGTAACACATTACACACAACTGCACTAATTGGTTTTGATGATATTCAAAACTAGACTTGCTCATTTGTTCACCGTAATGGTATAGTATATAAACAATTTTATAGACAAATTTTTTTGCTGTATCTTTGTTAATGTATTTAGAGGTCGTCTTAATATAACAAGGTATGTAGGTAGTAGTGTATTTTTTCAACAGATACCGTTCAATAGAATTGACGTTATTTTTTTGTTTAAACTGCTGCGGGGCCACGTAGTTTACGTACAAAAACATTATCATTTCAGGCAAATCATCGTTGTAACCTTTTAACCACCATTTGAGCATCGTACAACGCTCACAAATATACTTGTGGCGTTGCGTATATTGCGGTAACTCGTATTTATGACGCAATGTCAACAGATATATAAAAGAAAACAACACGAGTAAAAAACGCCTCAACGACAACGCGTTGCGAAAGTGATTAAAGGTTTTCGTCATATGCGCACGAGCCCTGTCGACGCCGCTGCTGGTGCACAGACAGAAATTCTTGTTCACACACAATCCGTTGCTCCATAATATTACTTGATTTTGCAAATAGTGCTTCCTTCCCATGTCACGAATATCAGCCATTTTCATTGTGGGTGTGTATCGATACACATCAAATGGTACGTAGGCGCTGCGGCGAACTGGTTTCTGCACAAAATCGTCATCATCTTCTTCGTCGTCCTCCGATGTTGATTCAAATTGACTGCTACAGGAATTGTCGCTTTCAGAAGAAAGCGCCGCGTCAATGTTGCTCATTATTTTAAAACGTTTATTTTTACCGTAAATGTAGTGAATATAATCGTCGTCGTCGTCACTGCTACTAATGTTACTCTCGACAGAACTATATCCGAAGTAAGATTCCAAGTCCGACATGGTGGATGGCTCTGGTGCGAATAAATTGCATGCTAACATTTATGTACATTTATATCCAAAAGATAAGATAAGATATAAAGGCAAACAGTATAGATTATGTACGCCTACGCCACATTAGTCATGATTGGCGATAAGTATGTGGCGGGTGCTCTAGCTTTGGGACAGAGTTTGATAAACAGCGGCACCAAGCATCAATTGATTTGTATGGTGACGGACGATGTTAGCAAAACAGCAGTCTCGAGGTTATCCACCATATACAACTCCGTCATTACTGTTCCGTACATTAGTTTCAAGTGTGGCGCGATGATGACGCAGCGACAAAAAGAATTGTACGCCAATTGGATCGATCACGCCTTCACCAAGTGGCGCGTGTTTCAATTAATCGCCTACCAAAAAATACTGTATTTAGACGCGGATCATATTATAGTAAAAAATATCGATCATTTATTCGATCTCGAACCACCCGCCATGTGTTTTCGTAGCGAGTTTAACAAGGCGTTCGAAGAGTACAAACACGGCGACCGTATCACGTCACACGACCTCAAGTACTTTTTCAAAAATTTTACCTCGCTAGCCGCCACCGGCACGCTACTACTAAAACCGGACACACAAACATTTCAATCCATCACGAAACAGCTAAATACACACAATCGTTACCTTTACAACAACCAATTTCACAACGGTTTCGAAGAAGTAGTACTAGTACAAACACTGATTGAATTAAAAGTGGACGTCACTCAATTGTCACAATTGTACGTGTGGAACGCTGGCTGTTACAAAAATATTCAACGGCAGGAACCGTACGTTATTAATTATTACGGTGACAAAAAACCGTGGTGCAACAGTGGCGTGCCCAGATACATGGACGAATACATATGGCTATATTTTTATCTGACATGTCAACAACGACTCCAAGATAATTTTGTGTAATCTTATCTTGACAGATCTAGGCTTATCGTTACCTATATATAAGCGACGGTAATCGGCAATATTTGTACAATCGCTGGCAGTTATTTAAAATGGACTTTAGCGACGTTAAAACGTGTTTTTTGGTAAGTAAGAGGCATATTATATTAGTATAAAATTATATGAATTGCAGTAGGTTGACAAACATTTCTGTTACAGGACATTCAATGCTGCGTTTGCTTGGATAAAAACCAGCTAATCGAAACGACGTTTCCGATGTTAGTACTACAATGCGGCCACATTGTCTGCGTTTACTGCAAGAAACACCTCGACATTTCCATGGAATGTCCACTGTGCAAGGCGTTTCCAGTCAACAGTTACATACTATCGGCAAAACCGAACTTAGAACCCGTCTCTACTGACTACAATATCGTTCGCAAGTTAATTACCAAAAACCCGTATCCTGTTAACCGTGTCTACGAAGTGTTCGAACTTTTACCCGTCAGCACCGTTTATCACGTTGACAACCATTTGTATACTAACAAACACAATAATGGTATAAGCATTGTCAACAAGTTGATACAATTTGAAAACACTACCATTCGCGAAATTAAGCCAGCATTTGTGCCGCTTATAGATGAAGAACAAGTATTGCAAACAAAAATTGATAAACTGTTTCGCGAAAACAAAATACTTACAGCTAAAATGCTACATTACAAACTAAAATGCGACAGATTAAAACAACCAAAAAGATTACAATAAGTCACTGCTGAAATAAAATGTTTTGGTTGCTAACATCTTTGTTTATTATTTTATTATACCTCATATATTCACCCTTACAGCGCACTTATCAACAAATAAAATTAGAGACCGAAGCCACTACTAAAATACTGGACGATCCAGAATATTTAGAAAGAATGATACGTAGACGATACGCACCATTACACGCTCTACCTAGAGTGGAGTTTAATGCTAGCTTCGATACTTTAGAGGGACCAGGCGGAGGGCATTGTTTTTCGCAACCAGTACGAGTATCCAGACAAGATCTTGTCACATACGACTGCGCATCGCTATGCGACGATGTACGCGCGGCTTACTTTTACGTAGGCCCTTACGATCGTCTAGTGGTGGACGGCAACGAGTTACAAGAAGGTGGGTATTGTACTACAAACTCTGTACCCAGAAACTGTAACAGGGAAACGTCCATATTGTTACATTCCATCAATCATTGGACTTGCATCGCCGAGGACCCCAGATATTACGCGGGTCGAACAGGTTTAATACAGACTGCTGGGAGACAGCACTATAATAGGATCCGTCCTGGCTTTTACGTTCTAAACACACTGTGGGACACTTTGCTTGACAGAGAAGTTGATCCCACCATCAATACTTTTAGGCGGTCTTGGGACGATGTTAATGAGGATGGTACCAGGCGATTTCAAGTTCGGTGTGATGCCCCCGACGAAAAAGGTAATGCCATGTTCGTTAATCCCAGAAACCCAATAGAGTGTCTACCAAACGTGTGCACAAACATGCAGTTTGCAGTTAGAACGGTTTTGCCCAATTTTGAAACTGGCGAATGTGACTGTGGTGACTACAACGACACACGAGTGACGCATCTAGACAGATGGGACAAGAGTTCGGTTTGTGTTAGTGTGGTTGACAGACGTAACGTGTCGGACAGGTCTTATATTTTTAGGGTACCCTGTATTTCTATGGATATGCCTATTAATCAATACAGAGACGACGTGTTACTATGCCCACCACATCTCATCAACACAAACACAGACAACGCCTACGAATTCATACTATACGGTGTGGTACCGCTGAGTGGTAACGGTATCCACGAACCTACAACGCAGTTGTACAACGATACGAGAAGCCGTATAAATTGGCGTGACGTCAATCCCAACTACGTCAGCGACTACGACAGACCGTTACCATAAAAATGTGGCACAAAATTTAATAAATTCAAAATGGTAAAAAATTTAATGTCGACCTTTTTGCACGTGTTTTAAAACACTGAAAAATTTAATGTCGATTTCGGAAATTTGCCACAAATAATTAAAAATTGTATACCACAAAATTTAATAAATTCAATATGGTAAAAAATTTAATGTCGACCTTTTTGTAGATGTTTTAAAACTCTGAGAAATTTAATGTCGATTTCGGAAATTTGCCATTTTGCTTCTTAAGCATGTGGCAACAAATTTTATAAAATCCATTTGGTAAAATTTTTAATGTCGAACCTTTTGAACCTTTTAAAAACTCTGAAAATTTTAATGTCGATTTCGGAATTTTGCCACATTTTTATAAAATATTGACACAAAATTTATTAATATCAAACTGACAATTTATTTAATGTTGATCTTTTTAGACCTTTCTAAAAACTCTGAACATATTAATATCGATTTTGAAAATGTGCCACATTTATATAAAATACTGACACAAAATTTATTAATATCAAACTGACAATATATTTAATGTCGACCGTTTTAGACCTTTTTAAAAACTCTGGAAATTTTAATATCGATTTCGGATTTTTGCCACATTATTTTACAGAGTTTTGACATATAGTTATTTGGTCAAGTTAAATGTCACCACTGTCACACGTTCATTAGTCTGAATCATCATGGCCTGTTCAAATATTTCGTTAATTTCTTGCAGCTTTCTGTACTTGCATAATTTTTTGTTTAAAAAATCCGCTACCAAATCGTCTAATTCGTCGAGCAGCCGTAAACTATCACACCCATGATGTTTTTGGTTTTGATGACTCTCCAACCATGTCTCGAACGAGTCAAGTAAATCTTGAGCGTACTTGTCCATCTTATGATAAGGAGCTCAAATGAATCGTTCGATAGCCAATTGGATCAAAGAGCGTAACGTTTGTGTTGACAAAGAGCAACGCTTACGCAATCTTATACTGGTCTACGGGAATTACACCAACGCGGATATACAAAACATTGACACAGAAACGTTACTGGCGCGAGTGCTGAAAAAAATCAACGAACAAACGATAGAGTACAGATCGGGCGGTGACATTACTACTACAATTACAAAAGACTACAAAAATTACGTTATATCCGACGAACTAGGCAACTTTACCCTGGTCAATAACAATCCACCGCCAACAAAGCGTCCCATACCCGAATCACTAAAATTGTTGCTGAACAATAAACCCGCTTACAGTAATCCAGAAAGTGTGAGAAATTACTTAAACCAAATCACACGGCTTCTGGCAGAATTGGACTCACGCACGGCTCCCGTTCAAACTGAACTGACTTTAATAGCGACTTATTACGGATCTGCTACCAGTGTATCAGTTGATTTCGATAACGTTACAAGAAATCGAGATAAATTGTTACTACAAAATGAAAAGCTGATCAAAGATAACGACATACTAGTACAAGAGCTGAACGAGGTGAAATTGAAACACGGAGATCTGCAGGCCAAGTGTGCAAGTTTACAAAGTGCATTGGACGATGCCCTGTCGAAACCCGGCTCAATAGTTGAAGAGACCGTTGTCGACACATCATCGATTAACATGGCACCGACCTACGCGGACGCTTCTACTAACATAAATCTATCCACCGCCGCCAACGATTCTGCAAATATGGCAACGCAGACAGACAACATCACTGAGGATTTGACACGCAACATTGCTGAGCAGCAACTCTTCGAACCCAACGACACTGATCTCGATCTCCGGGACTGCCTGCAAGAAGCAGCTTCGCTGCGAGAGCAATTGATGGGAATAAATCAAGAACTAATTGCTCTGAGAACGGAAATTATGTCGTTACAACAGCGGTTGGTGGATAGAAATGGAGAAATTGACCAACTTCAAAACACTATACGGCAGCAATCTACTACAATAAAACAACTACAAGGAGACAACTTAAGGCTGCAAACGGATAACAATGAATTGCACAGTAATGGCACTAACACCATAGACGAATTGAATAAAAAATTAACTGAGTGCGAACAGACGCTGGCTGATTACAAGAACAACCAAGATAAATTAATAGCGGAGATCGAAAACGACGCGGGTAATTTCATTGAAGAGGAGCTGGCTAAAAACCAGTCGACGTCTAATACAAACGAGCAGCCGTATGCCTATATAAAATCTCTACAAAATACTCTGACCGAGGCTAACGCACTAAACGCGCAGCTCCGAAGACAATTACAAGAATGCATCGACAGCAACAATTCGGACAACTTGATTGAGCAAATTAGACTGCTCACCGAAAATAAAACAACACTTTTGCAACAAATTGCTATATTAAATAACAAAGTGTTAAAAAGTGAAGAGTTATTGGAAAATGTTTCACAAGAACTAGAATATACAATTGTTACTAAAAATAATGACATCGCTGGGTTGCGTAGACAATTAAACGAGTGTCGCGCCGATTTAAACGCTTGCAACGATCGACACGACAATCCCTTAGAGTTTCACGAGTCACTGAGTTCTCAAGAATTTTCATACTTGTTTAGATCCCACAAAATGTTTCAGGTGGTAAAAGAATTTATAGAACATATTATGCGCTCTATTGATGCACCCCAGCAATTTATTGACGAATGGGTGTCACAAGAAATAATAACGAAACAAATGATGGACAACGCTAAAGAAATAATCTTGGATAGGATTTTAAAAATTTGCTTGCCAAATCAAAATATGCTTCAAGACACTATTGCGACTGTGCTGGATGAATTGAATCCAACGGAGGAAGTAATTGTCGAGACAAGCCCTATTCAAATAGTAGACTTTGATCAGAGCCCGGTAAGATCTTTAGGTAGACGAAATTTGAGTAGACGCAAAATTATGGACGACAGCCCAGTCAGAGAGAGAAGCCCGATTAGAGCAAATAGTCCAAATGAAAACCGAAAAAGACTTATTGGTAAAAAAAGCTTGTACGAAAACTCAATTCCGGTCGCTGGACAAACACAAAACCCAGATGTAGAAGAACCAGTAGCCGTTTCAATTATAGAGACACCGGCGATTGTTTCAACCGTAGGTGAAGCGTCAAATGGTAAAGACAGTAGCGGCCTCGTCACAAAAGACACAAGCCCAATTAGGGATAGAAGTCCTATTAGAAACGAACCAACAAATACTAGAATACCTAAATACAACATAAATAATGAAAATGAAGCGGTGCCTGATGATACAATTGAAATAGACGAGCCACAAAGCTTGTTCAACAAACGCAAACTAGAATCGCCTGAGGTGTCGCCGCAAAAGCGCAATAAAACCAGTACCGATATTCCTGTTCTCGTAGATACTATTAATACTACTGCTGCTAGTAGTGCCACCACTAATACAAGTGATACTAAAACTATTACTACTTCTAAACAACCAGTAGGACGACGTGTTAAATTACAACCTGTTATAGATGCTGTACCGTCTACTTCTACAACACCAGACAAAACTATTACTACTTCTAAACAACCAGTAGGACGACGTGTTAAATTACAACCTGTTATAGATGCTGTACCGTCTACTTCTACAGCACCAGACAATACAACCAACAGTCGCTTACCCAACTATGTGACAACAACAAATGTAGCCGTTATACCAAAACTCCCGACGTCAGTTACTATCTCCGGCACAGCCGATGAAATCGGACAAATGACCGAGCTGCATAACTTTTATAGAGTTTTGTACTTAAATTACGTTAAATTGGTAACAAACACAGAAATCTACATACAATATTTGGAAAATGTCACGAGATGGCTTAACGTTCTAAAGTATTATTGTACAAGAGTTCCGAGTTTTGCTAAACCTCCCAGGCTAGCAGTTCATTTGTTCGAAATTGAAGTACCTAGTGGTACAGTAACATCCGAACAAATAAAGTTGATGAATGATTTGATATACGACGGCCTGTATACCTTAGACTCGTTGAGTGCAAAGTTGACCGAAACCGAAATCTATATAGACAAATTGGTGGCGTACGATAAAAAGCTAAGAGAGCAACATTGCAGCGCGGATCTACCGCAACTACCCGCGCTGCCCGATAACTTGCTACCAGTACCGAAGGTGAAGCTGGCTAAAGAGTCGGACCTATATCGTTTTTACAGTTCTGCCAATATCGCTAAAGGTGCATCTCGAGAAGATTTATTCTCTACCAGTAAAGCTGCTATATCTTATGTGGATGCGATACAGAAAAAATATGATGTTGGTCGTCGTAAGAAGCCAACACAAGACAAAATAGATTGGTACGAAAATGACAGTACGGATATGACGATTTTGAAATCTAAAAAGAAGCCAAAGACAAAGAATACAACACCGAAACCCGAACAATTGGGCTCGTTTACCATTACAGGTAACGATAAACAACAGTTAAAGCAAATTAAAGCCATTTTGGAAGATTCCGAGAAGGTATTGACCGACGTTCAAATTCAAAATCTCGATAAGATGCAGAACGAAATAGAAATCAGGTTGCAGTCCAGTAAAAAGAAATCGCGCAAAAAACGTAAACCTGTTTTATTAGTCAACGACGACGACGATAAGCCAAACGATATTATAACCGTGGACTTGGAATTTGACGACGTCAAATTATTGCAAGAGCACGACGTGAACACTATGTTACAATCGCTTGAAGATCAAGAAGTGCGTGACGATATTGATAAAGAACTTAACGACTATTACGACTCCGATGAAGATTCCATCGCTAGCTTTATTCAAAAATAAAAAGAGGTGTTACGTTGTATGAAATAAATTCGTTGTCAATTATATTGTAATCATTTTCTTCCTGTTCCTCTATGTCTATCTGATCCAGTTCTATGCGTTGATCATGATATGATATATCCTCCTCGAAGCGCACCCGTTTACTATTTTCGTTGTCGTCGATATCGATGGTGACCAGTTTCCGCTTCATCTCTCCACTACCGTCCACCAATTTACGTAGCACCATGTCTTTGGCCGCCGCCGGTTCCAGATTAATTGTACTTTCGTTCACGTTGGTCATCTCGGCCACAGCGTCGTAAAAAATTTTGGTGACAATTTCTTTTGCAAACGACCACATGTAATGGTCGTCGGGCTTGGGGTGTTCCATTTCCTCGAGACACTGGTGGTAGTGTTGCAGCATCGCTTTGGGCGAGGACTTCATGTCGGGATTAATAATCTCCAGCCGTTTGCTGTTAGTCTCCAGGAAACTTTTGTAATTGGGGAACACGTCTTTGCTCTTGTTCATTATAAGTTTAACGGCAATCAAAAAGATTCGTCTGTTGAAATTTTTGTACTCGACGCTCTCCTCCACATATCTGGTCTGCGAGATCAGTTCTTTGATATTGTTAAAATTGGTGTCGTTTGGCGTTTGCTTGTACTCCAAGTGAGCCTTTTTTATCATCGCCAGCACGTTGTCGGGCAGGAGATTTTCGTTTTCAATCAGACTACTACATCGGTCGGCGATCAACTGTTTGGTAAATTCTTTTACATCCACTGTCTTCATTTCGCACAAACGTTTGACCACACGCGCGCGACAACACTTATTTGATGAAATTGGTGGTCGTGTTCATTACGTTGACTTGTGTCGTCGTGCTGTACCTACTGAAGCTCAACAACGGCCAACGTACAGAACTTTTGGTGTACCAGTACAAAACTTTACAACGCCCTCTGGTCGGTGCCGTTGCCGTCGATGCTTTAAAAAAGTACTAAGTGATTGAACAGTTACTGTAAAATATTATATATATTAATTTATCGACCTCCTCTTAAACGCAACACCAAATGCAATGTGCTCTCCTTTTGAATATTGTAATCAGCCAGAGTCCGCTCGTCATCTAGCTGCTTACCAGCGAATATGAGTCGCTGCTGGTCGGCTGGCACGCTCTCCTTGTCCATGATTTTTTGTTTGAGCGTCGCCACCGTGTCGCTCGATTCCACATCGACCGTGATGGTTTTGCCCGTTAGCGTCTTTACAAAGATTTGCATTTTCACGCCGAATACAATGCACGCGCCCACTTATATATAACACGTTGCGCGCTAATGCCACATATAAGAACACCCGCGTCATGAGCTGCCCAGCCAACGTAAAAGTTTTCATTGCAGACTATTACGTGACTTTTCCCTACGAGTCTATACAAAACCCACCGCGAGACGCAGGAGGCGCCGGCACGGTGACGGCCATCACAATTTACGTGCCCACGTTTGAAGACGTTCATGCCGTCAACAAGTCGCTTGTACAGCGCAAAGGCTACACAGACGTACGAGTGGAAAAACACACTGCCCAGGACACGACCGTCGACGAGGCGCGAGTCGTTGTCTATTGGAACGTTATTAGTCACATCAAAAAGCTGGGTTATGGCACGACGCAGGTCTACAACGTTGTGCTCAGCGACAATCTATACACGTGCGATAACGTAACAATCACCAGCCTGATGCCAACTTCGTGTCCCATGCACATCGAGTATTGCGCCGTCGACGCCAAGTCGCAATGCCCACTCGACGGCTCCGCGCCAGCCGACCACACGGTGAGGGAAAACATTAAAAAGTACAACAGCTTCACCATTCACTTTCCCAGGGAGACTCCAATGGGAATCAAAATTTTGAACGTCAAAAGATTGTTGATATTGTTTAGTTCCAAGGAAACACCCGTCAAATACTCCATCAATCTGTGTCACGAGGAAAAAGTGTTGATACAAAAAGAATTGACGTGGGAAAATTCGCGAAGACTGCTACGCAGCGGTAAGGGTGCTTCGTGTACAATGTACAACACGTCCAGTATCAAATACGTGACGGACACTCTGGAAATACTGGGCATCAACCGAGACAGTGTCGTGTCCGTCCACAGTTTGGTGGAGATTTTTAACCCGCTTGTGTTGCGCTACCGCGTCGTGCCAGACGTGTTCCTACACATTAATAGCATGACAAAATATCGCAAGCATGTGCGGTTGTACTGTGAGGGTGACTCGTTGGCGATATCGCCGGCCGGCGTGGTGCCCATCAACAGACCGACACATAGCGTAAAAAAGTTTGAGTTTGATCCCTTGACACCACCGCCCGAAGAGTTTTACATGGATTTTGGCACTAGAGATATTTACGTACAAGTACCCAGGTACAATTACTTTTTGTAACAAAGTAGGAGGTTAAGGGACCATGGAAGAGAACGTTCAAAATTTAGACCAGCTCGACTACATCGTGAGAGAGAATAGCGTGTTCATCAAGCAAATTTTCTTCTTTTTTGTAACAGTGTCGCTGTTTCTCGTCATCGGTATGATGTTGGTGGTACTGTCCCGAGTACAATTTCAACGAAAACAAGTCAAAGCGCTAATGGCTGCAGACGATCCCGTTAAACAGACTGCCCGTCACCAGGGGTGGACGGAAGTTGGCAGCGTAGCCGTCCCGCAGACTACAGCCCGACAAAAAGCCGGCACCAGAGTAGTGGTTACCAGCAATGATCCCGTCAAGGAGCGGCTTACAATGTTATAGTAGGAATAAAAGAATGTGTTAAAGTTTAAATAAAAATATATTCAGTACAAAATCCTAATTAGTTGGGTCCAAGCGTAAACGTGTATTGTGGAGTCACCGGCTGTTCCAAGACATCGCTCACCATTTGGGTAGTGAGATTCGTCGGCTTTTTAGCTTTAGACTTTGTTGCCGCCTTCTTTACTTTACCCGTGGCGGCCAAAGGTTTGCTGCTAGCCGCCGTGTGGTTACTGGAACGGTGTTGGTCCACAAACAACTTAAATTTGTCCATGGCATATTTGAACTCGTCACAATGCTTGAAAATCTTGACGGCATCAATGTTGCTGGGATCGGGATGCGGCACATGCGACCCTTCGTAAAAGGCCACCAGCAACGCCAACGAGTATTCGACTGCGTGTTTGCGAGCCTTGTCGGTGCGTTCAATGTTTTTCACAGTCTTGGACAGTTCCGCGCCGTGCTCTTCTTTTTGCGTGATTGTGTCGTATTCGTTGATGTCCTTGTGGTACATCTCGATTTTGTCCAAGATCCTGTACAGCGGATGACCGTTCTCGTCGTACGGCTCTTTGGTGTCGGGATTCACACCCATCAGACTCCACATTTTGTTGGACGACTTCCATTCCAGCTTCAGACGGCTGATGAGTTGCGTAAACAATATGTATTTGTTGTTGCTGTACAACAAAGGTTTCTTCTTTTTCAAGCTGCTCTTTTTCAGAGGGTTAATTTCCACTTTCAATTTCACGTCCAAATGCTTGTTGTTGAAAAGAGGGTTCAGCAAATTGCTGTCGAGCATGTCCACAATCTCTGCGCTGTTGGTGAATTTCTCCACGTTCACGAGGTAGTTGCGCGCGGCGGGCTGCGTCGTCTCCGACAGACTCTCCGTGGACGACGCTACTTCGCGTGGCATATTAGCAAAATTGGTTTGTTGTGTTGCAATGTGCTGCATCGTTGCGTGATTCGCAGTGCGCGTATTCCTCCTCTAAAGTTTTTGGCAAATTAAATATATATTCCAATCGATCGAGATGAGCACTTATGTTCACGAGCAGATCAGGTTGTATAATGAATATTTCGTGCGCGTTCCGCTTAATAAAGCCCGAAATCGACGTGAAACCTGCTTCCTCCACGTGAGCCGCTACATTATCTGTATCAAAAATGTTTTTGCGATAATTGATAGCTTCACGCACTATCGCGTACACTTGGCTTTTAGTCAGCAGCATATTATTAACTCGACCACGTGCACGTTGTTGTGTCAAAACGCAAAAAAATTACGCACAAACCACGTCAATTTGTGTTACCACATACATAATAGTTAGGGCTGGTAAATTGAAGTTTTTGAAACGCCAAAAAATTGACATTAGAAATTGTTACCACGACGTTATTATAAATTATGTTGGCAAAATCCCGAAATCGACATTAAAATTTTCAGAGTTTTTAGAAAGGTCCAAAAAGATCGACATTAAAATTTTACCAAATTGAGTTTTTTAAATTTTGTGTCATTATTTTATAAAAATGTGGCAAAATCCCGAAATCGACATTAAAATTTTCAGAGTTTTTAGAAAGGTCCAAAAAGATCGACATTAAAATTTTACCAAATTGAGTTTTTTAAATTTTGTGTCATTATTTTATAAAAATGTGGCAAATACACTAAATCGATATTAAAATTTTCAGAGTTTTTAGAAAGGTCCAAAAAGATCGACATTAAAAATTTTACCAAATGGATTTTATAGAATTTGTGTGTCAGTATTTTATAAAAATGTGGCAAAAATGCGAAATCGATATTAAATTTTTCGCGAGTTTTTGAGAGAACCAAAAAGGTCGACATTAAAAAAAGTGGCAAAATGAGATGCGTAAAAAAAGTGGCATAATTCCGAGCTGTTATCTTTTCCGCTATCAAAATTATCAGCGTATATATAATAAGTGTGGTTTTGGAGGCACGCACATTACATGTTAGCAGGTTTAACAGTAAACATCATGTCTCAGTTGAACATTAAACTGGCTTTGTACCAATACTTTGAAGATTGGTGTAATCCTGAAAGTTCGCTGTTGAGCGACATGGTGAATAGTGTTTCTGTTGCGCAAAAAGTACTCGTAGAGTTTGAAGAGCTCAAGACGGGAAACTATCGCGACCTCTATTTTATCCTAGACAACGTGGCCGCTTACCCCGACAAATGGAACGCGTGCAAGCTCGACGCTGATTATTATGTTCGCACCAAGCAGCTACGTCCTGATTGCGACCACTTAATGAAATTTAGACTCGATGGTTTGGTAGCGGATCCACAGTTGCTAGAACAGACTGTTGAAAATTTTTTAAGCACTTGCTGCAACATAGGTATAAATGTCGGCGTCCATTGGAATGTGTATAAATTGGCGAAACTGTTTGTAACAGGCAATATTGTGTATGGATCGTGTTACTACCAGTACGTGTTGGGTTATTATAGTACAAAAATAATAAAGGATAAAGGCGGTTACAAGTTTAGAAAATTGGTAGACGAATACTTGTCGTTAGACATGGATGCGTTTGCGTTATACAATCAGACTCGCACTCTCGACAGAACCAATTTTATGCATTGCGAGAGGACTGCTTGGAAGGCGTTAGTGGACTTTATGAAATCTCGCAATCTACCCGAGCCTTACGAGTCGCAGTATCTGCGCTTTGTGTGTAAATTGATTGACGACAAAGATTATGATTTTGAGGGCGCTCGTACACACCAGCAGCGTAACAATCTGTTGTGCTGTGCATTGTTTGGGTGTGAGCGAGAGTTCCGACATGAAACCAAGTATGTCATGGCAAAATTGTCGACGTGTAGATAACCTCCTGAGAACCAAACGCAAATAAATGCCAATTTGAAATTGAACCTTATTGCGTTTGATTTTACAACATTTACGTTTCAGGAAGCTACGATACCCTTTTAGTGTAAGAGCATCTTGGCCTACAGACGGTAGACCTCATAAAGTTAATTAAAATGTTTTTGGCAGCGTTCTGGTCACGATCGAAGCGGCTGGCGCAGTTTGGGCAAACTCCCACTCGCTTCTTGTGATCCATTACAATTTTACTAAACTCTCCAGTCTGCTGGTTACACGTGGAACAGGCTTGAGAAGTGTACGATTCGTCTACAATTTCTACATGAATATTTCTTTTCTGCCTAAGCTTTTTCAATAGAGCATCGTGCTTGAATTTTCGACCAGAGAATTGAGCCGCGTTCATAAACTTTGATCCGGCACCATACAACACTAAAGTTTTTTCCACACCTCCTCCGTCAAACACTTCTTTTACAATCTTTTCTTGCAACTTGGCAGTGTTTATGTATTTATCAAACATGAGTCTGGTGAGTTTAGAGTGTGTTTCGTAGGGTTTCTGTCTGACGTCGAACCATTTAAGTCGAAACACTGTATACTCTACCACGTGACTTGTATTCTTGGAAGACAACACAATATTGCAAGTCGTTTGTACTCGTTCTCTATCTTTAGCCTCAGCCGTTTCACTAGATTTAGTCAATTTAGTTCTAACCCTCTCCCTTTTCCAATCTAGACTGTGTGATTTAACAAATTTACTGGTGACACGTTTGTAAAATCCATGAGAGTTAAAAGCTGCAACGGGAACTCTTGATCCAGGATCCACCGCTATTAGCTTGTCGTAGCTAGGCTTCCATTTCTTAATTACCACCTCTTTAGTAATACCATTCTTTGTCACCTTCTTAATCCAACGATTCATAGAAAGACTGACACTCACACCGTCTGTCTGTAGACAACAGCCAAAGTTTTTTGTAGATTTGAGCCAAGGAGCCCACAGTTCTTTGATGTGATCTTGAATATTAGGCCAGTGACTAGGAACAGAGTCGGGTTTGACTCTTCTCAATAATTCGTGCCATCCCCGAGATGTGTATGTCAAGTGTTTTAATCCATACGAAGGTTGAGGAAATAGCCTGAAAGATTCTACATTATCTCTGTCGAACAAATCCTGTTGGATCTTCAGCCATAGTGGGACAGTAGACCACCAATTTTTCTTGCAGCTGTCGACGTTAATAATTTGGCACACTCTAATCATATCCTCGGTGGCTTGACTAAAATCTTTCTTGTAGTAGGCTAAGAATAAGCCATGGTCGTTCTTTTTCACTCCAAAATATCGAGCTAGTCTCGAATAAGCATGAGTCTCGATATTGGTATGGATTAGTGTCTCGTACTGTTTGGCCAGTTCTTGCACCACAAAACTTCTCAATTTACCGTCGTACACTTGGTCTCCCGCCAAATGTTTGTAGCACGCAGCGTACGGTCCTTTGCCTTTCATGGCGTAGAAAAAATTTAAAACGTCCGGTTTGTCGGGCAACGTGTCGCACCGTTTCATGTAATAGTTGAACAGAATGCCCAATTCGATGTAGACCCTAGACAAATCTCGTACGTCTCGCCTGATCTCGTAAAGTAGTCTATTGCGGTCGTCGTCGCTCAACAACGGACACAAAGCGCTCTGTAAACCTCGTTTCACGACGTACACTTGCAAATCCAAGTTCACTTGTTGCGGTTCCAGTTTTCGTTTTCTCACTTGAGGCAAAAAGTTGGCGCATTTCGTGGACGATCTACGCTGATGGTCTAGTCCACCACAAGATTTGCACACAGGCATTTTGTTGCTTGTGTATGATAAAAAATAATTGTCGTATTATGTAGCGTGATATGGTATGAAATTTGGCGTTAAAATAAAAATGCAGTGGTGGGGGTAACGGTAAGGTTCAAAATCGCATAAATTTTATGTACTTTTTATAGTACATGAGGACGCGGGAAGATAAATGTGTAAACTGGTGTAAATAAAAAATTATATAAAACTTGTAAACAATTCTTTATTTTTTAATTCAATGCTTTTTGTCCTGCGGGTGGTGGCGCCGCTGCCACATAATTAATGTTAAACACGTTTTTGACAAAATAATTTTGGCAATTGTTCATCGTGTGCACCACCTGCTCGGCGGTGTACACTTCGCCCGCGTTTGCGTGGCTACGCTGCGGCTTGGTCGGCACCAATTCTTTTGACATGTTGTCCACGATCCCCTCTACGATGGCGTTGATTCGCTCTTTTGCGTCTACGCTGTGCGTCAGACATCTGGTCACGCAATCGTCCTCGTCCACCAAATTCAAAGCTTTAAACTCTTCGATCAGCTTGGAATGAATGGTTTTGTTGCGCTTGCACATTTCTGTATCGCTTTTATACTTGGCACGTAGCTCTGCTTCGTCCAGCACCTCCATCTCGGTTTTTAGTTTATTGGTGTAACGCAAGCCGTAGAACATGTGCGGTTGGTCAGTGCGAACCTTGAGCCACACCATCACCGGGTTGGGGCACTTAAGCTGGAGGAATTTTTCAGACTCGCGCAGCCACGCGTATCTCTTCGAAGGCTTGGAGCGCTTATTTTCGGAAGACGTGGATTCGTCACGATAGCGCTGAATAGCCTTGTCCTGCTGCTCGATTTCGTGCATCTGGCTACGGCAGATTCGGATACGGCGCTTGCCGTTGACGGTGCGCTCGTAACCCGTGATGTACTCCTCCTTGTGCGGTTGCTCCGTCATCTCTGGCACCACCCTGCCGCTCACGTTGGTCAGCGTCTGACGCATCTGCGAGTTCTCCTCGATGTTGTCCTTGGCTAGTAGCGCGTTTACAGCAAACTGAGTCATCGTCATGTTGGCAGCGTTAACTAAATCCTTCATCTGAAGCTGCATTTTGTACTCGCGCTCCTTAAACTCGGCCATTTGATGTTCGTAGTTGCGTTTCATTTCCACGTTTGCTAAACGATATTCGTTTAATTGAGAATCATATTTTGCCACCGTTTGAGAAAGTTCTAGTTTTAACTTCATTGCTTCCATATGCGCTTCGGCCAATTTTTTGTCATAATTTACAACTTCCGTGGATGTCGACTGTAGGGTTTTAACTTCGTACTTACCCGTCTTTCTTATGGTAGGTAGAATGGTTTCGTACACGAACTTCATCCTCTGTTTGGCTACAGGTTTATTAGACCTCGCCATCAGCGCGTATACTCCAGGTTCTAAGACGAATAAGGTTTCCGGGTGCCAATTTGCTGGTAGTTGAGTCTGGTTTGATGACGTCACAAGTTGGGGCCATCGAGGCCCCAACTTGGTTTGAAGGTTTGTCCAGGTAATTTTCCATTCTTCTGGTATTAGTTTGTAAGCTTTTTTGACGTCTCCGTAACCTAAAAAAGCGGCCAACTCCTTTATTTTTACCGCCACTCCATCAGGAGGTAGCATAACACCCCAGCACTCGAATTTGGTGTCGCTAGCGTCGTCGCTCATCGGAAACTCGAAGCGTTGCAGAGACATAATAAATAAATTAATTAAATTTTGCGCGTGTATCTCAAGCAAAAGACCGGTGTACAATAAACTATCAACGCGCATTAATCACAATATAAACGCGTCACCTTTGACCCATCTGCGTTCCGTTAAAAATTTTTCGTTATAAGAGTTTTGGGTGTCGGGTTCAAGCCTTTAGATAGTAGCGCGTTTACAGCAAACTGAGTCATCGTCATGTTAGCGGCACTGGCCAAATCTTTCATCTGAAGCTGCATCTTGTACTCTCGCTCTTTACATTCTGCCATCTGTTGTTCGTAGTTTCGCTTCATTTCAGTGCTAATTCTTTTATCTTTACTGCACCTTTAACCTTTTGATAACGTAAATTGTTGAGTTTATAGATATGATAACGTCTGTTAGTAGGTAATAAAAACACGTTTATAATTTTTTAGTATTTATTAGGCCATTTTAGTTTATAATTTTTGGGTTCCGACGACACATTAGTCAAGTCGTCACCGCAAGTTTTGCAAAAATACCTCTCCATTAGCGATATCGATTGTTCGTCGTTGTCATGGCCCCTAGGGCACTTGTTGCTCATGCTCTTTTTCGGATAGTCGAGACCGTACTGATTGCAGGAAAAGAACTTAGGTGCAACAATTGTCCAGGGTACTGTACACCGCAGCTCGTCCCGAACTTTCCTCAGCGTCTGCAAATCTAATATGTCGTACTCGTCGTATTTTTTGCGAATGTCTTCAAATACTTTGTTCAGGCAGCGCGATTCGAGCGTGTCGTTGTCTGATAAGTCGAACCAATTGTCGCAATAATTTTTATTCACCAATTGAATGCCAGACAACAGCATACTGTCATACAAAATAAACGAGAATTTTTTGTTAGTGACATGATAATATTTTCTTTCGACACACTTGTTAATGTCGACGTAGTTGTCGTACACGCCCGATGAATATTTGGACCCCATTGTAAGTGAAATGCAACTGTAAAGGCTGAACCTATTTATACACCTAGCTTATCTTTTAATCGTTATCTTCATACGTCATGAGGTGTAAATTCAATTTGGCTGCGTTTGGTTCTTAGGAGGTTAGGAGGTTATGTGAAGGTTTGTATATTGTAAAATTAAACACAACAAGGTTTATAATTAATTTGGCATTTATTTATAAATGAGTGTGACGCTAACAACGTTCACAGTAGTCCCAACCGCCGAAGTAATGCGTACACCGGTACCATTTTTTGTTGCTGCCGTCCGTGTAATAATATTGGCATTTGTCTTTGCAAGGTCCGTTGCTGAGCGTGAATTTTCGCTTTCGCACCCATTCCACAGTTTTGTTTCGGTTGCAGTATTTGTAATTACCATTGTTGTCGACGTAGCACCAGGCGTACCAGTATGAAGGCTCCTCGACGCAACGACTTAAACAAGTACCCTTCTTCTTTGTGAGCTGGTATATTGGCGCGTCGTGTGCTGTAATGTAACATTGTTCAATGTCGTTTGTGTTGTACACGACACATTGACCGTCAACGCACTTGTTGACACATTCTCTGGATACAGCAGATCCAACTTTTCCGTTGTAAGCCAAATCTTGGACCGCCGACACCACCGCAACGCAAAACGCAAAGACGCACAACCGCTTCATATCGACTACCACGACACAATCAATCCTGTTTGCTTGGCTACTGGAAATTTATACGAGTCGTTATCGGCCAGGTCAAGCGTGTCGCGTAGATAACACGTACCTATTGACTGTTAGATTTATTGTTTAAAACTTGCGCAGCCTCGTGTACCCTTACGAGTAGGTCGTTGTCGCTCGTCTCGCACCACCATCGGTTGTTGTTGTCGTTGTTGTCTTTGTTGTTGTTGGTGCTGCTTAGCCACAATAGCTTTGTTGCGTTTATTTTGTGTTATTTGATTTTGTAATGACATATCAATTTCAAATGAACGACGTAATATTACTTCATTATGTCGCTCACACGAACTTGCCTCATTTTGTCGAAATATACACACCTCAGTTTGTTGAAATATACACACCTCATTTTGTTGTGTTTGCGTAAGAAACCACCACTTAAATTTGTTAGCAACCGGTAAAGTAGAACTGTTGATCAACGAAATGACACCTTCCTCGTTAATAAACAATGTGTTTGACCCCCAATGTACGGGTGTGTGAACAGGCGGCGGTATTGATTGAAATATGCACAGAGACCCACAATTGAATAAATTTTTAAGCTCTCCCCAAGTTTTGCAACATGACTGATCTATACAATTTCTAATTGCCAATTCAGGACGTTTGTTACCCAGTAGCTTGGCAATAGGGTACGCTTCGCACATGAATCGGTGACGGCACAATTTAATAATATTTAGCTTCCATATTTCTTTGTCTGCTGTAAAAGATTTTGCAACAATTACAGCCATCAGGATGCGTGCGTGTCGAAATAATGCGTAGTGTAGAGTGTGCAGTCGTACTGTTTGATCACAGTATATAAACACGTAACCTTTACCCTTATTTGTGTACGATACCTACAACAGGTTAAACAAATAAAGACAATATTTCACCAGTAAATTTTATTGTACAATTATTTACAAGGATAGTTTCAATTAACATTTATTGAAGAAATAACCAATACCAAACGTTAATATGTTTAAGCCATGACATGTCATTTTATCCATAACTATGGTAGCCTTTTCCAAAACGGGCTGGTCCCAATAACAGCCAGGGTAACGGTAACCTTCACAGTTTGAGTTGACCACTATACTATCGGGTGTATGACACACCGAGTTTAATGATTTTTTAATCAAAGGATGCATTCGGTTGGCGACCATCTGATACAGCACTGTCGCACGGTCGTACGGGTATGTAGAGTTAATATTTTGATACACTTCTTCCACTAATTCACGAAGTTGTAGTTGTTTTTCCTGTTTAGATTTGTCACCAACATCTCGCTGTGCTCTGATTCTGGTGTTGCCACGTATACTCATGGTAGCACTGCATTCTTTGATATCCGGCGAAATCGTCTCGATGGCTCTGGTTTTTTCCATGATATCAAATAAAGTGGAGCTAGTTGGGTCTTCGTCGGCACAAGTTTTTGACTCTATAATCTTTTTAACACTCTCATCTAATTGTGATGTACAACGCTTGTCTTCGTACAATCGGTAAACGCTCATCATAAATGTGTACCAGTTTAATATGTTTTTGTTATAATCTTTTTCTTGGTCATCGTCGTCGTCGTCCTTTTTTTTGCGCATTTCCTTAAAATCTTTAACCGTCGAAGTCACATTATTTGTGTCAACATATTTAGACAGGTTTAATGTTTCGCTTTCACGAAATTCATATATTCCTAAGTATCGCGACAAAAAATATATATTGTATCTTACAATATTCCATATGTCAGTTTTATAACCTTGCCCGGCATCACTTTTACCTTTACCAGCACGTAATATATTCAATATAGATATTAACTTTTTGTTTTTTTTACGTTTATCCAATAATTTTTCAATTTCTTCCCGGCTCATTTCATCTGATACGTAATGTGTGTACAATTGTAACATTAAATCAGGACTCATCCTGCTAGCCATTATAGCGCCGTCACCCGTGTGTAGCGACATAACATCAATAAACTCTTCAACACCCAACGGAATTCGACTCGTTTGAATAAAATTTAAAATTAGCTCAGTAAATCTAGCTTGATTTCGCTCAGTTCTTAAACGGTCTGCTAATAATTTCAATTCTCGTTTCTGATCACCTTGGTACGATTTCAGTACTGATTTAGTCCAAGCAATCAAACGATTTACACTTTGCACAGTTAAACTTTGCTGATCTTTAACTATCGTTTGGCTCTGTTGTTGTTTCAAATCAAACGTTTTTTCCAACAGATTTAAGTCGTTACGAGCTTGTTTACTGTAAGTATTTACATTAACGTCTATAATAATCCATTCGCTCGGGTTGTAATTTCTAGGAACGTTGCGATTTGTTATCATGTTGCGACTGGCCCGTAGTAATCTGTTGAAATCGTCTTGATGTTCGTCTTCGGCAACTGTATAGTCGGCATTAAGTATAGCTTCTATAGCAGTACGAAATTCTATGTTGTATATCATTTCGGCGCCTCTCAGCAAGTAAAAACAATCGTAATCGTATCCATCTCCACCATCTCTGAATCTATCACCAGGACCAACTTGAATATTGTCTGGTCGCCAAAAAAGTAAATCGTATAAATTTTTTACTCTTTCCTCACAATCAATATTTTTTAAATCATCGTCTGCAACATTATCGTCTAAACACCAAAGCGCTTCCAAATATTCTCCACTTGCGTCTCTCCATGCAGCTGGTAAGTTGTAATATATATGATGAAACATTTCAATCAAGGTTTCAGGAGAATTTTCAAGTAAAATTTTATATAATTGTTTTAATTGATTTCCCGACACTAGATGATGTTTTTTAAGATTCGGCGCGCTGCTAGTTGAAGGCTCTTGCGACTCTAGAAATTCTTGGAATTGCTCTATAGGATTTAAATATGGCGGCAAACTACCTCGTGCGGGAAGCTTGAGCTCTTTTAGTATTTTGATTAAATCTTTTACTCGCGCATTTTTTATTTCTGCACAACTACAACCGAATAAATCTACGCAAAACAAAAGTACAAAGAATTTTGTGTTCATGTTTTGTTTGCGGATATAACTGTCGCTTTATGTACCGTCCTAGTATTTATAATCTAGCGTTGAACCGATTGCGTAAGACAGTATTGACATATCGACCTTCTGGCCGATAAAAATGTCTCAAGTACCAGCGTTGTATTTTTATTGCAGCCGGCTCGAGTACTTCGGTTAAAAAGGCCACTTTTTCAAGGGGTAAAGGATTTTGAAAGAGCATTATATCTAAATGTTGTAATTTAGTGTCATCAATGTCTTTTAAACGTAAATTAATATTTTTTGAATAACCTATACGATAATCAAAATACGGCCTGTCTAAATAACACGACGTATATTCTCTTCTACGTTTGTGTATTAAAGATTTTGAATTTTCGCAGCTAAATCTGTGTTCATCTAAAAAACCTGACAATTTAATTTCGTCGCGTAGGTTCACATTTAAGTATATAGGCATAATATTATTTTTTTTCCGAAACGTACATTTGGTGTCGCACAAATCAAAGTCATCGCCAACACAACGAAATTGTACATCAAATTGTTTTTTCATAGACATTACCACCTCCTCGGGAACATCTGGTTTTTGAACCAGCGCTGAAATAATGTCGCAGCAAACATGTTTTCTCAATTTTTTGTAGTCAAGTAGATATGGGTAGTTTGCGTAAATGTGAGTAAATTCATCACCTTTTTTAAATGTCCACCATTCATTCGGTCGAATTATCGTTTCGGTGTCTGCCCAAAAGTCCGATTGCAGGAACAAGTCGTTGACGCGACAAAATTCTAATATATCGTGCCAGCGAACACTGGGATTGATTAGCGTAGTGATACGTTTCTTTAAACGAATGCTATTGTTATAAGCAACGCGGGTTTTTAAAAAATCCCAAGTAACATTGGGATTTTGACAAAAAACGTTGAAAAACTTTGAATCTAATATTTGCCGAAATATGTGTTCGTTTTCGATAAAATAGACTACCTCCAGATATTTGTTATAGCACAAATCCAATAGAGTACTTCCGTCGCTTAGACACTCGGACCACTCCGCGTAGCGTCTCTTCCAAAATCTCGACTGTCGTAAACGTTCTTTAATCTCTGAATAATGTACGTTATTTTCTCCCAAAAAACAGTGTAATTGATTGTAATTCCAAGCAAAATCTGGATGTTTATGCACCGTATACAATGTAATGTTAGGATTAGCAGAAACGTATTGTTCGTATGTGTATTTCTTCAATTTTCCAGTTTGAATAAACTCTTTGAAACTATATTGCTTGTACATACCACGGGTCATAAAATATTGATTGAAATGCAAGTAAGTTATACCAGATCGGTACACTTTGTCGCGGTAGCTTTGAAATTTCGCAAACAAGTACTCTGAGAAGAGGTCGTCCAGTAGGCGCGAGTCGAAGCTGAGGCACTGTCGCCACACGTTGAACATGTCCACGTAGGGGGACCACGTGCACGGCGCCTGTACGTCGGCGAGCTCGAATGGCGCGACAGTGTAATTCATTGCGCGTCCAATCACCACGACAGCCACACAAACACTAAAATTTTCGTGTAAATATAATAGGTATGATAATGCAACAACACGTTAAATTATTAAAACAATTTTATTTCAGCTTACAAAATTTTTGCGGGTATATCACTGTTATTTTCGCTCAATTCCAAATAGCTACCAATCACGCTATAATCCGCTTCGGCTGGTATCTCGATACAGCGGTGGGTCGCAAAACACATGCTATCGCAGATAACACACGGACTGTACAAAAACGGTCTGCTTATGACGGGAGGCTGCGACATGTTCATATCGTTCAACAACACGTGTACCGCCAATTTTATTGAATAATTAGTGCTAGGTGTGTAGTGTTCATAGCCTATCCAGTGACCGTAAAGACCAACCAGCCGCGGCCAATCACATCTGGTACCCATACGGTCGATCAGAGCTTTCGTCTCCTCCTTGATGATCTCGTCTAAATTTACCGCAATAAAATTACACTTCCGGCTGTAGTACCAGCCGCTAGGTAACCTGACGTACATACGAAGCAGAATCTTATTTACCAGCAGTCTGGGGAATTTGGTCGCAATGACTTGCGGCGACAACGTTTTCTTCACGACACGAACACATAGGCCAAACAGAGTGCGTGGTTGCGCTAATCCAGTTTCGTATTCGGAATCGGTCGATCCTTCGTACACGCATGCACAATATTCATCGCCAGAACAAAGATCGTCATCCAATTCCATATCGGAAGGATCATAAGTGTCAGAATCAGACTCCATGGTTGGCAGTTAAAGGACTAACATTTGTGATAAGACATACTAGTTTTATACATTAAGTTATCTGTTATCTTTTATTTTATCAGTTAACAACAAATTAACGTTTATGAAAAATTTTCTCCTCGGCAAGAAATCGAACCCTGGTCTCCCGCGTGACAGGCGGACATACTCACCACTATACTACCGAGGATTGAATATATAACTTGAATATTGCAATTTAGGTGATTCTTAGTTATTAGACTGGGTTTTGTGATAGAAACAAAATATATAGTGTAAATTATGTTTTTATTTGCGTCGACACATGTTTTTACTCGTTTTTAATGTTACGAGCCGTTGTCTGTATTCATTGTGTTTCATACCAGCTTGCGTACATAACAGGCCAAACAGTTTGCCAAATACTTTATTGACAGGGACACCGGTCGTATTGTACGCTTCGACGGCATCGTAACATGCCATAATTATTTCATCAAAGTTCGACGCGTCCACCTTCCTGCCGTCCAATACGCCCTCCACGAAAGATTTGGTGATCACGTGTAACACGTTAGTGTCGCCTAAATCGTCCAGTTTGTACTCTTTTTTAAGTTTGTACCGTAGTCCGTTGCAGCGCAGCACATATCCCTCTACCAACTCTTCGCCGTGGTCAGGAAACAACAGTGATTTATACACAATGGGCTTGGCCACAAAGTCGTCGTACAACATTGAATTGTAGGGAATAGTGTCGAATTGACCACTGCTATACAGCAGATTTTGACCCAGCTCAAATTCAATCTGGTCTTCCACGCCACCATCGTAACGCACAATCTCGTACGCGTAGAACTTGAGCGGCTCAGCTTGATCGCGATAGTGGATATCGTTGATGGGAATTTTCCGCTCGTCGTCGCGCCAACCCACCAACTCGCCGTACACAACAAACGAACCGTAACCAGTCACCGTTTGAAATCGTCTTGCGCACGCTTCCAATCGAGTTTTAATGCGGTAAAATCCCATGAAATCACTGTACTCGCGGTAGGTGTTCCTCGAGCCGTACGCGATGCGGTCGTCACCGTTCACGATGATGCGAAAGTTACACCCATCCAGCTTCTCTTGCACGTTCACCACTTGACCCCACAACGCGCCACTTTTAGCCCTACTTAATTGCTGAATAGACGGGTACAGGAGCTTGGTAATGTTTTTTTCGTGCGGCATCACAGGCCCACCATCGTTCATGGCGTACCGCACGAGCGTCTTCAGCACGTCAAATCTTTCGGGTAAAGGTGGCACTTCGTCCAGTTTGTCTTGCAGCTGCTTTTGCCATTTATCGATGTACTCCTTTTCCTGCTCTGTAGCCGGTGTTTTATTTACTCTCTTTAGCATCAACTTTTCAAACAATTGAATACGTTCTTCATTGTGACCCAACAGCTGCGGCAGACGGTTGTGTTCGGGAAATTGTTCAGTGCGCAACCACCGCTCCACGTAAGCGTTGTTATACATGATGGTTAGCAAATGCTTCGGATCAATGTTTTCTTTTTCTTCATCCTTGTTATTTTTATTATCCTTGGTTTTTTTCTTCTCTGCAGGTTTACGCACTTTAAAACGTAACATAGTCTTCAAAATACCCGGCATACGCAAGCGAGCCAGTTGGCGAATGAACGTAAACAGCTGCGTGTTGGGCACGCCATTTTTGTCCACCACGTCCTTTTCTTCGGCAAACACTCCCAGATAATAGTAGTTACCAGCGTAGATCCCGTACAGGCCGTGGTACAAATCAACGTATGTGCAATCGTCGCCGTCTTCATTTTTCTTGTGCACGTTCACCAGATGCTGGCGATTGTTAATGTAATACAGAAAGTCGTCTTCATTGCATTTCCTAAAAATCACGTAGTCGTGGTCACTATTCTCCGTCGCGTACCCTTTAGCGTGGCTGCCAATGTCCACTTTAATGTACACCATTGTTGTCTCTTTAGTAGGTCTGCGATTGTACTAGTGCATTATTCTGCCCGCCAACATATTATATAGCGGTTATAAGTACCTACTCTACTGATAACAAAAAGAGGGGTTATGACTCACCGAGATCATTTTTCCTTGATGACGCCTATTACACCACAACCCAAACGACTACCAGAGTTCCCGCTAATTTTACTCTGTGCATTGTCACCTAGTCCTAGATCGTCTTCCATAGCGTGCACGACGATGCTGCGACCCAGTACGTTGTGTTGGCCGTACAAACTAATCATGTGGTCGAATTTCTCGAACACGGTCACCGCGCTTCCCGTCGAACACACGTTACCTAAATCTCCCAGGTGACGCTGGGCACTGGTCGGCCCTCCGTGGGGTTGGTCAAAAGGGTTTAGGTGCTCGCCAGCCGATGTGCAACCGTTCGAAATGTCGCCAAACTCGTGAATGTGGATGCCGTGACATCCAAACGGGAGGTTGTTCAACACGCCCAGTATTTTCACTTGCGACTCGGCGTTGCTCTGATGAAATGTTATGTGACCGCTGACGTCACCATCCATAATCGCTTTTGCAATTTTCATCATGTAGCTTACTCATAACACGTGAAAATCAGCTACGCAGTCAACGTGCTACCACTCAGGCATTAGGTTTTTACACCACTTTTGATTTATAACAACAGGGTGTGGCTGCAAATAATGATGCAATATACGACGGGTACTTTTTGTAGTTATTGTTGTTATTCAAGTATCTGCCAATACCGTAGTAGTCGCTTTGGTAGAGCTGTCGAAGAACACCGCCATACGCGTAATATGTAGGGTTCATTGTGATTGAGTTTTTTTCTTACAAAATGTACCTGCGGAATTTTATAAAATATTTGACACACGTTTTGTAAATAATGTGCCAATAGTTTTATTAAATTGTGTGGTAAAAATTGTAAATCGATATTAAAATAAATAGAGTTTTAAAACTCTGGAAATTTTTAATGCTGATTTCAAAAATTAACCAAAGATTTGTAAATAATATGCCAAGAGTTTTATTAAATTGTGTGGCAAAAATCGTAAATCGATATTAAAATAAATAGAGTTTAAAAACTCTGGAAATTTTTGATGTTGATTTACGATTTTTGCCACAATTTCTTGATATACTTGCCAATAAATTTTACAAATGTGTTGGCAAGTATTTGAAATCGACATTAAAATAAAAGCGCTTCAAAACTTTTGGAATTTTTTAATATCGATTTTGCAATTTTGCCAACATGTTTTACCAATTCCTTGTGTCAGAATTGTAAAATCGACATTAAAATATTTCTATTTCAAAACTCTGTAAATTTTTAATATCGATTTTGGAATTTTACCACAACACTATTATAATGGTGCTGGCAAAATCTTCAAATCAACATTAAAATTTACAGAGTTAAAACTGATAAATATCAATTTTGCATTTTTGCCAATAAGTATTCTGCGACACTGCCAATAGGGTTCAAATTCAATCAGCGCTTCTTCGTAAGTTAGATATGAGATTAGATCAAGCTATATAAAAGAGGGCGCCTGTATGTATCATCATCAAATATCAAAATGATAGTAACATACGCTAACGTGTTGCCTATTAATATTACCACTGATTTTTATTGTTTTAAACCAACCGAAAAAATACTTTCAATCAGCAAGAACCTTACACTAAACGACCAGACACGCGTGTATAAGATGATTCAAGAAATAATTGGCGAAGTGGCGCGATGCGTGCGAAGTGCGCAAACAGTTCGACTCGACCAAGAAGATGATTCTTTATTGTTGGCGCCGTTCAAAATTACTTTTGACCGACACTCCATAACCCACACCATGTTGGCTATTGGCAACATTTACAAGTACCAGCTGGACCTGGATGGCAACGCTAACCAGAAAGATTTAGGTAAAATCGAGTTTCTGCTGCGTCGCATGATTGTTGACTACAATTGCTTGTGGCGTCATCATCAGTGCGTCGTTCCAAATGAAGCCCAGCAGCATCACCGAAGTTATGCCAGTCTGCTGGAACACGCCGTGGGTGTGCTGAGCAACTTTTTTCAATTAACACTGGCCGAGCATCAAGAACTAGTGACGTGTTCTTCGTTAGAGAGCGACGACCAAATGTATTCCGAAGATTCTGATGACTCTGATGACTCTGATGGCTCTGATTACTCCATTGGCTACTAACACTGTACATTTTTTAAATAGATAAGAATAAATTGTTTTTTCTCACAAACGAGTATATATTTTTGTCCATGAAACTACAATTGTTTTGCTGTTGTCTGTTGATTTCCACCTACAGTTCTGTGGCATGGCTACCACCCGAAAGATGCTCGCAATCCAAGAGTCTCAACCCACAACCAGGCCCCATAAAGCTAGTTGCCGAAACGACGACTAGTGTTGAGGCGTTGGCTCTAAAACAAAACACCGACCTCAAAAAAAAGTACGAGAAATTCAAGTTTTTTGGTGTGCCAGCGCGCGTGACGTGCGACACACCGTTTCGTTCATGTGGTCCCGACAACTGGGGTGCTTGTGTGAACGAACTCAAAAAGACGGACGAGGCCTCCATCGAATTGTTTGCGCCCTATGATTGCCAGTTTTACACGTACGAGCCCGAACTGCTGTCTTCGGTAGCGTGCTATTCGCACGAGTGCAAACTGTCTCACACTGTCACGACGGTCGACACGTACACTCCCACCGAGGGCTACAACTGGGGCGTCACCATCTACGGCAAGGCTTCGTTTCTCGATTTTCTGGAGGTTGGCGGAGAAGCGTCCACCGGTGGAGCGTATTCGTGCACGTACACCAAAGGTAAGACTACGTCGGACCAGGTCGAATGTTCCGTAGCGCAGCCGGGTCACTTGCAGTTGTACAACGTCAAATCTGACATGCAGTGTAAGTTTGGTTCGCTCGAGTATTTGATCGACTGGGATCGAGACTGGGACGGTCTCGACGTTTCTTCAAACACTTTTACACGCAGCGAAGCCGCCAAAATCAATCAAGCCAAGCTGGATTTGGACTTTGAAAAGTGTCTGCTGACCATGTATCTATTGGACATGGACAAAATATCAGAGGGTCTCCTCGAAAAACTAACGGCGGGTCTTCCAAATTACAATCCATTCAGCGACGCCATTACGATGCACGGCAGCGGTGACTCGTACCAGGCCGTGGTCATATACTTAAAGCACGGCAAGACTCAGTACGATTTGAAAAAGGTTATTCCTTTCACCACAAAGGCTGGAAACTCTGTCTATCAGTACGCGTGTCTACACGATCCCTTGTGAATTAGTTTTGTTGCGTAATATGTCCAGACGTGATTTTTATGCGCAAATCTCGTATAACTCGGCGCTCCCGAACCTCCGATAGTTACAAACCATGTTGACCACTACACTAGCGTATTTGTGCTTTGCGTCCTTTACTGCGGCATCACTCAATACGCCGTTGCAGTCGAAATTTGAAGCGTACTCGTTGCAAACGAACCGATTGTGCGTCAACGATTGAGTGGACGGTGCTTGCGTGGTGAACGCAAACGGGACTACGGCCGATTGCCGCGTGGGCAGCCGGTTAACCAAGCGCTACCGCACCGTGTACAATAACGAGTGCGTGAGCAACTGTGGAGTGTTTTTCAACGATGACCACGACTATTTCTGTATGGTGAAGAGCGGCACTTGGGAGAGGTGCAATCGTGATCTGGGAGTGTATGCCAAGGAAATTGCGCTCACCACAAACGTTTACGACGGGTGTCTGGGTAAATGTCAACGATTGGCAACCGGGCGCTCGTGGTGCCATGTGGCTGGTGGGACGTGGCAGTATTGCGTGCCGGGCGCACGAGAACTACTAGTTTCGTACAGAACCGACGCGGGCACAGTGTGCCGGTCCCCGTGCAAAATCGACACAGACTCCTCGACTCACTGTTACGATCAAAGGGGCGTTTGGCGCAAATGCACACTCAATCCGCGTTTCAACGACTACTTGGATCACGTCAACACTGTAGTTGCCGGCAGTGTCGGAGAATACGACGAGCACGGCTACCGCAAATGTAGCGTAGGTCGGGCGCGAAGACAGATTGCTGACGACGCTTACTTTGCAGGTGATTTTGTGATGGAGCCCGAAAACAGTATGGCGCCTTATTACGACCCCTCGATATGGGAGTCTGACGGCAATGGCAACTACTTTCGTCGACCCAAGCCAACCGTCAACATTGACGCGACTTCTCTTAAACGTGTGAAACGAGACATGATGTGGGAATCGAATTTCGACCAAGACCATCAACACCAGCCCTTAGACGTTTTGAGAGTGGCACGTTTATACGAGCTTAACAACCCTACGGTGCAAACGCACAGCTTGCCGATTATATCGTACACAGTGTTGCCGATGGACGCCCGGTTCGGAGACACGGCTCGTTACGTGCCGCTAGTGTTGAGAGGTTTAATCAACAAGACTACACTTAAGTTCGACATTCACCGCCTGCCGCATAGCATGCTAATGCACAACACTACCGGTTCGATGCGCTACCAGCATTTGAGCAAGCAGCTGTCTGAATATTTGGACGTTAGCGTGGAACGTTACGCCGAAGTGGTTGCGGTCAATGTGTACAACTCGACGCTGGCACAGACAGCAATCGGTCTGCGCATCAGGTTGTACGAAAACGACCAGTTGATGGATTTGAAGGGTAATGCCTTGATTAGCGTTAAGGACAATGAATTGGACAACATGTACTTTACTACTCTTTCTGAAGAAGCAGTTTGTTAAAATAATAAAAAAAATTACTATAATATAATACATTTTTTTTATTCAATCATTTAGTTTAATTATTTAGTTAACAATACAATTTGTCTCTCAAACAATATTACGTTGCTCATGGTGAATAGAAGCTCGCTGGCGCTGTCGCGCGAAATCCCATTGACTTTGGAAAAGTTATCCACTTGAAGATCGTGGACTAGCGCGTGTACATCGTACACAGCTCTTGCCGCCTCCACCAGCCTTAACGAAAATTCATTAATCAGGCGCTCGTTCAACAGTCGTATGCCTCTGCGTAAATACTCGAGTCGCGACATTTCCTCGTACTTGTTCCATTGGTCCTTATCCATAGTTACAATGGTGGTGTTGTTTTTAACGTCGTTTAATAGTTGCCGAAGAGCGCTCAAATAGACTCGACGTTCGCAGAAAATTATTGGCGCATGACCGCTGTTGTAGTGGTCCTCTTCCTCACGTTTACGATGACTTGATATTACAGGCGCGCAGTGGCTGTAGCTGGGTATGTACGGCGACCACTTGTTTCGTAACAGGTACCAATACATGTAGCACTCGGACTCTACCGCCGGATACAAATTTTGCACAATCTGGTACACGTAGTTGTCGAGCATGTTGAAGTAGCGCCGAAACTTTGTCAACGATTTCATCTCAATGTAGGCGTTAAATTCCTGCTCCGTGGTGTTGTTCCTAGAGGAATACTCTGCGTGTTTTTCAATCACAACACACAGTTTTTGCTCTGACGTCAAAGTGTCGTCAATCAAATAATTAACCTCGGCGACAAACTCGTTGTACATGTACATACAACTCAAAGCCTCGTGCGCATATTCGTCCGCAGGCGACAATGAGGTGACACAATACTGTATTATCATGTCGTTAATTTCTTTAGGATCTTGAAAAAACGACCACAGTTGTACGGCATACTGGACGGCGTACAAAGCATCTGGCTGCTGTTCGATGCAGTATCCAATAAAATTAAGTTTCACCGTAGGCGACCACTTGCTCGAGTGTAAGCTCAACAGTCTTTTCAGTTCAAGTCTCTTCTCGTATCCCGAGGCAACACAGTCTTTGACGCGTGAAAACGAGCGGTTGCTAGTATTTAGCAACGAAACAAATTCAACAATCTTAGGTTTAAAAGTCAACATTCTGATACAATTACAATTGAATATTAACATAAAAGAATTAAACTCAGGCTTATATAAGTAGTCTTTTTACTGATAAGATTACACAATGGTGTTATCAGACAAGAGCTGGGAGCTGTACATGGTGCAAACGCCCAACCAAATGTTGTACACCGGCGTGTCCGTGGACGTGGATCGGCGCTTCCGTTTACATTGCTCGGGTAGAGGAGCCAAATTTTTGCGCAACAAACAGCCACTACAGTTGGTTTATCGCAGCAAATGCAGATTCACACACTCCGAGGCACTTGTGGTAGAGTATCGAGTAAAAAAATGGCGCAAGAGTAAAAAACTACTGTTGATAAGTCTTCAACCGCATGACCCTAGAAAGATAAATGAACACTGATTATGTTCATGTAACACCACAGTAAATTTGATAAACTAATGTGACACTTTTTTTAATGTCGATCCCGTTCCCCGAAAGTTTTTGAGACTGTTTTTTTAATGTCGATTTCAAAAATTTGCCACAAAATTTAATAAAATCGAATATGACAAAATTTTTAATGTCGATCTTTTTCCCCGGAAAGTTTTTGAGACCCTATATTTTTAATGTCGATTTCAAAAATTTGCCACAAGATTTAATAAAATATAACCACATTTTTTTATCGTTTGTTAACGTCACTTTTTTTAATGTCGATCTTTTTTCCCGAAAAGTTTTGGAGACTGTTTTTTTTAATGTCGATTTCAAAAATTTGCCACAAAATTTAATAAAAAGTTACCACATTTTTTATTGTTTTGTTAATGTCACTTTTTTTTAATGTCGATTTGTAACGCTCAGAAGTTTTTGGACTTGGTTTTGGTTAATGTCGATTTCAAAAAAGTGTCACATTGATTATTGAAATAATGTACCATACAATTTAACAAAATAAAACTGGCGATAATTTTAATGTCGATCTTTTCGCCTCCCGGAGTTTTGAAGCTGTTTTTTTAATGTCGATTTGAAAAAATTGCCACACCAGTTTGATGTATTGCCTACCACATTATCTATGATTATTAAAGTGTCACTATTTTTAATGTCGACCTTTTTCCCAGAGTTTTAAAAACTTTTATTTTAATTTAATGTCGATTTCAAAAATTTGCCACAAAATTTTTAAATATCTCTATGCCAATAATTTTAATATCGATATGTTGCTCTCGGAGTTTTAAACTTGGTTTTGGTTAATGTCGATTTCACAAAAGTGGCAAACTGTTATCAACTTTTATTGACACAAAAGTTTCATGATAACATTAGTGACCCAGCCACAATGTAGTTCGTACCACAGTAACTAGATGGCGGTGTATGACGAAATAAAACACGAGTTAGAGTCAAAGTCATGTATTATTATAATATTATAGTAAAATGTTTAATCTACCTCAATTATGTTTACAATGTGTACCTACGTAAATATTGGTTGTTGAAATGTATGTAGCAGCCCACAAATTATGCTAGTCTAAAAAACATTTTAAATCACTTAAATAAACCTTAGAACTATAAGCGTCTTATTCCCAATTGAGAGTTTTATTAGGTAGTAACTGGAACAACCCGTGCATTCCGAACGTGCGAGATGTGTGAACTTAAAAATAAAATCATATGCCTACGTTAAAACAAAGCAGCGGAGGTACTTAAAATAACGCTAACCCTGGAAACATAAAACTTACACAATACAGTATCATCATAATAGTTTTGCACCAAACTAAAAAAGTGTTACATATATAATATTTCAAAGAATCGATCGAGCAATGTTGGTACTCTACTTAATATTAAACTTACACTAGATTACAGTTCATAATATTTTTTTAGAGGTTATAAAGGTTGTATATATAATATTTGAAAGACATATATAATATTTTAAAAAACCGATCAAGCAATGTTGGTACTTTACTTAATATTAAACTTACACTAGATTACAGTTCATAATATTTTTTCGAGGTTATAAAGGTTGTATAGGTAGTATCGTTCGTCATGTTCACAACTTATTAACTAATACACATATAGCAAACGCTAAAGCTTGATATGGGTTCAAGTAACCATAATAAAGGAGAGACATAATTGTCATTAACAACAGTACGGTTGCGCAGCAAATCTGAAACAATTAGGCCTGTGTTACATCATGTACGCGTGGATAGAAATTTATGCATACAATGGTAATAAAATTCTTACCATATAAAACTGTTGTTAATGTATGGTGGTATCAGCTGCAGAGTGGCGGAGTGTGTGTGCAAAGTTGGCTAATATTGTAATTCCAACTCCCATCTGCTAACAATAAATTTCCACCTACAAACAACAAAATTGTTAATACACAGACAAAATCAGTGACATTAAAATAATAAACCAATTTGACTACTCACCAAGCACAACTTCGCACCGGCTTCTCCGCACTGCACAAATCTCGATACGCACACGTATTAATACCCGCAGTGTTATCTCTCAAGGCGGTGGCACGATGCGGCGATGTCATAGGTCGCTTACCGTGACTGATAACAGTGGTGTGTGTGTACAGAGTTTTGATTTTTAAATCAGTCATAAATAATCTTGTGTGAAAAGTATAAAAGGTGCTACATTAGTATATTGGTCGCGCAAACCATGGACTCGTCTCAAGAGTACAACGTTAACCGCCTCATCGCGAGTAACAGTATACTCTGTAACACGATTGGGAAGCTAGAAAAACGCATAAGTGAAGCGGAAAACCGTATTAGTGTTTTGAACAATATAGTGATCGACAAAGACCGACAACTGGACATGCTGTACCATCGGATGAACGAGCTCTACAATATCATGCGGCAAAAGGACCATCAAATTGAAAACCTCATTAATGGCAAGATTAATACCGAACCCATACCCGTTATCAAAGTGTCTGCTTCAAAGCTGGTTCCGCTGGTGAAGATACCCATTCCTGTTTACCCAAGCACGAGTAAGACGTTTGTAAACACCAACAGCCTCATACAAGAAGTTGAAATGACTGATTCGCCACCGCAGGACGTTCCGACAGATTTGCAGGTTAAAAAGCACGCAAACACAAAAGTGACTGAAGTTAAGAACAAAAACGAGGACGACAATTACGAAAATTACACGGACAAGTACAAGATCCCCATAATATGTGTGACTCGTACAGATAATATGATAAAGGCGGTGACTGCACAAACAATATACGTAGAAGCGCTGAAGAAGAGGAGTGAAATTGATTTGGATTCGATCGTGGTGGAGGTGAACTGCAAACAGCCGCAAAAATTGTGGGAGGAAACGATGAAAGTGTGTCACCAAAAATACAAGAATAAAGTAAAGTTGTTACGAAAATCGTTGTGTTTCGCCTCTGTGCAAGATGCCATAACTTTTTCTGATGAAATCAAACACATGTATAAAAACTTGAAAGCGTGGGACACTAATAAACAGTTTTTGTTGGAATAGATACTGTTGGTAGTTTTATTTGTTGATCCAAGTAAGATAATGGCGCTACCCACGGCTCAAGATATGATCTCGTGTGACGAGTTCGTAATGAACCGTGGCAGGTTACACATGATCAGGGACTGGCGCACTCGTTTTCCAAACATTTTTATCAACTATAACATTAGGTACGCCACCCGCCAAGATTTTTACGTACCCCCGTCGCTGTTAAACAAACAAGCCGTAATAGTCGAACTCGACTTTAGTAAACAAGGTTGCGAAGCCATGTCCTGTTATCCGTTCACGGCCACAGGGGTTATAGATGTCGACTCGCCGATAGGCGGCTACACCCAAACGGCCAATACGAGCGTGCAGTATAATCAGCCGGCGTGCTTCAACTTGGACCGTGCCTTGGCTCGTAGGGAGGGCGAACTGCAGTCGGTCGAAACGCGATACACAAACAACGATCAATGTATAATGGTCGATAGCTTCACAAAAATGTACATGAACACACCATACATGCGGACCGAGAATCGCAAGTCGACAGGCATAGACGACGTGCCAGGTTTCGACACTAGATTTAGCGACAACCCAGTGTTTCCCGACAAAGTGGATGGGTTATTTAATTCTGCTTATTGTCGTCGTTTCGGTAGGGATGTTGTGAACGCCAATTCTAGCTCGGCCAGTGGCTGCGCCCAAGCGTGGTACGAAATGTTGGTGGGTTTCGTTTTGGGTGACTCTGTGTATGCCTCCTTTAAAATGCTGGCAACAGGCGTTGTCGCCGACATGGCGTCCCACAATTACGATAGACCGTCTAGTATTTTACCACAACCACCACCGCCTGCGGGTAGGACGATGCTGGACGAATGGTTGGCGGCTAGAGACGATCGTTTCGACGACGAGTTTGAGAGACGATTTATAACGCACGACGATTACGGTGATATGGCGCCTGGTACCACGCTTGTTTACGAAGCTGAAAAAGGTTACTCATATCGACCGTCGTCGTCGTTCAGTGATACTAAACGGTCGTTGTTGAGGCAAATAAATTCTGCGCGACTGGCCATGTTGAACGGTCGTGAGCGTCGCGAAAACATTACAAAGTCAAAGATTCGTGTCACTGATAACCCGTTGAACGTGTCAGAAGTGATAGCGGACGTTGATAATTTTAATAATGACGAAAACCTAGATTCCATGATTATAGACTTCCTGGAGGATCACGCGTTTATAATTGGCATCCTCACCGACCTAGGTTTTAATATTTTAGAGTCGCAATTGAATAAACTGTTGAAAGAGATTAGTAGTCAACTGTTGCCTATATTGCGCAATCTACTGTTGAGTGGTGGTAGAACGTTTACAAATCGTTTTGCCGCAGAGGTGTACAAAGCTATAGTTATCAATACAGTTCACCGCACACTAATCAGAACCGTTGCCCTAGTGTCAAAAATGATGTTTCGCGCCTTAAAAATGGCCATGTCGGTGATAAACATCGTCCTCATGTTCCTGACTCTAGTCGATTTCGTGCTCATGATTTGGGACCCGTACGGTTACAATAATATGTTTCCTCGCGGTTATCTAGACGACCTGTCAAACGCTTTTTTGGGTTCGTTGTACGAAAGTGTCGGTATCGAGAACCGCGACCTCATAGTAGTGCAGCCGGAAATGTTTTGGGAGTACGTTAACGTAACTTATCCGGCCAGCGCCGTTGAACAAAGAGAACTGGACACAATGTCTCTATCGACCATAAACGCTATAATATATATAGATAGTCTAGAAGTAAACAGCAACGGTCAAATAATAAGCTGGGAAGGCGACCCCTTGACCGATATAGATTTGGAGAGCGTGATTTCTGCTGGATTCGCCGCCAACCGTAATTATCAATACTTTAAATGGTTCATGACTCGTCACAATAAAATCCTGTTGAACCCATCACCGCTCGTTGTAAACTCTAAATATCTAGGCGGGTTCGTATTACTGGTGGGTGGGATGGTGGCCGTCTACAAAAATGTGAATCGTAAAAGCTTAGAACCACCTCAACTGGTGGCGTTTTCAGTGTTATTTCTACTCTTAATCATTATCGGAATATGGCTTATAATGACAGAGTCTCTCAAGTATTACATGACGCTGTTACACCACAAAACGCCTGCTGCGCCCAGAAAGAAACTGGCACAAAACAAACCGTTAGTGTACAAAAATTAAGTTTGCACTTCCTCGACTACTACCACGTAATCGCTCGGTTCTTCTTGTTTGTTATCTTCGACTTGCTCTGCTGTTTCTTCTTGTTTGTTATCTTCAACTTTAACTGGTTCAGCGGCGACTAACAGTTGATTTAATAATAAATCAACCTTTTGTTGCAGAACGTCAAGTTTAGCGCTAAAATTGGTAGGCAACGTGTTGCTTTCGTGGATGTTACGTTTTAATTCGTTTTCGACCGCCACCAATCTCTGATACGTAACGGCAATGTCTTGTTGGGTTCTTATTATTTCTTGGTACAAATCTTTGTACGACATTGTTTATATCTTACTATACGTTCGCGGCGCGGTATAAATAACGTGACACTATATTTAAATTGCCATCTCCGTAAAATGTTTTACGTGACGCGACAACTGACTTCTCAATATTTTCCCCAATGTGTAAAATATTTGTTTCCCGCCATCGCCGACTACATGCTGTACAGTGCCGGTGAGAATGTTGCGGATTACACCAAAATGCACGAGTGTGTACGCGTCAACGAAGGGTTTGTGTCCTTGGATGTCACGTTCGTGCGATTCTACTTGGAAAACGTCGACCAATGCACACCTGACGATTTGGAGGTGTTTGTGGAACATTCGCGTCTTGTGGGTGTACGATCGCCGGAAGACCGTAAACTGTTGTTGATACTACTGAAAAATTTGTGGTTCAAAGGTGATTTTAAACGACTGCGTAAATTTGTACAACTGTCCGACTACACAAAAGTGCTAAAATTTGTCGAAAACTGCCTATGGGAACGAGGTTACGAAGATTTCTACACGTTGGGTCAACAATTGAGCATACGTATGACCACGAATTTAATACAAAGTGGTCTCGATTTTAAACACCAGATAGCCAATAATGGAGAAGTGGTGGTGGACGCTGCGCGCGGCTGGTCCGATCCGGTTTTTGTAAAAATTTTGTCGTCAATCAAAACCGTGGCAGACATAACGAAACGTTACAAGTCTAACAACACGTACATAATGCTAGAGATTGATGCGCCGAATAAGGAGACTATAATTAATCTGTTAAAACAGCACTTTTGTGTTGTGGAGAACGACACATACAACGTGTGCCTGATATATTGTGCAAAAAACAATAAAGGTAGCCTAAGTGTCTTGGAAAAACTATCACCCCTAATCAAAGAGCGTAGAATCAATGTGGTGTTTGTTACTGATTCCGAGACTTACATCAATAGTAACCGCATTTTTTATATATACAATTCCATGAAGTTTTATTATTATTGTCTAAAAAATAAATTTGTGTTCGACTACAAAGACTACGAAACAATGTATTTAATCTACACAATTGTGTGTATCGAAATTTTAAACGGAGGCTGTCTCAACAGTTTTACTCTAGAAAAATCGTTGTTAATGAATCCGTTGGAATTAAACTCTCGTCGGGTAAACGCTTTAAAGCGCGCGGCCGCATATGGCAAAACTTTAAACAACGACATGGAACTAAAAATTGACTTTATAAAGGGTAGACGGATAAAAACCGGCACCAACTATTGTCAAAGATTGGTTGACATAAAATTATAAATGAAACGAAAATTACTTTTGTGCAACTTTATTTGTGATATAAATAATATGGGTAATAACTTTGATTTATTTCTCCTTTACAATTGGTGAAAAAGCAAAATTGTAACCACGTATTCGATGGTCGTGTGTTTTCGTGATAGCAATAACATTGATATTCTAAGTAATCTTCCACCCATTTCCGTACGTGGTACGTGCAAAAATGATGACAATGTTTTTTGGAACACAATGTCGAGTTAGCAGCTACGCAGCTGTTGTATTTTCCATCTTCGCACAAGTGTAGCTTCATGTGGTGAATAATTAACGAACCAATTTCCCAAACACACAAATACACTTTTAAACTGTTGTATTCTTTCAAAATGGCATCGATGACAGGCTGGTCCAAAATTCGTTGCACAGAGTCGACCCTGACTAGCACACGACCACTTATTCCTCTGATCGCATCATAATGTGACATCACATCCAATGTAGTGCCATCAAGAAACGTTGTGCGCATCAGTTTAGCTTCTCGGTCCATACGCAGTCTACAACAAAATAAACGCATCATTACTATTTGTGCAAAGCAAACCTTTAAAATTGTAAGACATTTTATGTTAACATAATCACCTTGTAAACGTGTCGTCTTCCTCTCCGTTGGGCCAGGAGGCTTTGACAAAATTGTGCAACGTGTCCTTGTCCATGTATTGGGACAGCTGCTCCACCATTTCCAACGGTAAATATACTTTGCGACGTGTATAATATGCTGCACACATTTTACGTTTAGACACTTTTCCAGGATGATTTAGAACTAATGCAGAGCGCCACCACTTGAGCATGATTGTTGTTTGTAAATGATAGTAAATTATCACTTGTCTAGAATTTATAAGGTTTCCCCTTTTAGTTCTGAGATAAGATTAGTTAGTAGCCAATCTTTCATTCCACTTTTACGTTTTGTCCACACACGACTGTGATTCTGTGGTGGCAATTAAATGTGAAAAGTGGTGGTAATTTTTATGTAAATTTAATGGCATTTTTATTATTGTTAGATTGTGTTGAGATAACGGTTGGTATATAATGGGGTGTGTGTTGATTCTGTAAGGTAATGTTGTGTATGAATGCCTTACGATGGTTAAGAAAGGCAGACATTCGGGGCTGTTGCTCATCACGGACGACGACAAAGCGGTAATTTTGCAAGCGAATAAATCGTACAGCGAACACGTTAACAAAAATTTGAAATACAACAAACACATTCCTTTTGTAGAGAAGCTGAGTATACCGAGGGGCCGCCAAGACGTGGGCGAACTGGACTACGAGACGGCTGTGCGCGAGTTCATCGAGGAGACTGGACTGATTTTTGACAAAATTAGTTTGTATCGTGAACCGTTTCTGCTGGAATGGCAAGACGACGAAAAAACGTTTCGCTATTCGATGTACGTGGCTTTCTTGAACGGTAGTTTGAACACATTACGCAAAAAACCAAATAGTTATAACATTAGACTGTACAGGAGCCTCAATAATATGGAATACGATGTTGATCTCAGTCGCCAGCGACACCACACCAACGAATTAATTAGGCGTTTAGATATAATGAGTTTAAAAAAGTACATAACGTACATGGAGAATCGGCAGTTGCCCACCTACAAATATAGTAATTACTCGAAATTTTTTGATTTTGTCTACAACGTAAAATCCATGTACAACAGGCAGCAATGTGATGCGGTGCTTGATAATTTTATAGTGTTAATATTGTACTGGTGTGTGGACAGTGAAGTGTTTTCTACACGGTTTTTGTATTATGTTTGAAAAAATAAAATATCTCATTAAGGATAAAATGTCTTTTGATACAAACACTAATCCCATCGAAGTTTTTATCGTGACCAACGACAACGGTTCCACAAATGGCTTTGCGGAAGTTTCGTCGGTAGCGCAAATGTTGTCGCCTTACACGCGTATCACAACCACACAATTGTGGAACTCGACGCCGAGCTGTTACAAAATTCAGAACAATGGTAAAAATTTTGTGCACGCCTTTGTAGTGTGTAAATACTTGGCGACCATTCCAGAATCTGACGCACCTAGCTATAAAAATCTACGTCAACTGGTGCACGACTTGACAGCTAATAACAGTGACGAAGAAAAGGCAGCGTCCAGCGCTGAAATGTTGACAGAGATTGAATTGTTACACAAAAAAGTGGATCAGCTGCAGTCGCATAACGAGAGTATGCTAGGCAATCTGGGTGCGCTTTTAAACGTAACCAAAAGTGAAATAATAGGTGAAATTAAAGAATTTTTGTTTCTTGATGGATTACCAGCTCAAGTAGAACTAGTAGTTCCAGAAAAATAAAATTATATATATTTATAATAGACAGTTTATTTCATAGCTTCATGTATTAAATCTGAAACTTCATCCGCGTTTGCGTAGACAACTGTACCGTGTTGGCCTGCGTACTCGATACGTTTGCCCGCGTTGATAATTTCCGTTTCCAGTTTGGCGATTTTAACGGCAGGCTCTGATAGATTGTTGGCTTCGTATAGTTTATCCATAACCACACCGTCGTACATGCGTTTACGCGTTTCAAATTTGTCGCGATGACCGGTAACATATTGCAGCCGTGTAGTGTCATTGATGCCCGTTTTTGCGTAGACGGCTAAATTGGAACCATCGGTGTCATAGTCCTCCGCTGGCATTTTGTTGTCATTTTCTTCCGGTTCCTTTTCTTCTGGTTCAACGTCATCGTCGTCTGTAGACATACTGGTACTAGTAATGGGCCATCTGTTGTACAAATAACAATTGGTTTTTTTATCGAGTACGTCTATTTTTGTATCGATACCGTCTAATTTTTTGCACAAATATAATAAATAAAACTCCACCGCATTCGTCTGCGTACCCCACCACCAATTTTTAATAGTTTTCAAAACATCCATCTACGTTAGCACGTGTGGTGTGTTGTACTTATTTCCTTTACTGTGAAAACTATAAGGCGCTCTTATTTGTTTGATTGATTCAAAGACTTGTTTGTCGACGAAAGGATAAAACTCTTTTAACATAGCGTCAAAATTTCTCGTATTAATATTGGGATACAATTCCGTGATTGCGCGTTTGACGTCTTTGTTTTCCAACGCTTGTAAAAAAGCGTGCGCCAAAGATCCGGGCCTGGCCAATTTGTCGTTGATTTTCAATGGAGGCGTCAGCACACATTTTAAATAATACGCACGTTCCAATGTGGTGGCGCTCATCCTAAATTTCATCATGTCACTGTCGAGCCATATGTGGATGCCGCGATTACCGGAATCCATGATGCGTACCACGTTGTCGCCGAAAAAACTAGCGTAAGTCAAATGGGCAATTTTGTTCTTCAACGCAATCTTTAACGGACAGTGGTCGTCGTGATGGTCCACATCTATGACCCATTCGCGTCCGCCTTGTACAGTTTTTTTCACATGAACGTCTTGTGCATCGTTGGTTTGTAAAAATTGGTAGAATTCTTTAAATGTGTTGAACGTTTGCTGTTTAGAATATTTGCCATCGGTGTGTACCCACGTTAAAGAGCCATCTTTATGTTTTTTGGTGACGGCCCAATATCTTTCGGTGTTGTACTTGACATTATCCCAGATGAGACGAGCACGTTCGGCGGTGTACATGTTTAAAATATTTATGAACAATAAATTAATACCCACGTCAATATAGTTAAAGATAAGAATTTTTAATAATGAGCTCGGAAGATAACATATTTTTGGTGATTCGTAAAGACATAAGTAACGTCGAAGCTAAAGTGGACAACAACACTACTAGTTTAACGTCTATCGATACACAAGTAAAAGTTCTACCTAATATCAACACAAAAACTGACAAGATAACCACTATAGACACAAAATTAGATGCTGTCGTCGTTCAATTGAACACCGTGAACACCACCGTTACTAGTGTCAACGGCAAAGTAGACAATGTGACTACAACTTTAACTAGCACTAACAGCAAAATTGACGGTGTTGCTACCACTTTAACTAGCACAAATACAAAAATTGATACACTCACCGCCAGCACCGCTTCGTCGTTTACATCGCTCAACACAAAAGTGGACGGTGTGTCAACACAAGTGAACGGTGTAAACGTAAAAGTAGACACGCTCGGTACCTCGTTGACAGCACAAATTACAAACATCAACAGTCAATTGACAACCATAAATAATACGCTGACTACCATATTGAAGATATTAAGACCGTTGGGTCTGACGGGTAAATTAAATATAAACGATTAGATAAGTGGCCCATGACATGAACTATCCGTTGTACGTGGTGCTTGTTGTAGTGATGGTTGTGATGGTGGTGTTGCATGCGGTCAATCTGTACAACAACATGGAACCGTTGACTTTGCCTGAAGACGAGTTGGAAATTTACGATAATTCTCGTGTACCGGTAATAGACCCACCGCAAGTGATCGTGATTGAGGAAAATGAATTGGCGTGCCACGAGAGTCTTACACCGTGTGTCTCGGACGCCACCTGCCAGCTGTGTCAAGAAGCTTTAGCCAAATGTTATACGTTTGAAGAGCAAGTGCTTTTAGAATTACCAAACGGTGACACGAGAGTGATGCAGCCGGGTGAATCTTTTTGTTTGGCGCTAGATTCGAAAAGAGCGCGTAGCTGTAATCCTCACACTGGCACATGGGTGATGAGACAAGTCGACACTAGTAATTACGCTATAATATGTCATTGTGATTTTCCGGGTCTGGTTATTCAGGCAACAATATATGACGATTGCGACATCGATGTCGGTTGTAGGCCGTACGGTCGATTGGCCAGTTTGTACACAACTCCGCTTGAGTGTGAATGTGACGCAGGCTACCATCCGGACCGTAATGAACATGCACCATTCTGCCGGCCGAGCGTGGTAAGAGATGTTCGAGCAGATCCCGCATTCTTTCACCGGCCGCCTTGTCGTTATGGATACATATCCAGTAGACATCCTGGAATCCACGAAGATGTGCGTCTCATGTTTAATTTTGAAGTCTGCATACCTGATCCGTGTTCTATAGATCCTGTGACCGGCGAGCGGCACTCGGGTCACCTAGGCTATTATGCCAACCAAGCTCCCGGTGGTGCGCCTATAGTCATGTGTATTTGTAATTTGCGCGATAATCTTTATCCGGTGTACAGTCCGCACTCGATACTGGATCAGCGCTACGGCAACGATACGGTTATGGCCAACGCTTGTATCAGACCGCTTGTGGTGGATAGGGACAATGTCCGTAGCGACATTAAAGTTTTTTGGGGTAATAGCACGGTAAAATCTAATGCTGACATGGTTTTCCAAGTCAATCAAGGTCATGTGCACAGTAGATATAATCCGTTAATGGTTCGACGCACTACGAATCACCCGCGCGAAAACCAACAAACGAGTCATGTGCTCAAGTTTCAGATTACCAGTTGTTATTTTCAAAATGCTGCCGATAACACTATAAAGGACATTTTCCAATTCTGGTGGGACTATAATTATCTGAGACGTCACAACAACAACAATTGTCCTTTACCCGGCGTGGGCCAGTGTCACCGCACTTGTAACACGGGCAATATATCGACCACTTGTAACGCATGCATCAATAGCAACGTGCAAAGTTCGTATCGTCGCCAATGTTATTTTGTACGCCAAACCCGCAACGTAGACGGGCTCGGTGAAATTGGCCAATTGTGTATGGGTAACACCGCTACATATTACAACCGTGGCGACGAACCAGTAACATATTTTTTGAGCGGTAGGTTTGCCACAGGAGTAGGTTACGGTCAGGCTAAAGAGAATCAAACTATATATTTTACAAAATCGTCAGAGTGCCTGGCCGACCAACAATATCAAAACGTGGCGATTATAATGGATACCTACCCGTGGTACAGTAACAACTAACAAAAAAACACAAACGTATTATAATAATATGTCAACGTTTATTTCGGAAAATTTGCTGAAAAATCAATATAGCGCAGAGTGTTATCAGTTTTTTGCTGTTTGATTTCGTAAAAACCCAAAAACGCTAAAAGTTTGTCGAATAGCGTTATTGACGCGTAATCTTTGTGCATGTCTATACGAGCATCACTGGTTTTAATAGTACAAGTAGCATTAGCACCTATATTTTTGGGGTTTAACACACATACATCTTTTTGTGCACCAGACACTTCTGTGATGTGTAGTTGTATGTTTTGGTGGTACGAGTGCAAGCGGAAATTGTCTGACGCATAAAATTCAAACCAGTAGTAACTAGCGAACGCCACAAATTGTGTGTAATTTCCTCGATTCTGCGACAACGTATCAATGTCTTGAAATGCCATTGTAGTCCAAGTACATTCGTCGGGAACATATTTATCGTTAGTATACAATTTTCCGCATTTGTTCAGACACAAATGTTTACACGCAGAAGCGTGTTTATACATCAACACTAATCCATTATTGTATGGTAATATATTAAATTTTGTAATTGCACAATCATGTGTTCCTGCATTGGTAACGGTCGTGCCTAACTCACCATTGTTATTCATAGTACAGAAATACATGTTATAATAAACATTGTTCAAATGGTACAATTTTGTCGAGTCAGTTTGACAAACGGCCGCAATTACTAATAAAGTCGTATAAATCAAACAAGTCATTATACCGTTTGAACACTTTAATTACAATCAAGCGCGTTTTAACAAAAAAAATCAGCGTATATTTACGTAAACTTGTACAAGAGTTTGTCCAAAAGGCAAGTTTAGTGTCAAGAGTAAACTCATAAGCTGAGCGTAATAACGTCTAAATACAGATTGGTATTTCACGAAATCATGAGGCTCGAATAAACGCAACTCCATCCTCCAGACGCTTTCTTTGTTCACACACACAATCAACTTGTCGCAGGGCACGGTGCATTCGCAGTGCAATTTAAATTGCACACTTTCTGGTTCTGGACGGTACAACATAAGCTGACTCAAATCTTGAGCATCGTCTTCTATCCTAGCCACTTTGGCGTGAACGTTTAATAAAATGTTGTCAACTGGAGCGTGACGTTTCATGGTGATCAAATAAAGATTTATAATTAGTTAAGTAATACTTAGTGTCACTAAACTGTTGTTTAGTTATGACTAAATATGTTTAGAAATTACTTTATATAGTCACTTTATCTGTTATCTAATCTAAGATAAATATGTTGGGTAAAATACTAATAATAGTATTATTAATGGTCATCATTGTAATTTTCGTTATCAACGCCAGTCGCACTCCTGACGAGCTGGAGACGGAACCAGAAGACTTTAATTGTATATTCCCAGACCCCGACGATTGTACTAGTTATTTTAATTGTTTGGACGCTAAAATTCAGTGTCCTCTGATGGAACGGTTTGACACAAATTTTATGACTTGTCGCACTTTTTTTAATGTCAATTGTGGCACTCGACCTAATCCGCCGGATCCCACTTCAAGCGAAATATGCGCACCTTTTTACAACGGCACCATAAACGGTTGGGACAGATTTCCTTTGCGAAATTGCCGATATTATGCTAATTGCGACACTGAACGACCTTTTTCAACTCTGACACAATGCCCTTTTAATGATCTGTTTAATGAAGCGACAAAAACTTGCGAAATGCACGTAGATTGCGGTAATAGATGTACCGGTCCTAACTGTGCTATTCCGCTCTAATTTTCCGAATCCCAAGTAAGTTCGTCATCTTCGTCTACTACATCGTTTTGCATTATTTCCTCCATCATTTCTTCCGTTTTAAATACCGCCAAAAACCCATCGGGATATGTTATGTTGTAGTCGATAATTTTATGTGCATCGACAATCGATTTTACGTACAAGCATCTTCTGGTACTTCTTTGCCAGTCAATTTTAGCTCCTAATTTATTACCGCCCATGTATATAATTAAATCTTTAGTCAACCACAAAGGGTAGAGTTTGTGTGACATATTGTATAATTTAATTATTTTACTCATCAAGAAAACGATTAAGTTTAGTGTTATATTATTTCATTTATTTATGCCATAAAAAACCAGATTACATACATTTGTTTTCAAAATAAATAAAAATTTTATGGTCGACATTAAGAGAGTACACTGACGTGTTGCTGTCGCAGCTACCGTCGAGCATGTACAATTCGTCACGGGAAACGCCTTTGTTCACGCCAATGATCACAGACGCAACGACAAACTCAACGGCATCGGTGCTTTTTTTCATTGGGTTTAAGCTAAACAACGTGTGAAATTTTTCCATAGTCATCGGTGTTACATGTACCATTTGATCTTCTTTCAGTTCGCCAGTCGCGTACAATTCCTCGTTGTCTTCCACCGTAGCCACGTAGAATTTCTGCAAAACTGCCGTTTTTTTTGCTAAATCGTCTTTGCCCATTGTCATCAGTTTTGTTTTGTTAATCATTAAATACGGTTTCAACAGTGTACTAGCCATTATGCTTTGATAAATGTTAATGTACATCGGATAATTGTCACCCTCGAGCGATATAAAGTCACCGTGGGCAGATTCGCACATTTTTACTTGGCACCTGTCCGCAATGTAGAAATTTATCAGTCCGCCTTCCACACGCATTCCAATGTTGTAGTATGTTGTAGACATGAGTCCTTGACGTTTTTGAAGATTGATGGTCTTCGAACTCAATTTTCCGTTGTCGTCCCTGGTGATTTCGTCTTCGATGCAGGTGATCGGCATACAGCTTTGCATAAAGTGGAGTTGTTTTTTCAATTCCAACATGTTACTACTGGTTTGTAACACCATGGAGCGCTTGTGAATCCTGTCGATGACGCTTTTTTGAATTTTGTAAATACCGTCATCGAAAAGGGCCACTTGTTGGTTTGTGTTCTTCACTACGGACAGCATTGTTGTTAAAAGTTGAATGAAATTTAGTAATGGTAGTTGATTGGTTGAACGCTAACGATGTTATGTGGACCGAGTCGTTTAATGCTTCTTTATATACTATCCAGTAATCTATTGATAACGTTCTCGCATACGTTTCATTACGCGTAAACAATACCGGTCACTTACGTGATACGGTTGCAGGTGCAAACACTTTAGATTAGGATATAAACGGTTTTTTTTCCACAAACGTTTTGGTGGCCCGATGTCCGCATCGAGCACATCTTGAAAGAAGTTGTCTGCTGCTAGTTTACGCATAAAGTGTTCGTGCTGTTTTGTCCACATTTTAGCAACGTTAAAAATTTGTGATCACTGTCCGGTCTGCTGGGTACGCGTTGCAGTATACACAATTTATTTAGAGCTCTTTTCAGGTTGTAAAATTTTTGCCAACTGGCTAGAGTGCCGCTTATAACTGGCTTTTGTAGCTGTAAACACACGTTGATTAGTTGTACACGATTTTTGTTAGTGCAATATGTACTGAGAATATCTGTAATTTCCGAAAAAGTATACGTCTCTAATGTTTGTAACACTTGTTCGTCTATATCGGTGGTCGACACTAATTGTTCCAACGTTAGAAACAAACATGGCACACAATTATGTCGCTGAAAGAAATTGTTGTTGTTACCACTATATTCACAGTCGTCGTAAGGCGACACGACAAACAATTTAGACCACAATTCTTTATTAGCGTTGACATAGCGTTTTACTGCAGTATTGTCAGCGTGCAATAACCGGTTGCGTAAAGTTAATAGGTTTATATCGATTTTGCGTAGTCGAAAACACTTTAAAAGAAGCGATTGAAATTTTTTGTGTTCGTTCCAGTCGTATAACGTCACAAAAACGGGAAATTGAACGCTGTCGTGGCCGATACGAATAAATCTTCGCACAGAATCCACCGTAACGCCCCACATCTCGCACTCGTTCAAACGCAAATAATTAAATAACAAACATTTGTAATAAGCACAACTGCGACGCTTGGTCATCATGAAACACGAAATCGATTATACGTTGCGTTTCTTCAAATTTGATTCTCAGGTGGCCGTCAAGTTTGTGGCGTTACTGAGCGAAGCGGAAATTGATACGTTAGCGTTTTTATTGGCGGAATATTACGGCCAGCAGAGCATCGTGCGCATTAGAGGGTTAACGTTATTTTCACAGTATAAATATGTGATAGATGTGATAAAGAAAGATTACGAGAATCGAACTGATAACGATGAAGACGTCAAGAAAATTTTCAAATTGTTCGTTGACAACGAATTCATAGGCCAGGTGCCTTGTTTTCAAATGATTATGGACTCTATGGCTACGTACTACAAGCCGATGCAGTGTGTGAACGTGACCCTGTGCGAAAAGTGTGCTCCATTACACAGAATTGAATGTCTTGTGTGCAAAGGCACATATGTGTCGAAAGGAATAACACTGTTAGATGCCACGATTCAAGATGGTTGGGATATTTATTTTAGACCTATGCTCGGTATACCGCTTCTGTTTTTCATGCTGTTCCGCAGTGATATGACTGATGTGGACCAAGAAGTGTTCAGCGTCGACAACATCATTACCAATACGCTGCTAATGTTCTTTTACAATCTTCTTTGCGATAAAGCGACGCCAATGTATTGGGACCACAAAAAATGTCAACCACTTATCGCTCAATGCAAAAAATACGTACAAGGAATGCACGATGACGCTCTCCAGTATTTACTTACGAACTTGAACAGCACCACGTACCAAACTAAAATATACGCACCTCTGAAGCAGTTTATGGAGCGACACTTTAAAAACAACAAACACGTCAGTAAATTAGTGCACAAAATATTTATTGGATTCTACATGCGCGTATATTTGGACGCTGCGGAGGCAAAAATGTTGTCGTCGTACGAGTTGGAGTTGCGCAACGTGTGTCTAATTATTTTTAAAGAGTATAAACAGGACGAGTTCGAGGAGTTTATACAAAAACTTAACGGCATTAAACAGCATTTGGCTTTGGTGATTTGTCAAAATCTAGTGATACCCAAAGAGTGTGTGGTACGATTGTTCAATCAATATAGTTTGGAGAAAGACGTGTCTAGGTTGATTGAAAAAACTGTGCAGTACGTGAAATAAATAAGTAAATGGAGAACAGTTTGTTTAGTATCAACGAAAATTACGTTAATCCTGATACAGCAGCACAAACAGCACCACCACCACCACAGCAGCCGACGGGTTACCAACCAACGACAAACAATGAGGCCGTATTGAACGCTTTATTGTCTGTGAGCGCGGGCAGAGTAATAATGTTGGACACGTCGCAAGGAAAAAAAGAATCGCTCGTTCGTCTTGCGCCTCAATCTAGGGGTTTAAGAAAATTGGTGAGCTCAATAGAAACAGGCGGGGACCGTATACAAATCAATGGTATGGACAACGCTATAGAAATTCTCGACACATTGGACGACATCGTAATGAACAAGTTCACCATACCCACTCCGTTGAACGTATGATGTAAGCACACCGCGCGTTTATAATAGTAAAGTTTTGCACACGAGGCACAAATGAGCGCCACAACGAGGTTCTTTCTCACGATCGAAAGACTAAAAAACAATTTGGACGATGCTCAGATGCGTTTACCGTTTTGGGAAAGATTTTTGGCATTGTTCGGCACCAACACCATAACTCTAGATATGCCACTACTTACTGATCTTATAAATGAGTGCGCAGTCGCTGCCGAAAATAAACTGGTAATGCAAAGCGCCACCATTTATTCGCAGTACACAAACAACGCCACCGACCCGCAACAACAACAACAGCCACCGGCGCTCAACCGATTACCACCATTACGCGTCGTCAATTCTACTCCTGTTGCTAACAATAACATTGATTTCAAGAAATACGCCTCCTACACCAATAAAGTTCTCAACTATTTTGTGTCGGCTGGAGTGACATCGTCAGCTTTTAAAGTAAAGGATATCATCATGATGTACTTGTACACTTCTTCTATTCCAAAGTTTAAGCCGTTGTTCGATGTGCTTGACGCAGCTCTGACACGAGGTGAACGTGAATGTGTCGTGTCACTAAACGAGACCACCAGCAGTTTGGTGTTGGACAATTTACGTGACGTCACCGGTGTCACTAACATTCGACTGGATTACGAATCGCTAGTCTATTTAAATAATTCCATTCAAAAGGCGGTTAACAACGAGTTGCACAAGTACCCCATGGTCAAAGTGCGCGACAGGTGTGCCCTGTTGAATGCAAACATTTACGACAAAATCACCGAACCCTGTAAAGCGTTTGTGGACAAGTTTAGTTTATTGATTGCACTGAAAGTTCAATATCAGGTGGCGTCGTGTCCGAATAATTTTTGCACGAATCCAGTGGTCGTTGAAAACGTGGCCATCAACGTGGAAAAGTCGTGCGATATGAATCGGATGGTGTTTAACGCAATCAATAACATTTTTATCAACACCGTGGAACAGTTTGCAATAGAGAACATTAAGTTTGACGAAGAGGACTTTAGCAAGAGGTTTAGAATTTTGGACCGTATACGTGAAATGGGCAACAATAATTTTGTTGAAAAGGAGGCGGCTGGCGATCTGGTGACCAGAAAACGCCTTCGCACAACCAACGAATCGTCTCAATTGAAACGACTCAAGAGCATCCAACAATAAGTTGTACGACTACGTTTTGCAAAAAATTTGCATACTATAAATTAAGGTAATTTTGCGAAATGGAACGTACAGGAAGAAGACGTTCTCGTTCCAGATCTCGCTCGCCTCAGAGGCGTCGTTCGTATCGTAGACGTAGCAGGAGCACTTCGACTGGAGCTCGTCGTCGTTCTAGATCTGGCTACAGGAGGAGATCACGCAGCGGCCAGCGCAGGAACCACGTCAATCAATACGTGTAAAAAAATTTGATAAATAAATACGAGCTTGTATAAAAGTACTTTATATTTTTTCATTTACATTCACTACATTGCACCGCACACATATTCTAACAAAAGAAACAGCCTCGTCACCTGCACGCAATTGTTTTTCCATCACAACAAATTCATGTTTGCACTGTGCGATTGTGTAGCCGTTTATTTTGTGCAGGCTACTCGGAAACAACAACACACCTTCTAATGTTAATGTAACATTTTGTTCCGATAGTAAAATAGATTCCGTTGTAACTTTGTTTGTATCAGTCGCTTTAGTTTTATTAACCAAATTAATTTTTTTCTTTTTCAAACTCTGCTTCCAGTTGATGCTGTTTTTTGAGAGTAACGCATCTATGGGCTCTTTTTTTAATTTTGCCGGTTTTGCGTCAAAATGTTTATTTTGTAAATTGGTGTTGTACACAATATTGTCTTGTAGCCTAGCGTTTATTAACTCGCACGGGCACGTATTCAAGTTATTGTTACCCATCAACTTTATCACGTCCTCGTAAAGTTTAAAGTCATTGCGAGTCTTTATCATTAGTTTATCGATAAAATCCAATCGAATCTGTTTACGCTCTTTGGTAGACACTAATGGCACGTAGGCGTACAGAGTGTGGAACACGTGCCCACCCCCTGCAAAATTAAACGTACGATTTTTAACATTTTTAGGGTAAGTAGTGATAAGGTACTGTATCAGACCGTTGTAGTCTTTGTCTCTTCGGAACTGAGCAAACACATTAAATACGTCGCGTAAAGTTTTGCCATGGATTGGCTCGTTATTCACAACAGAAACGCGTTTGTCAAGCGTCACATTTTGTTCATCGCCAGCTGCCATGATTTGATGTACGTCAAAAGTGATTACTTGAATGCAATCGAATTTGTGGTCACCGTTGCCAGAGTATCACGAGGATTGGTCCAACACAAATATAAAACTGTGACGTTCCAATGCGATGACAATATGAAAGATTTTCGAAAACGGTTACGTGACACCTTTAAGTTAACTTATTTTGGGCAAACGTTTACATTATACGATCGGCCGGCGCCTTTCAAAATGCTTAACGAGTGGTTGGTAAATGATGTGTCAGAAGTTTATAATTTGAAGTCCAATATTTTTCAACCGCCGCACGTCATAGTATTTGATATGGACTCTACGCTCATCACGGAAGAGGAGGAAGTGCGAATACGAGACCCGCGAGTGTACTTTTCGTTGGAACAACTAAAGAAACACAATTGCCTATTGTGTTTGTGGTCGTACGGAGACAGAGAACATGTGGTGGACAGCATGAAAAAAGTTAAAATTGAACAATACTTTGACATAGTGCTGGCCGAAGGTAACAAACGTGGAGTGTATTCTAAGCGAGAAACGAGCGATCGTGTTTTCGATAAGCATTACACAGCAACACCTTTTTATTTGAACGTCACCAGGGACATGTTACCTAAATCGCCGCGAGTTATTTTATTTTATCTCGAGGAAAGGGGTGTGAATTTTATAAAGAGCATTACACTAGTCGACGACTTGCCCGAAAACGATCATTGCTACGATAATTTCGTCAATTTGGACCGGTGTCCAACGCCTGTAAATGATTGGCATGTGTGGTACGACCAAATTGTAGAATACATAAACTCCTACGAAACCACCTCACGCAGATTTGAAAATAACATTAGTTAATTATTATTATCTAGTTTTATCTTATCTTGGCAAATCCTCTCCTTATTATAAAGTTTATTACTTGTAGTACATTATATTCCAAGTCTCGGAGGGGAATGGTCGTTTCTCTAATTTTAATTGAATCAAAATGTTGATACATTGCCAGTGAACTCGCAGTAGTACAAGATACGTTAAAAGAACCATCCTCGTTTATAAGGTTGATATCGTTGCGGTCGAAGCGCACGATTGCGAATTCGTTTTCTGGGCACAGACGCCCGCTAGCTCCCCCTTCGAGATAATAATACAAAACTCCGGCCGTGTTGTAAATTATTATTTGCTCCGGCTCCAAAACAAACAATCTGTCCCCGTCGCGTTCCATCACACGAATACTGGGATAGACTTGTACGCGTGTAGTTACTAACAATCTATTTGCAAAATTCGTCAGGGGGCTATAAAGGTACACGCCGAGCAAAAGTATACACAAACAAACCACCAATAGCACCGTCAACATGGCGGCCGATCTGGGTGCTATTTTAAACACTTACCAAACCCATGAACGTGTGACTCCCAAAGATTGCGCCTCTAACGAGTATTGGTTGTTTCGAAACGATTCCACAAATGTTTACAAAAAACGCTCGAGTGCAGACGCAGAGTTTTTTGTGCAATTGTTCAATAGTGTTGCGTTCGAAGAACACACCTGGAGTCATATGGGAAATTATTACAACACCAAGGTAAAACCTTACATGTTGCGTCATGATTACGAGCGAGTCGCTGTTAACAATAACAACATATTTGACTTTGAAAACTTACTGGAGGGCGCGAACGAAGTTAAATACTCTGGCGATTATGTATACTGGCCGAGGCTGAGTGCTCGGTTTTTGGGATGGATCCTATATTTAAAACTAAACTGCGGTATCAAACTGGACCCGTTTGTCCCGCTACCGTGCCACAAAAATTTGGGTCCGGTCAATTTGCTGTCAATCAACAAGATAAATTTGGATGTCGGAGCGACGTTAATGATGGGCGATCGAAACATGTTTTGCAACGGACCATACTTAAAGGACGACTGTAAGCACTCTGTGTTGGAGGTTGATTGGCGAGCCAGTGATGGTACAGTGACCACTATAAACATGCAGTTTTCGACGCGCTACGTTGGAGCAAAACACCAAGTGATATTAAACTATTTGATCAACAACGAAAATATTCTAGCGTGTCGTTTCACCAGCGAGTACAACTATTTGGGAGAGATTGATTTAAACAGATTACGCATCTCCAACTACGAAGACACAGACGTAGAGAGTATGGACGTGGACGATGCGACAGTGGCTATGAATCAAAAGCTGGAAATGAAAATTTCGCCTGCATCATTGTTTAAACAAGAGTTTGAGGAAAAAATCAAAGATTGTATGCTTGCCATTAACGAGTACATGACAGAGGCGATGCCTTCTAACAATTCTGTTGGTTTATTTTTGGTGGAATACATGCAGCTCAACGACTTTGCCACTCTACCATATTTGGCCATTAACGTGTGGCAATATTGTTTAGAAAAAATCGATTTACACAACCAGTACTCCCTTGAGGATATCCTGATGTTTTTGTACATTTTATGCTTCAAGGTGTCGAACGGAGACGAGGCTGTGTGCGAGAGACTGTATCATCAAAATCAAATTTACCTCAGTTCGAAGGATAATGCGCAAAAATTTTTTGCAAGTCTAAATTTTTTCACAGAACCCCAACGAGCCCTCGGCTATTATTTCGCCATACACTTTGCCGTCTTTAAAAAATTTTCGACGTGGCAATTGACTAGTGTAAACGCACTGGCGTGCGAACTAGAGCCGAATATCATTAGTTTTGGGTTTTTTAAAAAAATCAAACACAACGAGGTGAGCTATGTGTTTAACGGAAAAATATACGAGTTTGTCAAAAATAAAAAAGAGCACGACATCGCCAGCAAGTTTGACAAAGCGGACGAGACTCAGGTGTCAGTGTTTAAGTTTAACAACATTATGAATTTTTATTTGACTGAGGACGGCATGTTTGATGTTTGCACTAAAACTTATCGGGAAACGTGTCCTTTTTTGGTTGTGTCGGCTCTCAAGAAAAACTACATCACCAAATCAAAACAATTTGTGTCGAAACCAGTATTTACAGATCTCTTTAACGCCATGCGTAACGACGTAGTGCTTCTGCGCACTTATCACGCAAAAAAATTTGAAATGCAATTTAACAGCACCTACGCCAATTACAAAGACTGCACACTGGCTGGTGGACATTTTGCCGACAAAGTAATGGTGATTGGCGATAAACTTAAAACGATGGTTCGCTGGCTATTGTCGACTGACGAAAGTATGCTGGTTCTGTTAATGATGAAGTTACGGCTGAACGATTACTTGCACAACATAATTAAAGAGGGTGAAGATTTGGATTTAATGGCGCTACAAGTTGCAGTTGCGTGTCAGTTTTTGTGGCCCAAAGCGACCATCACTAGTTATGTTTGGTGCCTCCTGAAATCGCATCAGTTTTTTGCACTGTGTTTCGAACAGTGCGTAATGGGGACAAACGATTGCTTTGTAGGTCTCAACGACATTGAATATTATAAAAACCGCAAAACGTTAATAGAACGACTTCATTTCCACATTAAAACCAATATAATATCGCTGTTAAACCAATTTGACATTGACACCCACATGTGTGAGATTATAAAAAACACTACATTTGCTTCGGAGCTGAAGGCGTACGAGCGTTGGAGATGTATTAAAAAAATTAATACACTTTACAGTAAATACAGACGGGTGCCGCTAAAGTATCCCGTGTGGACCGATAAACTTATCGAGTTTTGCGAACACGACGACATGTACGTGTGGCTAACTCGTTTTTACAAGCGCATGTATTTAAAGGATCACTTGATCAATATTAATGGCGATCAAGAAAATATGATTACAAATTTCGTACAGGGGTTTTGCTATTTTAGAGTACTCACAAACTTTAACACGGTCAACTCCAAGGCGATTATTAATTTTTGCGCATCGCTCGCTATACCCACAGATTACGAAAAAATGTGTCTCAACATAACCTCCGAACCCAATTGTGGTAAGTCGTCGCTGTTCGAATTGCTGGACAAAATTATTTTGGTGTACAAGAGCGACAGAAAGGTGTACGATCACACGGCGGAAAACAACAGCTCTAAAATTAAACGATTTGAGTCGCAACTTTACATCATGAACGAAGCTGAGATTACTACCAAGGGCTACCTCAAAAATATTGCCGACTCGACTAAATTTGATTCGGCAAACAGAAAATACGGACCCGAGGAGTCATTTTACGCAAATTACAAGGTTATGATCACCAACAACGAGATGCTATACATCAAGGATGGTTACGATAAAGCTTGCAGCAACCGTATAGGACTCATTTATATTGATCATAGTTTTGAGAGTGACATTGAGCCGTTCGACGGATCCATATACGAGTGCTACGAAAAAAAGCGCTACCACGAAATTAAAGACATTAACATGAAACTAAAGTCTCCAGTAAAGCAATTTTTGGCCAACGTACTATTCTATAATAGCGACCCAAAGACCGGTTACGTGTACTACAAGAGTATTTTGAAAAACGACAAATGTTACAAACACAACAAAAAATGCTTGTCCATCTACAACGATCGTCTGGAAGCGCTTTTGTACGTGTTAGATATCAAGGAAATTAAAAACACTACCGACAACACGACCGTGGTACGATTTAACGAATCTACGCTCATCGAAATGGTGACAAAAAGCGTAGAGTTGGTGAAACAAATGGTTCATTACAAGAAACGAGAAGTTATCGACGTCAATACTCTTGTTTCTGATTTTAGAAGAAAATATGGACGCAGCAAGTTTTTTAATGCTGAAAACAATTCGTATGAAAACCTCAACATTATTACGGTGGAGAAGAATTTTAAAAATATTAAACCGAGACTCAAATCGAGCGTGGATGACTATATGATGCAATAAGTTAGTATTAGATTATTATTATGTTATATATTTGGTGGAAGTAATAAAACATTTTGTTTGCATAAGATTGTCTTTTAATTCAGCCTAAAGCTTTTTTCGTTTTTCACAAACAGAGTGGCGCTGTCGTTCACTTGCGTGTAGCCCCATTCTTTCATAACCAGCTGAGCGCTAGAATTGTTTATTAACACAACAATAGGGTAACTGACATCTCTTAACAGTTCCGGTAGAGTAGAGTTAGAAGCGTCTACCAGGGCGTACACCATCTTGTTAGATTCGAAGCGTAGCATATAGTTGTTGGAGTCGATTTCGCTAAATTCGACACCCTTAAAGACTATAAACATATTTTTAAACTGGCGCACCGTAAAGTTTGACGTTTGGCGAGCCGTGGTTGAATCTGTGCCGCTTCCGTCCAATCCGTTTTGCAGGATACCCAAGAAAACAGTGTTGGCACCCGCTTTGTTACCGTTATCAATTATTCCCGCATAGTCTAAAGGAGTTTCGGTGACTGTCACTTTACCTATGCTGGTGTCGCCGTACGACACTCTCATGTTTTTCACCTTGGGATGTCCGCCGATGCGAACGTTGGCCTTTTCGTCGCGTAGATTCAAGGAGTCATTCGTAGAATTGGTGCTTTGGTCTGAAGAGTCTGTCAATGAATTGGCATTAAGTTTGTCGTTGATATAGAGCAGATATAACACGGCACCAATCACCAACAATAAAACGATAGTGCCCAACATTGTGTTTTTCACAAACAACAAATCTATCTTATCAATAATTATAATGTAATCAAAAAGCCCGCACTTTTTGAATATCGACTAGATTAGACGACTGCAGGCCCTCTAGCAAAACGTACACTACACTGTTAGGATTAATATCTTGTTTTACATTCACCACTATGTCAGAAGTACGGTTGAACACTTGGTATACGCTGTACACTATGTCGATACACTGTGCCACGCAATCCTGACCGAACGCCGACCTGTCTTTAAATTCTTTCACGTACGATTCATACAATTTTAACACGTCCAGTAGAACGTGGTTGCGAAAAAAGGTACCTTCCAGGTGGTGGGTAAAATCGTGAGCCAGCTTGTGGAATATGTGCGCTTGTTCGCGTTTAAGCTCTAGGAAACAGGCGTGTTTATCTGTGTTTTTGTTATCCAACGATTCTATTATACCCTGTAGAACCAAATCGATATGATCGTCTACGCTGTCGTTCGTTACATTGGTTGGTTTAAATGTGTACAAATTAAGCACGCGATTCATAATTCTTATTGTTGATTCGCAACACAACTCAACAGATTTAACAACAGAGCGATATAATCGCCGACGTTAATTTATTAAGCACCACACATATTCTAACATGTTGACGTACACGCCGCTTGTTAAAAGATACATTATTAGTTTTCAATTATTTAATTTTCGCATGCTCGACATGATACGTGTAGCGCCCGCGGAAAAACTAAAAAATCTACTCTATTCAGAGGTGAAATTTTTGTATCACTTAAATTGTGTTATCGTGTACAAGGAAACGCGCTCAACGGACGTTGACGCTCTACTGCAATGGTTTCAGTCGCTCAACGCTGACTTAAAACTTGAGGAAATAAAGGATTTGTACATCAACAAACTGCAGGAACTTAAATTGTCACAATTGGATCCACAAAAATACCTGTTCTCCTTCACCACCATTTGGGACGCCATTCACCTGATGGCATACATCGGCGACGACATGGTCACAAAGCGTGACCAACTACCTCATGAGTCTGTTATGGCGTTTTTTAAAAATCTCAAATGGGTATTTTATAATATATTCATTATACTCTTTTGCCCCAAATGCGCCAGACATTTTTTGACAGTAGACGTTTTTCCCTATGAGATTGAAAAAATAGAGGTGGCTTTGTATAGGGAAAAACTAGGCGAGCCTCTAATCATTGTGCAAGAGGAAACCAGGTCGATGGCGGCTAAAAATTATTTGCTATCAAACCATTTACTTTATAAATCTATGCTCTTCCACAACCATGTCAACAACTATCGACCCATACAAAGCAACGCGCCAGACATGAACAACTACCAAAGAATGGAGTGGAGTGTATACAAAAACATGCTGGGGATTATTAATTAAACACAGAGACTAATTTATTACATTTTATTAGTATTTGTTTACATCTTTAGCTTTACTGGCAATAATAGCAACTTGGCGTTGTGTAAGAGACGAATTGATAGCTTCAACCAGATCTTCCTTTGTAAGATTCTCTAATAAAGTAATTTTGTTGTGACGAGCCTTGTATTTGTCTTTGGGTAAATTTTCTTTTACTTTATTTAACACATGTATTGAATTGGGCACGTAATCGCTCTTGAACAAAATTTGACTGTCGTCCACCGATAACCGATCGAGGCTGCGTTTCAAACTGCGCTTCTGTGGTCTGACAAACGCGTACTGATCACCACCCAGCGCGCAAACAGCCAACGAGTGCAACAATTCTGGGTTGGACGGTTTGGCGATTACGTCTTGAGCGATGTCAGCCATACGATTTGCCAGCTGGGCAGTTTCTTTACGAGCAATTTCGCTATCCTTACGTGCTTCATTTACCATTACTAAAGCTTGAGACATGTTTTGCGACAAACTTATGAGCGCGGCGTTGGCTACACTTAAATTTTGGTTAGATTCTTGAAGAGCCACCGTCAATTTTTTGTTCTCTTCGTTTTTTACAGCAATCATTTCATCTTTTTTAACAATTATCTGCTTTAATTCCGTCAAGTCCTTCAGCCACGGAGCCTCGGCGCCGTCGTTGGAGGCCGCATGAACAGCATTCATTCCGGCAGCAATATCGGCAGGAGCGTCAGTTGCCATACTATATTTTCCATCCTGACACAGAGTGGGTAGCAGTTCATTGGTGTTCCAAGACTTGAAACGTTTTGCAGCAGGCATCTCGCTAGCGTTGATAAGCTCGAACACTCCAGCTTGATTGATAAACTTGGTGCGTGGATGTAGTAATGACGTAATCGGCCCATGATGGGCTGATTGAATTTTCTTCTAAATTTTTTTGATTCTTTTCACTTACATGGTTTCTAATAGCTTTATTAGTATTGTTATAATTTAGAGAACCAGCAAAAGGGTTAGCCACCATCCACTTGTCGTCTTCAAACATTATTGCGAACGTTTCCACTTCTTTTTCGCCGAACTGCACTTTGGATAGAGCCATGGTGATGTCGTCGACGTTTACAAACAAATGATCAGTTGTCGTGTTACGTGCCATTTTTATACCCAAATTATTTTGACCTGCTAACCTTCTATCACTAAAATTAGGCGAGTGTAAAAATGTGTTTTGCAAAATGTTGCGAGGCGTCGGTGATGAGTCATCGGTCACCTCGATTCGAGGGGACCTAATTTCTTCATATTTTTTTTCGAGTTTCAGCAGATACAAATTTAGTAATTGCATTGGTACAATTACTGTATTTTAAAGCCTATGCAAACGGATTAGCCACCATCCATTCTTCTACATTATTGTTTGTGATGGTGTAAGTTTCAACTTTTTTGTTGTCCACAAAATTTACTAATTATCGTCCGTGCTTGTGCTTGTTGAAGTGTTGTCATCATCATCATCATCGGGCTGATACATGTCTCGTTTAGACCTTTTCACCCAACGACCGTCATAGTTTTTAGTGTACACGTGTTTTACAGCAGCCCACGCCACCATGCTTGGTTCACTAGTGTAAGCCATAGCGTTATTATAGGCGTTCATGTATATACGTTGGCCGTGTTTAGGCAACACATATTGAACACTGTATGGAAGTTCGTAAATAGAACTGTAGGGCATTGTGTTAATAAAACTAAGAAGTTCTTAAATTACTATGTTAAAATTTTAATTTTCGTTTGCATTTTTTCATCGACTGACATAGTTTGGTTATATCGTCTGCCGTTATACTATGTTTGCTTGATGCACATTTATCTTCCTTGTCTTGTTCCAATACCAATAAATCGTTTGGCGTGATTCTCACATTTTTTATGACACTGTTGTTCGTCTCAAATATCATGTTGTAGTCGTCACAGTTATATAATTTGATGCGGTCGCGTCGCATGTTAAAAAATAATCAATGGACAGGGGAGCGGTCAACTTTATACCTATCGTGCCTTCTCCGCGCTACGTGTGCTTATCTAAAGTCACGCGCTCAAGGTTAAAATGTGTGTCTTACGATACTCGTTTCATTAATGATTTATTTTTAATAAGGTAAAATGTGGGCGACATATTTGCTGCTAATTTTGACCGCGTGCAATACGTTCGCGGCTTTACCTGGTGTACCTTCTATCAGATGGGGAGAACATAAATACGCTTTTGTTGAACTAAACGATGGTGCCACTTCGTACAATACACTTGTTAAAAGTGTCAATACAAAGGTCACAGTTAGTATTAGTTGGGATATCTGGTACGGCGATAAAGGTAACACCGCTGTTTTAATGTTTGACAACCAGCTCGTTAAGACTGCCACCAGTGAAGAGTTAAAATTACAACAAATCAAATACGAGACTGACAAACCTGGTAATTTTGACGCGTCCATATCTGTGTGTAACAACGACGGGTGTAGTCGCAGCGGTAGTGTTAAAATAATTATTGCAGACACTGACGGTTCGCATTTGAGCAACATACCGTACGGGTGGTACGAAAACAATGTACCTTTCGCCAAACACACAGACAAAGTGACGGGGGCTTATTTTGTAGAATGGGGCGTGTACGATCGTAAGTTTCCCGCGGACAAGGTGCCCATTCCCAATCTGACGCATCTATTGTACGGTTTCATACCCATTTGCGGAGGCGACGGTATCAACGACAGTCTAAAACAGGTACCCGGCTCTTTTGAGGCTTTACAAAAATCATGTGCCGGCAGAGACGATTTCAAGGTTAGCATCCACGACATTTACGGTGCTCTACAAAAACCGCAAAAAGGTGTTTCCGAATACAATGAACCTTACCGTGGCAATTTTGGCCAGCTCATGGCTATTCGCAAACATAATCCTCATTTGAAAATTTTGCCTAGCATCGGTGGTTGGACACTGAGCGACCCTTTCTATTTTTTCGCCGACGACTATAAACGAAAAGTATTTGTGGACTCTGTTCGTGAATTCTTGCAAGTGTGGAAGTTTTTCGATGGAGTAGACATCGACTGGGAGTTTCCCGGCGGAAAGGGTGCCAACCCCGACGTAGGCGATCCTAGCGTGGATGGAAACACATATGTAACTCTATTGAAAGAACTACGCCTAATGCTAGACGAACTGGGTGTGGTGAACAAACGCGTGTACGAGTTGACCAGCGCCGTGGGAGCGGGCTACGATAAAATAGACGTGATAGATTACTCTTCGGCTAGTCAATATTTGGATCATGTGTTTTTAATGAGTTACGACTTTAAAGGCGCATGGTCCAACACGGATTTGGGTCATCAAACACCATTGTACGCACCTTCGTGGAACCCTGACGACAAGTACACAACTGACTATGCCGTAAAAGAACTGCTTAAGCAAAAAGTACCTTCCAACAAAATTGTTGTGGGAGTCGCCATGTACGGCAGAGGGTGGAGTGGTGTGCACGATTACAAAAACAATAACGTATTTACGGGCGTCGCCACAGGTCCGGTAAAAGGCACATGGGAAAACGGTGTCGTCGATTATAGGCAAGTTAACGATTTTAAAAACAGTCCAGCTTACACTTACGCTTACGACAAAGTGGCCGAGGCGCCGTACGTTTACGGCGGATCCGACCAGGCGTTGGATCTGATTTCTTACGACGACACGTCGTCGGTATTAGCCAAAGGCGATTACGTGTTACAGAATAATTTAGGTGGTTTGTTTGCATGGGAAATAGATGCCGATAATGGTGATTTGTTAAACGCCATGAACACAGGTCTGGGCAACAGCCCTGCCACTAATATAGTTGAAAATGAAGTTTTTAACTTTGCTTGTGGGCCTGTTAATTTCATTACAAATTACAATCTGGGCTAAATGGGCGGTGGCGTATATGGTCTATCACCACAGTCTATAACATTTTTATCCATGCATGTTTCAGATTCTATGTCAAACACTTTACCGTCCACACATAAATGGTATAATTCGATTGGACAAAAATAAAACGATGAGCAATTTGTAGGATCGGCAACAAAGCCAACGACACCTGGTGGACATAATTTAAACTTGTTATCTTCTTCTTCAAAGTTTTCGTTATTTTTGTCGCCACTGTTTGACGTTAGGACAACACCTATTATCACCACAACCACAATAATTATTAATACTAACAAAAACATTTTCTTACTATGAATTATTCGCGTGACACGTAAGGTCTATCGCCACAATCTATGGAGTCTTTTGGTACACATTGTCTATTTGCTGGGTTGTACACAAAACCGTCTGAACATAATAATTTGTTACCAGATGGGCAAAAATAAAATGAACTACAATCTGCCGGGTTCGGAACAGTACCATAGACACCTGGTGGGCATACTTTAATTTGTTGATCGTTTTCATTTATATCGCTTGTGTAGTAAAACATAATGATAATTACTGCAATTATTAATATTATTAATAGTAAAACAATTAATGACATTTTCTTATTTTATTAAGTTTTATTTGGTCGAATGTTCTAACACAAATGTTAACCTATTCATACAAAGGTTATCGTTATTCTGTGTTATAAAAGACTTTGAGTTTAAACTAACAGACATTCGTTATAATGTCTGTGGTTAGAGTGATTGTGTTATTAATTGTTTCTGTGCTAGTCACAAACGAGGCAAAATGTTGCCGAAAACTGGTCATGTCATGGTACTCATCCGATTGTTCTCCGTACGCCAAAGATCAATCAGAGATACCTATCTTGTGTAAAGTGAAAGTCTGCAACGACGGCCTACCCAACAAGGGATTTTTTTGTGGCAAAGGTGACTGTAATATCTTTGGCTGCAATTGCGACGGGGGTTGTATCGAAGGTGATGCGGCCTACAATTTTCGGGAGAAGAGCGGACTGTATCAAGCCCAACCCATGGTTGACTTTACCGATCTTTCCATATGGTGATTGTTTAGTGAAAATAAAAGACCTGTAAATTAGGTACAAACTTATGAATATAATAAGTGAATTACACAATGATTTACAACATATTTCTGCTGCTACTAGTGTTTGCGACTACAGTCAAATCGCATGGTTTTATGCTGTACCCTTTGGCAAGACAGTACCGTTGTTATGCAGCACAAGATTTCTATTGGCCCGATGATGGGTCCAACATCCAAAATCCGGCTTGCAAACTAGCTTTCCAACACGTGTACCGTAACAGCGGCTCGGCCGCGGCAGAATACATGTTTGTACAGTACGCAGAATACGCGGCGTTGGCTGGCTCCAATTACAACGACATGAAACACATAGAACGTGATGTGGTACCGGATCTTCTGTGCTCGGCAGCGGCCGACAACACCAGTACTCCATATGGCGACAAATCAGGCATTAGTTTACCCTCACACCATTGGCAAACGACTATTATAAACGATTATGGGCACACGCAATTATATTACTGCCCCACAGTGCCACACGATCCCAGTTTTTTTCAAGTGTTTGTAACTAAGAACGATTTTGATGTTGGTACGTCTGAAATCACATGGAATGATCTGGAATTGTTGCAAGAACAAAGCGCCGTCATTGTACCCAACTCTAGAGCCGTTCCCAACAGTGAAGAGTGTGGAGCCTTTGTGTACAGTATTGATGCGACTCTACCTATGCGCAGTAAACCGTTTGTCGTTTTTGTGAGATGGCAAAGAGAAGATCCGGTTGGAGAGGGCTTCTATGATTGTTCCGATGTCGTGTATCGCACTAAAAATGAACTGTGAGAAAAACAACACGATAACCCTTAGCATTAGATAACAAGAACTAGGGTATAAAAACTCAATTTCGTGTGGCAGTCTTCGCACTTGACTCGTGACTACAACATGTCTTCGTTTACAATACTTGTTTGTGTCTCGTCGTTTGTGGTTGGTGTGAGTTTTGCCAAACCAAACGAAACGCCCACCATTTTGGACGCGATCGCGAAAATATACAACACTGTGGAAGAAGCCAACGCGCCGACAACCGCTTGTTTTGAATTCTACGAGCATAGTAATTATTTGGGAGCCAAGACAATTGTGTGTGGTAAAAAAGGACAGTGTATCAACGTGCCGTCACCGGACACCGTCAGCTCCATCAAGTTTTTGAACGGTGGTCGTTTTTTTGCCGTCCAGAAGATGCGAATCTACAAAGAAGAAAACTGCCATTTATACCTCGACTCGGACGGTTACGACCCCTACGGAATGTCGAATTTGGTGTGGAACGACGGCTACCATAACTGCGATGGCTACGATCTCTTCAGTTCGTCGTGCGACAAATCTTTCAACGATAATGTGTACTCGTTTAGATTTTGATGGTAACAATTATATGAAGAAATCAAGTCGCAGGGAATCGTTGCGACCGATGACTCATCTTCCATTCCTCGCAACATACAGGCCAAAACATAGTTTGTGTGTTATAACAAATAAATTTACATAATTTATTTTTTTGTTTTATTTTTATTCAATTAGGCACAATCCTATCTTTTCTATGTTTTACTACACGAACATGATTATCGTCAACCATTATGACTTCATAGATTTGATTCAACTCTAAATTACTAGCTTCCACGTTCTTGTATACACCAAAGGAGCATTCAAACGTGCCGTCGCGCACATACACCATTTCCACGGTACGATGGTCTTTAATTTTGTGCAATTCACCGGAACGAGTCACTGCTACAAAGCCGTCGTTTGGCACATCAGCTTCTGTTATCAGTTTACTACGGGCGGTGTCGTAGGTCTGGAATCTTATCGTGTACTTATCGTTGTTGTGACAAAACGACACTCGCTTATCGGTGTAAGTAGTTAAAAACTGAATGGCTTGTTGTAAAGTGATCGGGTAAGGCGACGATTTTTCAAATTGATTTCTGTTATCGTACAGAAATTTGTACACTGACACCACATCGGTAACGTAAAATGTTTTACAACTCTCAATGTACTCTACCTGTACGCACAGTATTTTGTTTGCGCCCATAGTAACAGACAAATCACCAGCAAACAGTCGCATGTCGTCTAATTGAAGATGAATACGACCACCGTTAATCACGTAGCCTCTGCCACGCACACCGTCCAATTTAATCGCCCAGTACGCATAGTCGTTCTCGTGTACAGAAATTGTGTCGACTTCGTCTACAAACGAGCGTAATTGTATTTCGTTCAACACACTAGTGTGCTGTATGAATGGTTCTATTTTCACGTCAATTACACTATTCTCTAGATGGGCAATCAACTCTGCCATTTTGTGTAGCGCCGCCTGGTTGGGGTTTCCAGCCGATTCGTACTCCATTTCTATTCTGCAGTTGGCCAATATTTCGTCGGAACCCAGATGGCTGTTGTTGGTCACGTCCAGTGGTTTATCGTCAACTAGCAAATTATGCAGGGCTATCTGTTTGGTCGCCATCAAGGGATCCAGCAAATCACCATCGTTGTACTCGAAATAAATGTGCTCAAATTTTATCTCAATGTCGTCGAAATTGTACACGAGCACTTTACACAAACGTCTAATTTTTGACGAACAGGTTTTTGCACAAGTTTCTACGCAGTGGCGATCGAACAACGGTACAAAAACATCACCACAAAGCACGACAATTTTATTGCTATCCACCAGACGTTTAGTTACACTTTCGAGCTTCGAATCTTGCAAACGAGTACGCGTATGGTTTACGTCGATTATTTCGACGTAACGTTCTTTGTTAAAAAAATGTTTATCTAGGTATTGTTTTATTTTGTACAACAGGTCTTGTGGCAACGTTAAAGTATAAGACATCTCGTATTCATCGTGACAAATTTTCGAGTCGTTATTTTTATTGTCCATACTGCACACAAGTAATAAGACAAATAGACACGCGTGTTTATAATAACCATGAATTATGACCAGTCGATTGCGTGTTTAAACAACGAGCTGAAAAATCTATGTATCTTTCAGGGTGTGCAACCACCAGAGTTTATGAACTGCGGAGTTTACACTCCGCCGTGTTCAGACGATTGCGTTAACAAAGACGGAACGTTTGTTTGCAGCTACCATTTGGCGAGATATTTTAAACTCAAAAAAGAAGTGTTCGAAATTCCATCGGGTGTAAACAACACATCGTTCAAATATTTAGTAGGTGTGAGCCTTATTCAACAAAATGTACCAACTGCCAATCGTATCACTATACCCGCTAAAGATAACTACTATTCATATTTAAATGTAGCCAACATGTCTTCCATGGAAAAATATGTGTTCTATTCGATCTACGACGAACCGGACACGGTCACAACCAGACAAACCGATCCTAGTAAAGCGCCCACTGGTACCGAAATATCCACTGGCGTTTATGAAGGTCCCATACGTGCGCTATGTTCCAGTTTGGCTTCGCAAGAATTCTATACCGAAGACGTGCTCAGTGATCTAAATTCGATTGTCTCATCATTAATGGGCGCCATCAAACCTTCCATCATTTGCAGACCTACACGAGAGGAAACAGTTCGTACCTTCAGCAGCAACGATAATCAGCAACCAGACGAAAACCAGAGGGCTTTTGAAGCTATGCCCAATTTCATTAAAAATTTAATTATGCGCTTAGTGCGTCCCGTAACCCTACAAATTGGAAGCACCGAGTTAATTTTAGATCAGGCGGCCACATGTAGAATCGAACCAAAACAAGGGCTAATACCAGTTAATTTGTTTAACCCAGAAAAACCTAAATTCACTTACAATCCGTATCGGGAGCCAAAATTCCAAGTGATCACCTACATTGATTTCGGAGGGCGAGCAACTAGAGAACAACAGGATGCGTTGGCGGGCTACGATCGCTACACGATTTCCAGGCCGCTTTTGTTGGGAAGAGAAACGATCGCTCAGGCGTATTAAATAAACGTGTACCGTTTCATTTTGTTTTCAACTAATAATGCGGTACGGTCCCTTTAGTGTAATCTAAGTTTAACCATGAACAGGCCAAGAGCAATTGAAAATTATAGAACTGTCACCGAAATTAGTGACTCGGCGGAAGCGTTTCAGAAGCGCTACGATGTTAGTGCGCTCGTCAATAAAAACGAATCGTACATCAGAAATTCGGAAAAACGTAACATGGTGTTGATGGTGTCAAAGTACATTAGCATGTTTGTTGATAGACTCAAGGTGCCAGATCTAAGATCGGTATTCAGCGGTAAGGGTAATTCGCAGGACGTTATTAGTGTTGTGTACAATTCGTTGGCTTTCGTCAACAATCAGGTGCATCCACACGCCAACACGTTTGCTGACATGAATTTTATTATACTTAACGAGCGCAAATATTGCATACCGGGTGAACCGATTGTTTTCTACCGTAACATTAACCAAGACGAAGACCAGACTGTAATGTGTTACGTGGATAGACCGTCAATTTTGCGGATACTCGAAAAACCAATTGATGTCAACATAATTTTCGAGGAGGAAAATTGCAACACCAAAAACATGACACGTCTAGTCGAAAGAATTAAATTAATTGAAAAACAACGATGCACCAATGTTTACACACAAAACATGCAGTTTGCTGCATGTCTTAATGAATTTAATTTAAAAATGGACGAAACCTATGTAACACAATTTGTGACACTTTTAGTATTGTTTTCGAACGCCTATCTGGGTTACTACAAATTAATTCGTACTGATTTCCCGCAGTACCTAAACTTTATCATAAATCACGATGGTATCGAGCACGAAAACTTTCTCACCAACCTGCGCAATTTATTTATTGCCCACTTTAAATTTAGCGTCGCTGCCGAATACGAAAAACGCAACAACAGTGGATTCATAGTTAAACAATTTGAATAAATTTGTCATTTTATTGTGAACTGAGTTGTATACATTTATAAAATGTTATTTAATAAATAAAAATTACTCAAACAAGTCAAGTGTTTTATCATTATATGCCATACACAAATCGATAATTGCTATACAATTGTAAGACTGATATTGTGTTTTGCTATACTAATTATTGTAAAATGCCATTTCAACATTGTGTTTTGCTGTGTAATTTAGAATTAATGGCAAACATTAATTTGTGTAGAGTAAATATTAATCATTACATGACAAATTACAATTTCGAAACAGCAAATCACGATACTATGAATAGTAGACAACAATGCTTACAAATGTTTGGCATGGAAATAAATTTGGTCTGCTTCCAGAGGTAACGAATAATCGTTAAGTAGACGATACAATTCCGCCCCTTCGATCATTCTAATTGTCGTTTTCCATTTTATATTATGTTCCTGTAGATCGCACAACAAGTCTGCCCATTGTTTAATTTTATAATCGTACAGTTGTACATTTTTCAATTTAAAATAGTTTATACATTGCGATAGTTTGTACCACACTTTACCGTTTGGCAGTTTCACATAATCTATGCGATTGTATCGTTTACCCACTTCGCATTGATCGGCGTACACTTGTTTTTTACGTGAACCTCCACGCTTGTTCACATACTTTACAGGGTTTTCAAAATTGTAATTGATTGCGCTTAGACAAATGGCGTTATACAGTACATTTTGTTTACGCGACAACAACAATTGCTTTAATCCAGCCTGTTTTAAAAAAAACGAATTTGGTTTAAAATCACCATCGTCTATGCGACAACGATATTTTTCTTCCAAATAGTGCTTCAGATCTCGCCACTTGACAATGTTCTTATCCGAAACATATTTATTTATATTATAAACACAGTTCGCTTTCATGTAATCAAACAGATCACTAGCTTTATAGTACCATCTTTTTTTAGGTCCCATCACCATCACAAATCGGTTGTTGTATTTCAGCGTACCCATGCGAATTTGGGTTGGCTCACAATCATTATTAGTCGTTGTTTTATCTGCATTATCGTATTTTTCTTCGTCGCACAACTCTTCGGTGTCTTCAAAAGTGTAGTCGCTCGATAAGCGTTTATAATTGGGCACATCAACGTTTTGTCGTATAAATTTATCAAAACAATCTTTAGTGTAATTAGTGACACAAAACTCGTCTATTAAATATTTAACACCCTCTAAGCGCACATATTTAGTGGTAGGATGACATTTTTGTTTACAATCAGGATACTGGTCGACGATAATATTATAGGTTACTACGTATCTTGGTGGAATTTTTGACACGATTGTAACGCACGGTTTACGCAAAACGGCTGCCAAGTGTCTCAATTTAAAATAGTACACAGTAGCACCAAACGTCAACATGTCCACGGGAAGAGTGTCTTCGTAAAATATCAGAGGCATTTTATTGTCGCACACCACAATCGATGCTACTATATAACGCAAAACAAGTGGTATTGTGCGTAGGCAACGTTGACTTAATTATTTCGAAAATTTTTGCGACAGAAAATTACCAAAAAAAAGTGACAAAAATGTAAAATCGACATTAAAAAAAACAGGTTCTAAAACTTTGAGAATATTTTAATGTCGATTTTACATTTTTGTCACTTTAAATCTACAAAATCAACTGGTAGTGCACATTAAAATATTAAAAATAAAGTGGTAATAATTGAAAATCGACATTAAAATATTTAGAGTTTAAAAACTCTTGAAATTTTTAATGTCGTTTTGTGATTTTTACCACTGGTTGTTATTCAAGTGTGGCGATATTAAATTAGAAAAACTATAGAAAAATTGGTGATTTTGCAATGTTGCCAAAATAAAACACTATGATAGTGGTATATATATATTTATTTAGTGGCATGCACAAAAGTACATTAACATTAAACCGCGTCCGTCACGTTAAACATTTTTTTCAAGCCTTTTTCAAACGAATCAGCATCCTTAACTTGTTCAAAACGTATCCTTTTTAAATTGGGATATATTTGGCAGCGATCTTTAACTCCCAACTCAACCACAATGTCCATGGCCGCGTTCCAGTCTCGTTTCGGGTCGGGACGCTTGCTGTGCACCACAATCATTGATTCGTGGTAACGTAATTTTTGTTTTTGCTGGTCCACGTACCTACGTTTAGCTGCTATACCTTTGAACGTGGTGTTGTTTTCACGCACGATCATGAGTACAGTATCGTGGTTCTGCGGCAGCTCGTCGTCCGAGTCGCTAATTTCAATCTTTTTTATGTGTTTGCCCATTAAACTACTGAGCATGGTAAACTGTTGTTCCAATTGGGTGTCTTTCTTCTGTGTCAACGAAATAACTTCAGACAATTGGTTCTCTTTAAATTCTATCAACGACAGAGCGTTTTTCAACTGCTTTTCTTTGTTGGCCAGCTGATTAGTCTTAGATTCCAGTTCGCGTTCACGATACACTAGCATTTCATCTTTGCGTAACAATTGCTCATCGTTGGTACGGCAAACGCGTTCCAGTTGCACATCTTTTTGCTTCAATTGTCGCTCGAAACTTTCAATGATTTGCTTGAAAGCGCGTAGGATATCGTTGGACACACACGACGGTATGTTGACGCCATTCAAATTTAACTGGTTCAAATTGAGATGTTCATATTGTGGCGAATAATTATTGTGCGAGACTTGGTAGTGAGTGTTGGTGTCCGTAAATTGTTTTACCGTTGGTAGCACTATATCGAACAGCCAATTCCGTACCATCCCCTGGCGTACGGTCACGGGCTTGCCGGTAAACATCAACTGGTACAATCCTGCTTCGCTCACAAGCGTGGTGGATCTTGTGTTGGTTCTGACCGCCCAAGTATTCGTGTCGTTGGCGGTGACCGGTTCTTCCACGACGATTACATGCTGCGAGTCAATTTTCGAGAGCGGATTGTCAACGTTCATGAGACGCGCAAACGGTGTGACCTCGAAGAAATAGTACACTAGTCCATCTGGTCCGGTTTTGTCCGAGAAGACCACTTCGACGGGTTCGTTTTGAAAAAGAATCACTTGTTTACGCAGCGCCATTTTCGAGCGAATTGCTCTAAACCGCCACCCCGTGCGACTTTTATTTACTGGCACTGGATCATAGGTCGAGTAGATAACCGGGCGCTGGCAGTTATAAATAATGCGGACGAGCGCGATAACTTCAATACAATCATGTCTATTGATTTGTACAGCTGGTCGTCCTGTTTGGATTCTCAATTATTACGCGAACACGTACGAATCAACCAAGAAATGTACGATTACCTGTATTTGTATTGCGACGGAGACCTGTCCCGATGGAACAAACTGACGGATACGCAAAAAATTGACCTAGGCTTGTCCGTGTGGCGGTTGGTCATCAGGGTTTGCTGCCGAATAAAAACGGGCACCTATCGCTACCAGTTGTATGTTTTAACGAGATTTTTGCAAAAATTAATACCCGATTCTACAAAATATGTGTTGACCGCAGGTGAAGCCATCGAACTACCATACGACTGCTACATAAAAGTGACATACATAATGAGATACACATTTGTGGCGATGGGCGGGTTTGATGCGCTGGTGCGTTTCGTCGGGTTCGAGGCGCTGTTCGAGTACTGTTTCGAAGATCCTGTCGACAGCTGCGAACTGGGTGATTTTATTAATTTACTCGCCTCGTTTAGCAAGCACGCAACTTTGATTGTCATCGTGTCAGTGTACATTCAAGTGCCCGTAGCAGATACCGTGATTGAATATTTGAATAGAGGACTATGTATTAAAGGACCCTCAACGGGAAAATTACTACCGCATATTGCTACCATTATGAATTATAAAAAAACTGCCGCCCACTCGGAGCGTGTGTACCACGTTGATACTAACGAAAACGGTGTGTTTGAGTTATGTTTTGTGGCTCCTAGTGTATTCTTTGAAAATGCGCTAATGCAGTACAACACCACTCTGTACGAAAACTGTTTTAACTCGTCAGCTACTGACGTGTACCAGCTGACGCAAAATTTTAACGCTTTACAATTGTTGTACGAATTGAGCTGGCTGGTTAAAGAGCATTGGCGAGAGCTGGATGAGTACATGGACGACGTATATCAAATAGTGATATCCAGAAATCTGTGGTACGTGCGATTGTTGCTGGAGCCGTTTTTGACGGTGAACGACCGCATGAAGATGGTGTTTAAACAAGACGCTAGCATGGACGCGTTCATCGATGTGTTGTCACAAATTAAATCACCCGTGTTCTGCAGCAACGGCAGCAAGTCGTTGTGGAAAAATTTTGGAAACGTGTACATGGTGCCAGTGGCGAATTATTTGAAAAACTATAAAAAGTTGACTTATTCTGTTTGATGACAAATAAAATTTAACTAGTACTTTAACTTTTTGTTTTTATTTACACATGTAGGCACTGCGCGACTGTTAGTAAGGAATATATTATAATCTAATCTAATGGACGGCTACAATTACGTTCCAGACGTCGCACAAAGACACCACGACTTAGAAAAGGTGCACAAAGAAATTTTGCAACAACACAAATATCTCGAGGGTCAAATAAATGCTCTGCGCACAAACATGAAAGCTTACTGTGGTACCCCCACGTGTAACGCCATGCACGACGTGGCGAGAGTGAACCACAACAACGCATACGATCTATCGCCTTACCGCAAACCTTTCAACAACACGTACAATAGCAACGTGTACGTGCCGCCAGCAATTTTACCAGCAGCACCTCTGTACCAATTTGAAAACCGCAACCCCTTTAATTACAAACAATTTAACACAAACTATTATAAAAGACCCAGCAATTACGTGCACAAATGATTGAAACAAAATATATAATTAATTACTTTTATTTAACAAATTAAACCAATTCTACAAGAGGGTTTTCATCAAACATGGAAACTTTAACCCTTTTAGCATGACAGAAATACACAAAATCTTGGTTGGGTAACTGTGTGCACATTTGAGGATAGAAATAATCCACGGCAGCACGATGTTCTGCCACGAGCATGTAGTCAATTTTGTCTTTGTCATTTTTAAATATCACCACCGCAAACATGCATCCACGGCTGTGTACCAAGGCGTTAACATGGCCGTAAATGTACTCGTAACTTGTCTGGTCGGGCAACAAATGTAGCTGTTGGCAATAGTTTTGAGTAAGCAGAGAATGCATCACGTATCGAAACGGTTTGTCGATCAAGACGCCCAGCGTGAACAGCTTGATGAAGGGTACGTTTGGCAGGTACGGTGTCGATGCGCTGGGTCGTGTTACTTTAACAACGAACGGCAGAAACAGATTGGTAAACTGAGTTATTTGTAAGCACGCTCCGTCGAATAACAGCACTCGTAGATCCGATTGATAATAGTATCGACGTACGTAGTCAAAATGAAATTGGTTGTTGTCCATCACGAAATATTAGGGTAGGTAGGCAAGTAGGTATTACTAGTACAGACGCTTAAAGCACACTGATATTGGGTTGATATGAAACAGTGATTATATATTGATCGGGCTGGAATAAAAACAATCTATATTATCTATGGTGCGATAAACTAGATTAACATACGATTCGTTGTCGGCTATACGACACTGTCCGTTATAAATTGGTGACTTGGCGAGTGCTTGTTGTTTGACATCATAATACTGGTCCATGGCCATTTCACCCGCTTCCACCACTAAATTGTTGTCACACAAGGTGTACAATGAACCGCTAAATAGATCGACAGTTATTGCCGCGTCCGTACACTCTACGGAGACACCATTTACAGGATTTAATGCCACCTCGTCCATGTCGCGAGCATAAGTTAGAATCGCGTGTAAATCGTTGGATACGCCACCAATCATCAACCCATCCATTTTACTCACGCGACCCACTGCCATAGAACTAAAATCAATATCGTACGGATTGTGTATAGTCACTCGGAAGGTGTCACGACCAATATCGACCAGTTTGGTGTCAAAAGGAACACATTCGTCTGTGTCATTAACGTACACCTCGTTGGGTAAGTTGACATGCAGTTGCACCGCCAAAGGATGGTTGAATTTAAGGCTGGGTACAAAATTGCCAGTGTCGCACTCTACCACTTCGAACACGTTATAATCTCGACACACTGTGCGACCCGTGTCGAAAGACACGTTATCGTTTCGTTCTCCGTGAACGATCTCGCCGTTTCCGTTTTCAAACACCGCACACACGTCTTCCCTCTCGCAATAATACCGCGAACCCTTTTTCAAACGCTTAGTGCACGTGTGTAGAAAGAGATTGGTGTCGTCTAGACATTCTAAATACTGATTGTCGCTCAGTGTGTCGTCGATAAACGTGTGGCCGGCTCCGTACATGTTACACGGGTGACAATTATGAGTAGAGTTGTCATTAACTGGAGTGACCAACTGTGGTGTTGTTGTTGTTGTCTGATGGTTTTCACTGGTAACGTCGACCACTGATAAACTAGTGTTGTCTATATTTTTTATGGTTAATTTGGCTTGTTGAAGCTTGTAGTTACGTGTATCGTTAATTTCTAGCCGTTTTTTGAGTTCTTCGATGTTGGCAGCTTGATTATTGTCGTAAATTGTCACTCTTTTTGATCGAAAGTTAATGGCATTTTCTTTAATGTCGACCCCAAGTCCCAGAGTTTTTAAATCGAGCTCTTTGGGGTCGACATTAAAATTTATGGCTTTTCTAGTACCCTTAAACGTTACGATCGGGCCATCGAAAGTGGGGTGGAGTGGCGTTTTTACCTCTTTTTTTGTTGAGTTTTCGTCAAAAACACTGGTTTTTGTGGTGAAATTACCAGCGTTGCCATAATATTTTACGTACGTCTGTGCCAATTCCGTCACTTTTGCACCGGTACGTGTCACTGTTGGCGGTTCATTTTCGTCCGTGACCGGTAAATTTTCCCCGTACAGACTAATTTTGACACCTTTTTCGTCTGTATGTGGTAAATTGTTGATGCCAAAAACGCCTCGTTTGACCGTGGTAACTAGTCCGTGGTCGGTTTCGATGGTGGGATCAAATACACACTGTGTACCATCAAATATTTCGCCATCATCGCACTGTTCCACATGAGCTTCCATATCCTCGTCGCACCTAACATACAGCGATGCATGGGCGGGTCCTTTGTCCTCGTCTATTGACGGATATGCTCTGCTGGTGCTGTTGTTAAACACTAATCGGTTAAGACGCGCCTCGGTCATAGGTAATGTGGTGTCGGGTTGCGAACAAACGGGGAACGCCACACATTGATAGCCGTCAAAGTAGCCCGTGCGACAACTCATTTCTGCGTCTCCGTCGTCCAAATGCGCCACATACTTGGTGTTGTCGGTGGGATGATGACTGATGCTGCTGGCCAGAGAGCCGGTTTGCAGTAACGGTACAATGTTGGTGGGACGTGCAATGACTGGTGCGAAAGACTGATCGATAAAGCTAAAGGTTTCTTCGCGGTCGTCGTGCGTCGATCGTGTAACTTCGGTTAAATTGGTCGTACTGAAGTACGTGACCACGAATTGGTGCCCGCTGACGTTGCTAACATAACCTAATTCTGTGGGATAAGGGGTGCCGTCGCGCGAATTGTTCAGATACTCTCTAAGTATTGTCAAACGCGCATCAAAAACCGTCTGATCGAAATCGTCTACAATAAAATTGTGGTAAAAGTAAACTAGGAACGCCACCATTATGACGACCAGCAACATAGTTGACACGGACAACATTGTGCTGTATCCAATACTAGAAGATAATCGTATTACCTTGGCAGTAAAGGAAGAATATTTCTTACAGAAAGTGGGTGTGGGCGCGTATCGCGTCACCGTGCTGGAGAGCGAACAGCTTGACCAGTTGCACTACACACAGCATCACATTGTTATGGAACGCTCCGGTTGTTTATTGTTGCACAATTGCTACAGCGAGGGTGGCATAACGGCAGTTTTAATTGTGACGGAACCTTTTAAAATAACAAAAAATAGTGTCTTGTGTCATGTAGCTTTTACTAACAATAAAAATATGTTGGTACCAGTGGAGGTGCACCGACCCGACGAGCCGACGGTGGAGAACGAACCAATGCCGGACAGCACTACACCAACAATGAGCCCCGTGATCAGCATAGAAGTGAAACCGGCACCGAGAAAGCCTTCGGTGTTTGACAAATTTCTGCAATAAAGAATATTAAGATTGACACGATGACAAGTCGCGACAGTTTAGTCACCAATCGCGTAAAGTTTAATCCCCAGTTGCTGCTCAAGTATGTGTTTGATTTCCGCAAAGAAAACAAAGACGTAGGGCCGAACGTTATAAAAATTTGCAAAGTGAAAGTGAAGCGCACCGGTGGTACTATTTTGGCACACTACTACGCAAAAATTTATCTGTCCAACGACTTTGAGTTTGAGTTTCACCCCGGTAGCCAGCCGCGGACGTTTCAAACAATGAACAACACAGACAGTACTGTCGTTAAAGTTTTGCTGTTGTGTGACAGCTGCTGTAAACGCGAGTTGACGGATTTTGTCGAGGGCGAGAACAGTTTCAACATAGCATTTCAAAACTGCGAATCGATACTGTGCAAAAGAAAAAGTGTGCAAACTGTAATCGGTGTCGCTTTGGTGGTATTGTTGATATCGAACATTATAGAGTTTAAATTGTTTCACATGGTTTTAATAGCGTTCCTTGTAGCTTTATTGTATATGACTAATAATTATATGTTACACCATCCTATTGTGAAAACGTGTGATCATTTGAAAAACACGTAAACAAATAAACTATTTACACCATTAATACAAGTGTAGGGTGTGTATAATTAAGAACAAAATGGACGACCTCAAGTGCATAAACGTTCACAAAATGATTAAATATTATCGTAGCAACGACGTGTCCAATCTAAGTCCGGACGAGATTGAATTGATGAATGTGATTCGTGAAGTTTTCATTCGTGGCGATCCCTTGCCGGTGACGGCCACCAAACGTTTCGAGACAGACGACCAGTTGATTGAGTATTACAAAAATTTAGAAATTAAATATCAAGGCAACAACACTGGGAAAAACGGTCCTCACGGTATATTCGACAAATCTTTTGTGATCTCACCCATAATGAAATCATATGCGGATAAATTTTACAAGCGTCGTTTGAACCTGGCGTCGACGCATTTGAGTAATGTGGTAAAATATCAAATGGCCACAGCCATAACACAAAACAAACCTCTGCCGCTGGTGCAGAACGATGTTGCCGACGAATATTTCAAACTGCTTTGTCACAAGGCTAACGTTAGCACCAATATTAAACAACTGTTAAACGAGCGCACCAACTCGCGTCTAAACTCGTGCACGAATTTATTTAACAATCTGGTGGACGACGTTTTAACTGGCGCACACGAAGGCTACTACGTCAACAACTGTTTAAATGACGAAATGAAAGCAAAAGTGTTGAAATTCCGAGACGACGTATCGTTTTTGGTTCAAGCCCCGCTCAACATGTCCACAAACGTGTTTGCCTTGATAGACGCAGCCGCCAAAAAATACGGCAAACCCGCTACTGAAGTCACCGCGGATCACGTTAAACGATTGAACAGTCGAACCGCGCAAACCTCCGAGCAATTATACGCGACAGAGTTGGCGTTCGAAAACGAAGCTCTGAGACGAGGTCTTATTCAGCAATTGAATAGTGTGTACGAAACATTAAGTTAGAACGCTACGATAACAAACAATGTTTGTTTATATTAGTTGTGCACTTCAATAAGTTTAACCACAATGCAGCAGCATCTTGATATTCCGTTTGATCGGTTAACCGTACCGGATGTGGTGGACGCTATACCCCTCAAATTGGCGTACAGTAAAGAGTCGGACGACAACAACAAACCGCCAGTGGTTCCTTCAGCGCAAGCCGTGTACGGTAGTAGGGAGGAAAAGAGTGCACAATCGGACATGTCGAATGTGTGGTTTATCGCATTAGCGTGTATAACCGTGTTGGTCGTAATTATGTTGATAAGTTATTATATAGTGAGCGTGCTGCGCACAAATAACGCACCGTTACGCGACTACGATGATGACGACTTTGAATAAAGTGAGGTCCATCAAAAACTATGACGTCTGGCGTTTGGTGATTAAACGTAACCCACTGTTTCCGCGCACTCTCGACGCCACAATAGAAAAACAAAAACGCGGCGACGAAACCCCCTCGTCTAGTATCTGGACCGCTCACCGCAAAGATCAGCAATACCAAGAGTCTACAAAAAACGAGTTTCAATCTCTATTCTTAAAAGTTGTCTATTGTTTGATTGAAGACGATCAACTGGAAAATTATGGGTACTACGACGCGACTCGTGAGCTCCAAAATCTTTTACAAGGGGGGCCGCCTCTAGTAGAGATTGAAACGTTTATCCAACGGTTACTAGACACGAGTGACGTGTGTAAAAAACGTCTACAGGCCACGATAAATTATTACACCAACTGTTTAAATTTGCCGCGCTATTGTATACCGTCGAACGTGGAACTACCAAGCGACAAACGGAAACGTCTGATTCGGGAGCAAAACAAGACAATAGTGCTACAGGACGATTTTATTCAGCCAATTTCAGAGTACATTGAGAAAAACTTGCGCCACGCCAATTGTCACACCAACACTGGCTTGTATAGGGCTGCCATAGCATTTAACATTATAAAAGGGACCGGTTTGAGAATAACAAACGCCTACCAAATTTCAATCGATGATTTAGAACAAATTTTGCTAAAGGGTGAACATAAAGTGTGCAATCTTCAGATAAAACATAGTAAAACTAATTTTAATTACGTCACCTGTAAAGATAGACGAGCTTTAAAAGTAGCTGTGGAAATGTACAAAAAATGTCCAGCTGACATGCTAAATAAAATATCGTGCAAGAGTCCTACTAAATTTCAAGACTTTAACAATCTAGTGAACGTGGTATTCGGCGACACTAGAAACTTGGTGTTTAAATCGACAATGATAAGAAATTTTATGGCAGACACCCTGCTGAAACGTGGCTTGACCTTAACAAAAACGTCAAAAATGATGAATCACAAATCTGTGGGTGCCACCAGACACTATATTAACAAATACCACCCCGGAGCCAGTATGGTGAACGACAACGACACGGACTACAACGACGACAGCGACTCGGAGGAACAGCATTTAGTTGGTTTAACGTAATCATTTTGAACAATAAAATTTGCATATATTACGTGTTGTTTTGCATTGCAATCGTGACATGGCTTCGCTGGGCTGCTCGCAGAGATAAAACCAGATTGTGTGCCTGAAAATTCTTTCAATTTCCTTTGGTGTAGTTTGACACTGCACAGCAATGTCAAGTATGTACAACCAAAAGACATCGATTGGCGTGTCGTTGGGACCAGAGTTGTAAACACGTTTAGGCTTACCACGCGCCTTAATGTTCATCACGTCCAGCCAACTGTTGTACTCTGTAACCGTGTAAATATCGTGAAAGGTTCCGTATTGAGTTTGTGTTACAGTAAACCAATCTTCATTACCGTACTGGTCAATAAGAATTTTTACGTAGCCCATCCAATCGTGCGTGTGTAACGCGTATTTTGTTTGTATATATTCCGGCAGCGGAGTGTGTAATATTTTGTGTGGTCGAAAGTTGTTGTCACCATAATTAAAGCGGTACTTGTGAAAATAATCGTAATTAAAACAATTGTGTACAAATTGCGCAAACTTCTCGGATAGTTTCATATTCTAAGTAATAGGTTACACCGCCGACACATTGTTATAATGATTGTTGGAATCGGTATAGTTGCGTTTGTAGTGTTGACTTTTCTGTTGAACAAGACGTTTTCCGCCAGCGAAATTATCGTGACTATGCTCATTTTGTTTGTTTTGTTTTTCTGCATCCTGAACGTGTACTATGTAAACACTGACTCTGCGCCACACGACTTGTACAACGAGGAAACGAAAAAGGCAAAAAAGAAGAAGCATTTTAACGATATGTTTGACGCTATTTTAAACAAAAACAATTCTTCATTAGAATGAGCCTCGCCAAAACACGCATTACCATTTTTTGCGCAACACCATAATTTTAAGCTACAACCATGAGTCTACAAATCTTTAAAGATATTTTAAAAAAAGTTCCCGGTCTACAAGCTAGCGTGATTGCCAACAGTTTGAAAACCAACATGAATTTTATGCTCGCCGAGCACGTGAAAGATAAAGAGTTTGACGCGGACGAAGCCACAATGTTTGACAAATTTGTAATGATCTGCACTAGAGATGAAATTAATTTAGACGAGCTGTACAAGCGTGTCAAAAACGATTTGGATCTGACAAAAAACCAATTTTTGTATTTGTACAGACGCATGAAAGATGACGTCCATTTTAAGAGTATAGTAGAACGACTGCAGCTGGTATTAAATACATCGGATCACGCCAGTGTTCCAAGCCGAATGCGCAAGCTCATCAACGACAACGACTACATGTACGTGGCAAAATTTTTGGAGTTGGAATGTAATAATGCTGCAAAATTTGTGTAAAATAAGAAAAAATGCGTTTAAATATATACTGATTTTATTTTTAATAGCCGCTGCCATGACTACCGACACGGCCTACGCATGTACAGAAACTGGCCGAAATTGTCAATATAGTTATGAATGCTGTAGTGGTGCGTGTTCTGCAGTATTTAAATATTGTCTACACAGATAAATAAATAAAACCAAAATATCATTTACATAACTGTTTATTTATTTTGTTATAAGAATCCGTGATGTATGAATTTATAATATGCTTGGGCACACGTTGCTTTTCGCCGCCACGTACTACAATTTCTTCGTATTCGCCCTCGTAGTCGATGCGATCAAAAAAGTCCGTGTCAATGGCGTACTTCATACCAGCAAAGGCGCCATCCTCGGCAAACATCACCGGCAATCCTCTTAAATCCTTGATTAGCATGTCGCGAAACTCTTGGCTTATGTCGACTCTGTTACGATACTCTCTTCTGTCGGCCACGATGCAAAAACTGTAGCCTTGGTCAGCCATGTTTTGTAACACCACCTTGCTATGCTTCACATTATCTTGCGCCAACCGTTGTCCTATGTAAACCAACGGGCGCCCGCCGTCAAACGATGGATCTTTAAAATAAACTGTGCTAGCCATAGTTAGTTTAAAATCAATTTTTGATTGGCTTCCTTTTATACATATTTGTTATCACCATATCTTAGGGTTAAAGATAACGATGACAAACAATTTATAGATAACATTTGATAGGTATATAAAGTAAAGCCATATTATTATTCTGCACATTCATTAATAATGAAGAGAATTAATGTTTTTGAAGACCAAGCTGCCAGCAGCATAAAACGTTGTTACTTGGAAGATGAAGACACAGATTTATTACCGCTAAATAATCTAACTCAAGAAACTACTAACAAACTGCCCGTCGAACTGAAACTACATATCATCGAGTATTTAGGTAGTGACGTATACTATTCAGTTACTGGTGACGAGGGTCGAACAGATACTTTGTTATTGCAAGAGCGCAACTTTCAACAATATTTTGATACTCGTTCGGCGGACTATTGTTTGGAGAAGGATTTTAAATTGGCACGATTTTTCAAAAACTGTACCGCCGCACAATTGACGCGCTTACCGATGCTTGCAGATCGCCAATTTTTAACTTATTTAATGACACAACCCAAAGGTTACGTCATTAATAATGATACTCTGTTGACAACTTATTTTGGTAAAATCGATATATCACGGTTGACGATGCTTGTGTACGGTGAATTCGATTATTACAAAAAAAGTCGATCCGAAGAATACGAGGACAGCGATGATCTTTTATTGATGGCGTTTCTTGGAACTAACGCGGACAAAGCGACACGAGGCTTGGAGTTGTTGATAGATTTTGACAAACAAATTGAACGTGTACACGCTACGAATTTAACAGGTGGCAAATTGTTTTTTTTGAATTCACTAAATACATTGACGCTATACGAAAAATTCTATAAATTAAATGTCACCGTGCCCGAATGCTACCAACCGTTGTATCTGCGCAAAATACTTGCTAATTACACGGAATCAATCGATGGTGAACACCTGGAGGTACAAGAAGAATGTTTCAATTGTGGTGAATTATCAATATCTGCGTCTACAGCCATGCCCCTTGTGGATTCTCTGTGCTGGTTTAATTTACGTGTCATTGTTTTTTGCTCAAATTGTGCCTTGTGTCTACTACGTATTCCTATGTAATAACCTTTAAAAAATTGTTGCAAATAAATACCAAATTTCGTTGTAAAAAAATAAATATATTATAAAAATTACCTAATGTTGTAATTAAACATACCAGCATATTGCTAACCATAAACACTAAAGTAAAACGTAGATTCATGTCTATACTAACCAGTATATATAGGCGTGCTCAGATGGCATATCATCATTCAAAGTGTACAGCTTGAACTTGACGCACTTATTCTTATTTTACATACATACAACAAAAATGTCGCTCGTCAACCGTAAATGTAACATGGGCGGCATCAACGCCGACATTTGGTTAACGCAAATCGAGATGGACAAGTTCTTGTACGCAGGACACGGTGTTGCCGAGTCCTTAGGGTATAAAAAACCTCGAAACGCTATATTAACACATGTAAAACCTGAATGGCGCAAAACTTGGGCAGAAATAAAGGGGGCCTTAAATCAGGGCTTCCTTGTGACGTCATCTAACGAGACCCAACTACCAGCAAATTGGCAGCCCAATACAGTCTTTATCACTGAAGCGGGCGTTTGGGCTTTGATAATCAAATCTAAACTGCCGGCGGCTGAAAAGTTTCAAAAGTGGCTGTTCGAAGAGGTGCTACCGGAATTGCGTAGGACCGGCAAGTACGATATGAGTGAAGCGGCATCAAAATCAACCACGATTGTACACTATGACAAAAAACTGGCCGAGGCTCAAATTGAAAACTTGCAGTTAAAATTGGATTTGTCGCAAACTGTCGCCAAGTCTGAAAATAAAATTGCAGAATTGCAGCGAAATTACGAGCGACAGATTGCGGAATACAAAGATCGCGAATATAAACATGCCATCGCCATGAAAGATTTGCTAATGAAAGCAAACGCCACTATGGTCCAATTTGGTGTCAACACTTTGCTGGCAGAAGATAACATTAAACAGAATGAGAAACTGCGAGCTAGAATAGGCTCTGTTAGTGGGCGCGTGGTGCCGTGTATCGAGAACCGGCCCGAAAAGGAGCATTACGTGACTTGCTACGATCGTACCGTCAACGGACGTAAACGGATTCGTGTCAGACGTAGCCAGTATGCTGAAATTGAGGTGTGTGACAAAATGTGTCATCAGCTAAAATTGAATCCAACGAAAAAATTCAAGTCTGCCCGTTACGAATGGCTAAAGGATTCGGAAAAGTTTGTGCAAATTAAATGCCCGAACCCTGTAACTTTGTGGGTGAAATTGAAAGACACGTTTCCTCATATTTGTTATGGATTCAAGTTTGTTAATACAACAAAGACAGAGATTGAATTTTTGGACGAGCAAGAGTTGCGTGAAAAGTACAAAAATGACGTAATGGTATGTGAGCGGAATTTGAAAAAGGACTCTGAAAAGATTGCTCGTTTTAAACTGTTGGATTTACAGAACGAGCAAGACGCCGTGGACAAATGCTTGACGCCATCGTTGGAAGCCAAAAATAAGGTCGCCCAAATCATTCAAACTATGATAGACGACTCTCAAAAAGAAATCACACTTGAAGAGCCTCACGTGTCATTCGAAAATGCTTCGGATGTGTACTCACATCAGCAGGTGGCAGGATGTATACAAAAATTTTTTACCACAAACACTATTAATGATCTCGTGTGTCCTATCGATAACAAATAAAAGTCTGTATGTTGTAATTAATAATTATTTTATTTACACCAATATGATAAAACAGTTATTTGGTGGAGGTTGAAGGAGTGATAACATTGAAATGTTTTTTTATACCTCTGGTCTCAGAATTGGGAAGTTTTCGTTTGAATGCCAACTCAGACTTTGACTCTGATTTAACGTTGTCAAATGTTCTTTTTTTAGTTTTGGGTTTGGTGGGTTTCTTCTTTTTTTCCTTGACGACAGGTACTAAATCGGTGCTTTGGCAACGCTGCACTGCACTCTCTCCTCGACCATTGCACGTCGGACAATCGTCGCAAAAGCTAGTTTTGTTTATAGTGTACACGGGCTTGATTTTGGACATGGTAAATTCGTACTCGTGTATGTATTTGTGCGATTTTTCTTGTATGATTGTCTGGTACATTTCTGGGGTAATCAATTTTTTATCCTTTATATTCATCTCTCGTTTCAACAAATCCTTCTTTTTGGAATCGGTCAAACGTTTAAGGGTGGGCCACACGATATCATTGCACTGGTTTTTTTGTAGATAAACGCAAATTTGTTCAAACGCATACACGAACGCAGTATCGTTGTCGAGCATTGACATGAGGTCGTTTAAAAACGAACATATAATCGATAGGTGCTTGCTCCAGCTGAGGGTGTGTTTGTCGGTAAACAATTGGGTGGGCCAGGCCTTGTCTTTAACGCTGGCAGATTTAATGTCCAAAAGTAAATACGGGATGCGGTCACCAGAGTCGTGCAATAACTTTGTGTCGGGCGAATTTTTTAGTTCCATATAAAGTTTGTAGGCGATGGTAGTTTTAACGTTTATGTTGAGCGTCTGCGAAAAAGAATACTTATCGCGGGCGTCTGTGCAAAAGTTGTCGCACTGCTGTTTAAGCTGGTCCACTAAATGTTGCAAAACACAATCCAAACTGTGGTTTTTCAATAATTTTTCAATCACCTGATCAAAAATAACGCGTAAAAACAGTGGCACGTCTTTTTTGACATTGAAGCCTCGTTTGTATACGCTTCCGTTTTCTTTGAGACAAACATAACTCTTTTTGCCTTTGATCAGCATACAACGCATAATGTTTTCCAGTTCCATTTTATAGTCACCGTGCCAGCCATCGTTGACGGGTATGACAATTTCCTCCATAATCATTTGACGCAATTTAGCGTCACCCATCGCCTGCAGTTCGTTCTCGTCCATTTTGATGTTGACAAAAGTAGAGTCCGTGTCGCCGTACACCACCTTTAACGTCATTTTGGTCAGATTCCATTTTTTCATGATTCGTTCATCGTTCGAGAGCGCCTCAATCTTGGCTATGGCATCTGTCAAATTTTCCCTTCCGATAAACGTAATATGATTGGCCAACGCCTTGCAAAACAATCCGAACCAGCCGTATTGCGAATTGCAATTGAGTTTGGCCGCGTTCTGCCACGAGTCGAACAAAAAGTACATAAAACTATTGTTAGGAAATTTCTTCATTTCAGCCTTCCATCCAGCACGTTTACCTGCCTGTTCTTGGAGAAATTTGGTGGTGATAGCGTTCTTGTTTTTCTGCAAGTACAAGTAACCGTCAGAGCCAAAAAACAAATTGGACAGACAAGCCGATTCGGCAATCATTATACTCGTGTACAGTTGCGAAAAGTCGAGTGTAAACGTTAGACCATAATAGCCGGGAACGGGGGATAGAACCATACCACCAGTGTATTTAATGTTGCACTTCAATGGGCATAACCTAACTGCATTAGAAGGAATTTCGTGTTCAGGCACTCTGCGCCTCAATAATAATGTCAAATCCATGGGATCACCCTCGTCTTTTTTTTCGTCACTATCGCTGTCCGACTCGGGTGATTGAGCAATGGGTTTTCTAGTTACCATTTTATTAAGATCGAACTTGTTGAAAAAATATGGGTCGTTCTCACCATTGGTATTTTTGTTTTTTATAGCTCTATCAAACAAAGCTACAATGATTCTGTGCGAAATGCGTTTTAAATAGTCGTCTCGCGATAAACTCATAATTGAAGAGTCGGCGTACAGTCTGTTGGCCACTTGGCATTTATTAAAAATGTCCACTGGTAATACCGTGTCTCGAATATTGTACTTGACAATTTTACCGAATTTTCCCTCCTTGTAGAGCTGCATCATTTCCTTGACGCTCAATTCGACTTTACCCACGCCCAAATAAAAATTGGCAACTGTGTCGAGTTTCATATTCTCCATTTTGGACGCGTCCAGTGTGTTTTTAATGTATTGGTACAAGTCCACATGATTGTAGTACACCATCGAGTGCGAATTAAAACCATAGCCAAATTTAGTATTAATCTTGTACACTCTGAAAGTGGTGGGTGGTAGATCGTACCGACGTATAATGTTGGAATCTATACACAATATTTTGGCTCGTTTTATCAAATACGGCAAATCGAAATTGTCCCCATTATAATCGATGACTTCGTCTGGATTGGCCAAAGTCAACATTTTGTAAAACATTACTATCATGTCGCGTTCATTGTTAAACGGCACCACCACAGCTTCACCGTCTACATTGTCCACCTGTGTGTACGGGTCGGAGAAATCAGGCCGTTGGACGCTGTTGATCAAACAGTACCGCAACAATTGATTGTTGTGTCGTTTGACAGTTAGCGCAATAGTGATGATCGGGTCAGTGTCTGGATTGGACAATTGAAATCCGTTGGTGAACGTTTCCAAATCGTACGAGGCCACTATGGAATCAATCGATTCGGTCAGTTGGTCGATAGGCACCATGGCTACATCGCTCATGCAAACATTTTGACAGCAGCCCACATTATCGACAATCACCTCTGAAATAAATTTAATGCAATCACCCTCATACAAAGAGTATTGCATCTGTACTCGATTGACATCATTGCAGAATTCGTCGAGCAAAAATTTTTCGTTGGCATTAGCTAAAGTTCTAATCACTTTGACCACATGTACGCGTTCGCAGTCGTAATTTTTAAGACCAGTTACAACCATATTTTTGTAGGTGCTGCAGCCCGCGTTTCTGCATTGCCGCACTCTGTGATTGGTAGTGCAAAGCTTGTACGAATAGATGGGACAGAATATTTTGCAATAAAACTGAACGTTGCCGACGCCCGTCAAAAAAATGTATAAATGTTGATTGTCATAGTGCAGTCTCGTTATACGGTACACGGTATTCTGTGGAACCGTAAAACTTTGTCTGCTGTACATTTCGCTCATTTCCGACAAAACATTGGTACACACTCTAAAACCCACCGGAGACGTTGGTAACTCTTTTTCTTCTTCTTTGCGAATACAGTTGTCAATTTCTTCATAATCGGCAATATCAAAATCCTCGTAGTCGTCGCCCATCATGTTGACTCGTTACAAAGGTGTAGACGTAAACCCTCACACGGTTCACAATTTAATTAGAACAATCGTCAACAAGCAGTCAAGTACGAATGACAACGATAATGTGCTACGTTCCATTATATTTAGTTTTAGACCAGACTTATCAAAGTCTTTGTTATCTACCGACAACTTGTTGATAAGGATTTTGAAAGATTGCAACAAAAAAGAAATAACGTACAATTACAAATACGAAACAAACAACCACGACGAGCAACACGTAGCCGCGACCACTTCGCCCCCGTCAGATATTTTCATAAAAATGTGGCGATTAAATAACGTGGACCGCGAAGAGGCTTGCGTTGTGGCGGCTGCTGTGCGCGATTTGTGCTACGCAGTCTTGAAAAATTACGATCCAAATTACGATCCAGACAACGACAGTTCCGCCGCCACACTTCTTAAACTCTGCACGGAAGTGCGCTACACAAAACAGTACGCATACGAAGAATCACAAGCTATGAACCGTGAAATGCAAGATCTTGAAAAAGAACTACTAAATAGTAGAGCTAGAGTGGCAGAGCTGTTGGCGACGTTTAGCAATTCCAAATCAGAATGGGAAAAAGAGAGCAACGTGGCTTGGGAGACTAAACAGAAAAGCGAAAATGAGGTGGCTCGTTTAGAATATTTGTTGTTGGAACGAAACCAAGTCGTCGATTCGCTACAAACTAACATAGTTAAGCTGACCGACAAATTAAACGATGTGACTAAAAATTATGAACTGGTGACTCGCGAACACATGGAATGTGGTAGAGAGGTGGAAAATCTTACGTCTACCATAAAAGAGCAAGCGTCTCGAATTCAATACCTTGAAGAGCAATCAAAGAATGCAGAGGATAGTATCAATACTCGTTTAGTGTTGTTGGAAAAGGAGCATGCGGAAATTGTGCGGGTAATAAAAGAAAAGCACGCTTTGAAAGTGCAAGAGTTGGATGCAAAATTGTCAATGCTTAATCAAACTTATTTGCAACAAGTTACGTTTGCAGAAGAGTTACAACAGCGCGTTCGCAAAGCCGAGGAACAAAATCTACACATGCAGGCACAAATTATAGACGCCCGCACCACTACGTCAACGAGTCAAACCGATCTAGATAACATGCGAGTTCAACTCAACAACACGAGTAAAGACAATGCGTTGCTTCAGTCAAAAATTAAAAAATTAGAGAGTATCAACAATCAAGATGCGGAAAGTAATGCCGAGCTACAAAGCGTTAATCAAAAACTTAAAAAAGAAAACGACAAAATTTTATTACAATTAGATACACAAACTAAAAAGTGTGATGACTTACAAAAAGATTTGGACACAGCACTCAAAGAGATAGACGACAACACAGACGAGTCGAACAGAACATACAACTTGCAAAAAGGAGAAATAAACAGGCTACAAGTGGAGTTGAATAGTGCCTCCGAAAAACTAACACAATTAACAAAAGAGTTAAGTGATGCCCAAATTCAAATAGACGATCAACACAAAACCATAGAATATTGCAATTATGAAATACGTGCATTGTCTAATATAAACAATGCAGTTGTGGATGGTAAAAAACCAAAATTATCTCCTCGCGGCGATAAGAAATCGGTGACCAGTCCAGTAATAAAACCAGAAACTAGTAAAAAATCAAAACTGCCCATCAAGCATAAGCTCGACACTCACAATGAAAATTTAACACAAAAGATTGCCAAAAGACCACTGACTTGGGATGTTAACAAATTGTACGGTGTTAAAACTCAAGCTGATCTTGATAAATTAATTGCTCAGATCAAGGTTACTAATAGCAACAATAAAGACTGGCCAGTGTACAACAAGTTTTTGTCGTGCACAAATGTAGAGTTTGATAAATTAAAGGACAATCCAGAATATCAAGGACTAGACGATAATTTCAAAAACCTGCTAATAAAACAAAGAGAATTTGTCGACCCCATTGAGCCGGAACAGTCGTTGTTTAGCAAATAAAAAACATGCATTTTATTTATCAGTTTATTACGAACCATATACCCAATTTACATATATTATTATTGCTAGTTAACAAAATAGACTGTAAAAGTCATTTTTGGACTTGGAATAAGTTACAACAGAGGTAATGCAATAATTGGCTTTGTCTCCGTGTTTCTTGGTTAATATGGCGTAAACCAGTTCTTTGTTTGCCACAATTTTATTTACTGCCAGTAAACCCTCTTCGCATTGTTCTTGTTTCATGTTGTTCATAAAAGCGGTAGCGTCAATTTTTTCCAACTTTGTGGTGGTCAGCGATATTTTAAAAAGTTTTTTCACAGTATTGCTAGCCCTGTGCAGGAAATCTGTTAAGCTGTACGTCAACTGCGACACTTCTACACATCTAAACACTTTATTCTTGTACGATATGCTACTAAATTCTTCACCAATTTTGTCAGCGTGCACCTCTTCTTCCGGTGCCAACTCGGTGATATCAGTGTTAGGTAATAACACTAATTTGTAATAGGCGGTGGATTGTACGATACTTTTTATGCAGCCTACCTGTGCCACACACCATTTGTCTTTCAGCTGGTATAAACGCTTCAACGCCTTGGTCACTCGAGTAGCATTATCGTCATTCTGTTCAATATCAAATGTGGTCAGGGTGTTCAAAGTTATTAAGAGATCGCATTGCACAAACTCATTCTCTCTTTTAACGACAGTGCACACTTTTATGGTGGAAAAGTTGTTATTAGTGTATTCACGAAATTCGTAGGCGCACACAATAAAAATGTACAAACGGAATTGTTGTTCAAATTCAAAGTCATAGTAGGTGACACAATTTTTTATTTCATCAAAAACGGTAGGATCCATCAATTGATAATCAACAATGTAAAACAGTTCGTTAATCTTCTGGTAAGTAAACTTGTAAGTACAGTCGACATTAATTTCGTCATACAGTTTTTTGTTTAGCACGCTCCTGTCCAACACCTTATTGTCGTGGCGAGCTATAATACGGTAACATTCTTTGTTGTTTATACGCCAGGATTTTTTGTCTTTCACAGTTTCAGTTATTTTATTTTCGATCCGCGGAATTTTCGCCGAATCACCGACCATGCTTAGAGATTCCGCCGATCTTTTAGCCATCCTGCAAAAGTACCAGTGGCGAGTCGTCGAGCAAGATGTTCTCACCGAAGAGGATTATATTGAAGTGGTGCCTCGCGACCGTGAACAGGCTTGGAACGATTTGATTATATTAGCCTTACACAGCACCCCGTTTACGTATCGTACACACCTACGCAAAGCCAATTTAGAACACTTTGATTACAAGCAGCCAATATATTACAGTCTCAAAAAAAGACAATTGGGTTTAGTAGACGATGATTTAATAAAAGCCTTTAAAACACCTCTTTACTCGACAATCAACAATCAAATGATCAACCCTTTCACCGTGATGATCGTATTTATAATGTTGTTGTTATCTTGTATCGCTTGGGAGGGGTTCGATAACAAAAGACGAGATTGAATTCTGTTGCATCGTCACCGCGCACCGGTTCGCTACACTTTTGTCAGAGTGATTTTTCAAAAATGGACAAATTGTTTAAAATTAAACAAAAACGTGAGCAAATTATTAATATTTTAAATGTAATGGTGGCGGGTGTAAAAGCGGGGTTGGCCAAAGAAAAAATGCGTAGTCGACTGTGTTACGAGTACCAGTGCATCAACGGTGTCAGGAGACACAACAGTTTGAAGAGCATTTTGGAACTGTTTGATCATGTGGTCGCATACATCAATGTTCCGTTTGATTGGAAGTTTTACGTGTTTACCGACAGTTTTCGTGACAATATCGCCATTATGGTGCATGGTGGTTTATTAAAGGATGATTTTAAGGCTTTAAGTGTGTGGGTTAACAATAGTTTTTACAGTGACGACAGATTATTGTACAAAGTGTGCGAGGAGTGTGCGATAAATTTGTGTCTCACAACCAAGTTCACTTTGTACACTGTAAAACAATGTGTCAAGGCTTGTGATCTATATTGGTTCGTGTGTACAAACATTTGTGATTGTTGCTTTGTCAAAAAATTGTACTGTCCAATTGTTTAATGTGTGTATGTGTCGCTTTTTCATCGTAAATAAATGTAATGTCGACGAGTTTGTTTGTTTGCTATGAAATCGTACCAAGAACGCATCGCCTCCTACGCCAACGAGTGGTGTCACACAAACAATTGCATGCTAACACCAGAGCGTCTGTCACTCTTAGGTTTCTATTATACGGGATACGGTGACAAAATAAAGTGCGCTTACTGTTCGTTAACTTTGGAACGCTTCAAATACGCCAACAACACTTTCGATCCGCTGGTCGATCACAAACGAGCATCGCCCGAATGTAAGTTTATCTATGAAAACCTAGCGAGTCCCACTAGCTATGCCAACACCACGCTGGTGACGCAAAACGATTTTTTTGACTTGGACCTGTCCAAAATTGAAGACAGATTAAAAACTTTTAAACAGTGGCCTGTAATGCTGCAGCACTTGTCATTCGAAATGTGTTTAAGCGGATTATATTATAGCAATATTGGTGATATCGTAGTGTGTTACGTGTGCCGGGAACGGATACGTGATTGGTGGCCCGATCACTCGCCTTGGCAACGACACTACTATCAGAATTCCAAGTGTCCGCATATCGTTATTAATTTTTACAAAATACAACCGTCTTATCACAACCAAGATAATATCCATACGACGAGTGCGCCTGCCGCTTGTTGTGGTGATGATAAGCTCCCCTCCTCTGCACCACGATTAAATGTGATACAACACGAAAGTCACTGGAGACTGCCACAATGTGTCAAGTGTAGGTCGAGTCTTATCGAATGCTTGCTCCTACCGTGTTATCACTTGTGTGTATGTAGTGAATGTGCCGTATCAACCGTAGAATGTCCAGTGTGTGAGTTATACGTAAGCGGCACAGTTAAAGTCAATATACCAGTCAGACACCTATCAACTTATCAAGTACAAAATTAGATTAAGAGGCTTGTTGGATTACAGAGGAGAATGAAATATAAGCTATACGAACCAGACAGTGGGACTGTTGAAAAAATAAAGAAACGTTTCGACGCAATGTGTTTTTTCTCATTTTATGTAAATATCATGGTACTTTTTGTGTAGTTATTAAAAAATTTGTGCCACAGCGCATCACAATGGCGTTGGTAATTTTCGAAAATAAACCACCGAGTCGCATTGAATATTTGACGGACATTAACAAAATTGAAAATTGCGTGCAGATGACTTGCGAAAGATTTGGCAAGTTTGTGCGCGATTTATTGTCAGACCTGAAACAGAGTAAATGCGGTTTTTACAATTCTATTATTGGCCAATTAATGAATGTGTACCAAGAAGGTTTTGAAAGTAACGACCATACTAGATTGTTTGCTAGAGTTATATTGTCTAATAATATTGTGGTCACAAACATCAAAGATAATGTTTACTTAAGAAAGTTAAAAATCAACAGGTTCACCGACGACATAAATTATTTAATTTTGCCCAATTTTACTCTATGGGACCATAATTTTTTGGTGTTTTTGAATAAAAAATTTAACAGTAAAAAAGAGGGCGGCTTGGTTAACATCTGGGGTTGCATGCAAAAAATTTCGCTGGCTCAGGGTTTGCTTAAGGATTTGATACAAAACAAAAACGGATACGCCGGCCAACATTTGTATTCGACTTTCCTCAACACCGCTAGTTTTTACGCCAGCGTACAATGTTTCAACGGTATCAACGAAATTATACCTCCACGATCGTCCATTCAACGATACTTTGGCAGGCAACTGGACAATATAAAAGTGTGGAATACACGTCATCCCAACATTTCACAGTTGTCAACACAGATTTCCAGAGTCATTGCGCCGCAACATAACGACGAGAACGTGTACAATTGGAACATTAAGGTGGGACTGGGAACGTTTGTAGGAGCGAATCGTGATTGTGATGGCGACAAAGAGGTCATTACTTATCTGCCATACCCAAATTCGCTGATTGATCTGGAATCTCTATTATACTGTGATCCAGTGTTTAGTTTTATATGTTTTGACAAAAACAAATTGGCTTTTGTGTCGCAGCAAATATATTATTTACACAAAAATATTAACAAAGTTGAACAATTGTTGCAACGCTACCCTATTGCGTACAAACTGTGGAACAACACTAGAAGTAAAAGTTTTAGCGTTCGCTTAGAGTGCCTACTGCGAGACGTAGCATTGATGCTGAGTTCAAATTTTGCCACTCTTTTGTTTGTAGCCCTCAAAAATTTAATAGATGCCGAGGAAATGGTGTGTGACGAAAACGAAATTAAAGAGTACGATGGTTGTTTTAAGAGCATAGTAGAGTCTGGCGCCAAGGGTAGCAAAAACTTGGTGGACAGCACGGAAAAATACAGACAGACCGATTTCTACGATGTCGACACGGTGTCCGAGCGGGCGCTAGACGGTCTAAATTCACACATCACCAGTCATGGGCGGGTAAAATTTTGCGGCGGAGATATTTATCACAATACGGTAGTGTTTCTCAATTTGTATTTGAAAGATTTCAAAATTTGCTACAAACAAAACCAATTGTGTATAGGCGAAATTAGTCACATACCTTCGCCTTTTTTGTTTCCAAACCATTTGTTAGATTATTTTTGAAGTAAAAAAAACGCACACATTGTTATAAGGTGTTTTATTTGATCATGCAATATGACTTGGACAGTAGCGTGGAAATATTCGGCATCAAAGACGTTTCCAACGACCACGTGTTTAATGTAGCTAGTGTGGCCAGAGCTATGAATCTCAACGAAAACGATGCGGTAGACGTTAACGTCAAAGGTAACGGAATCTTGGTCAAGCTTCGCTATCCGCGATTGGTCAACGAATGGGAAAGAAAATCTCGAGAGGCCCGACTGAAGGTGTACGACGTGTTTCCTGAAACAAACATTGATGCAAAAATTAAAATATTTGCCGCAGCACCCACAAAATACAAACTGCTATTACACAAGGTCAGGTCCCGACTACCCGAATTTAAATACATTTGGATAGGTAAACGAGGCGTCATGGCCAGACAAGAAGCTCGATCTAACATACTATTGTTAAAATCCGAAAGTGATTTGGATAGCATAGATCAACAAAACTCCTAACTAAGATTCCTTTTGTTTTAGATTATCTTTCAAAAAATACTGTATCAAAATTTCATCGTTAAGCAAATTAGGCATAGTTAAAATGTTTGCCAAAATTTTCAATTCAAACATGCGCGTGGCGTTCAAATAGTTTTTATCGCTTCTAATTCTAATAAATCGTGGTAAACGGATAGACACTTTATTAGTTGTCGACCTAATAAAATCACCTTGCAGTTCCCACACCGGCATCGCCGTCGGATCTGTGGCCACCATGTTGGGCGGCTGTTTCATTTCCGAATCCAACACCAACCAGTCGGGTGTTTCGGTCACGGGTTTCATCAAATCTTCCAGATTATGTTTGGCAATTTTTACTTTAGACACTGCCACAAACCGCCACATTTTTAACGTGTAATCAAAGTACGGACTCGCTACCAAATAAATAACAATTCGTTTATCCTTGTCGGGCTTCCATCCACCCACCACAACTAAATCAGCACTACACACATTCTCAAAATATGATTTCTTTATTTTAAGCCATTTTTTCTTTTTGCATTCGTACGGTGCAGTCAAATCTTTAACTACAACACCTTCCACGTCTTCTTTGAGGTAACGTTTTATTAGATCCACCACCAGATTTCTGTCGTTAGATTCATGGTATTCAATTACCACAACTCGTTCGTTTGCTTTGACGCACGTGGACAATAAAAGTTTCCTTGTTTTCAGATCGGCATTCATCATGTTTCTGCCGTTGTGAATGAGCACATCAAAGGCAATAAATCCGGCGTTTCCATCCATAAGTTCTCCATCGATGACGGCATCTTTTACATCTCGCAATGCGTCCTCCAAAAAAGGCAACAGCTCCACCAAACATTTTGTGTGCGCGTTCATGTTGCGCTTGTAGCAAACAATCGTGCCATCATTCATTTTGTGCACTTGCAGCCGCTCGCCGTCGTACTTTATCTCGACACAATAATTTGAATAGTTTAATTGATTAAAATCTTTACAAGGCAACGCCAGCATGGCATCCACAGGCTTACCAGCCACCACAGAAGCCACAGCATTATTGCTCATGGTTTTCATACTTTTTTTACCTAGCACTTGTTTAAATAGCTGGACGTTTCGTTTTTTACACAACACCCGTCTGTTTCTACCGCTGTCTCTGATGAATGTGACCAAATTTTCAACGTCTTCCTTGTCACATATGGGTATGATAGTTTTAAAATGAGCCAATAACGTAGCTGACTTCGTGGTGATTGTTTTTAATTTTTCGAAAAAAAAATACGCATCCGCCACCGTCAACGATCGAGTGCCATTGTTTTTTACAACACTAGCGCACGTTTCAGCCACACCGTACAATTTAAAAGCTTCAGCCAAATTAGCGCGGTCGATATGTGGCGTTTCAATTTTACTGAATACCGTCAACAAATGTTTGTCGGATATGCGACGTTTCTGCGACAACGCCACCAATAGACACAACCACATGCGCATTTCGTCCAAAGTCACGTTGTGCTTGTCTCGCATCGTTGCTAGCAAAGTTGTAATTTCCGAATTTGTTGTCATTTGCAACAATTTTTTGTAAACGTACACAAAGCATTTGAACGACATGTCAGCGTAGCAGTTGTCTCAACAATGACGTTACGATTGACGGGCGTTTTAAATTAAATATTTTGTTATCGATCTAATGTAACCTCTGTAACCTTTCAAGTAGTATAAAAACTAGGAAACCGATTTCTCTAACTACACAAGCTATTTAACAGTTAAATATCAACTGTCAGTTAAATTTAATCACGATATTGATCTACCAGCAAATTAACTAAAATGTCGTCCTACAAATACAATACAGTTACCTACCGCGACGCTTCCACCAACACCTGCAAACAAGATTTTTATAATTGTAATAATAGTAAAAATAAGGGGTACAACAGTAATCAGAGCTCATCGACAAGATTTACCATGGGAAATTTAGTGGATAAAGTAGTCAGCCACGAGTACGCTAAACAAACAAAACAAAAGGAATACACGAATTGGCTCAAATCGGACGCGGGCGCGTCTTGGCAGAGTAGACACCACACAAAACAATGGTAACACGTGTGAACGAAGAACACAATCACAAATAAATTACCATGTGCAAATTGTAGTCGTTCAAATGGGGTTTTGTTGCGACAATTGTCTCGACAACATTGAAACTACCGAAAATTTTGGCGACCCAGAAGGAGGCTGCGGTTGTCGCTGCTGTATAAAAATGTGCCATTGTATGTGCACTATTCTATTTTTAGCTTTAATTGGGTTCGTCGGTTACTACTGCTACTTGTATAGGCATGTAATCATGAAATCGTTTGGAAAATAAAATGTTTGTATACTAATCAACTCTTTTATTTATATTATTCCTTGTCAACCTGTACATTCATATGAAAGGTTCCATTTTTGAATACAAAATAAAATAACAGGGTAGGTAACACAGATCTTGTCAATGGATACGACATACTTTTGACACTAGAATCACTGCTAACTGTCGGCTGCGATGAACAGTCTTTGTCGTCCTCGTCCTCGTCCTCGTCGTCAATATTGGTGTTGATCATGTTGCATTTTTTATCGTAAGCGTCTAAAACAAGGTTCTCGGTCATATCCAGTTTTACCTGACCGCGATAGGTGCGTGTCGTAGAATTAGACAATGATCCATCACTGTTTACAGTCAAATAATTATTATGGCGAACAAACTGGAAATAGACACTGCTCGTCAAAGTGGTTCCTATAACGTTTACCAAACAATCGGTTTTGTATGACAACGACATGTACACTTTACCGCACACGTCCATACACAAATATTTACAATTGTCTGTGTTTCGAAAAACATTGGTCTCGTTCAACAGCTGTTCCTTGTGAAACCTCGTGTTATCACCCATTATTACATCTAATGCGCCCGAACTGGTGACATAGCCATCAACCAGTCTTAGGTGGTAGAAATATTTATTGCTACTGTACACTTTAATTTCTCTGGTGACATCATCGGCAGTAACTTCGCTAACTTTGGGCAATTCACATCTGGAACTACTCACCGCATCCAAATTGATTGCGGCCATTTTAGCAATTTTGGTACAATTTTTTTGCTCGCTTTTTGTCGAAACTATCCTAAACTCGTACGGAATCGTGTCGATATCCTTGACATTAGTTTTTCCTTGAACCACGTTTGATTTGGCATTAAACATGATGTAGCGGTAATATGAATTCTTGTCAGAGCGAGCGCTGTTTGGCACGTAGATACGATGCATGTCGGCTTTACTTTCTATACGAAACTTGCAATGGTGTTTCACCAATACGTTGGTCATGTATGCCACCCCGCATGGGTTGAGGCACAAAAATCGACACGTGTCATCGCGCACATAATATTTATTGACTTTGTGGTCAAGGTAGAAATAAAAAGTGTGATTTTCGTATTTTGATATAGATAGCACTGGCGCGTTTTGAGACAATGATCGAGGATACAGAGGTGTATCATCGTTGTACAAAATCGTGTGGCCTTTACCCAAAGCTATCGAAGAATCGCTGGCAACGTTTTGTGTCATCGAATAACATGTCAGACAGGAGCAGATAATCAACAGTTGCAACAACATATTGCCGCAATATGGAACAAACGCGTCACACCGAGCGCGTTATAACTATGCGGTTTCAAAATTATCCCACGTACAAATATAAACGAGTTTCACGAGATAACAGTTCAGTTTTCCTTGGAACAGCGTACGCTATGGACGACAGCAGCAATAATGCTCAAAGTAATTTAGCGATGAACGAGTACGAGCAGCAATTGTGCGATAAATACAGTTATAGCAACTACGTAGCGCGTCTGCAGCCGGGCCATGTTAATACGCGCGAAGAAATCTTTGCATTGGAACGCGCCACCAGAGGGCAGAGCAACAACGCGCTATGGGGTGTGTTACGACTGAACAGAAAAACTGCATCAAATCGTAATGGGTGCTCCAGTTTTGTGTCAGACAAAAACGAAGCCATCCGTTATGGTAACGAGCAGGAAACGGTTGTCAAAAAGAACCAACTGTTGATGCGTACCATAATAGAAAAAATTGAGGAGAAACTAAGTTGTGACATTACAGAGACTGTGCTGGATTGCGGCATGTTTATAAGTCCGATTGGTTTATATAGTGCCTCTCCGGACGCTTATTTTGTCAACGAACAAGGACAAATAATCGTATTAGAAATTAAATGTCCTTATACGTACAAAGACACGAACCTCGAATCTATTAGACGAAATTTGAACAACAACAAAGCACGATACAGAATAAAACACACGGCTTTTACCATCAACAAACAGGGTCCTATAGAGGTGAGGGTGGAGAAGAAGAACGATCATTACAGGCAATTACAAAGTCAAATGTACGTGACGGGTGCAGTGCTTGGTGTGTATCTCGTCAAGATTGGAGACACGGAAGAAGTTCATTTTGTGGAGAGAGACGAAGAGATGATTAATGACTATGCCAATAATGAAAAGAGTGATTTGAAAGAAATACTCTCTGAAAACGCAAAACACATGGAGTTTGTCATGGAACGGAACAGACTCTTTTCTTTCTACAGTTTGCCTAACGTTAAAAATGAAAATATCAAGAAACTTGCCAGAGACGGATTCTATTATTGGAACGGTTGTGTTAAATGCCATTTTTGCCAGAAACACGTTGAATTAGAAAACGATGTTGACAACATACTTGCTCAGCATGTTTGCAACTCGAAACACGGAAACGTACGGTACGCCGACATCAAGCACCGAAAATACTTGACGCTGCAGAGCAGAATCAATTCTTTTATTCCACTTAACATTGACACGACGCTAGCGCTAGAACTCGCCAAACTAAACGTGTTTGTAGCAGATGATAATAATCTAAAATATTATTGTTGTGCCACCACCATCAGCGATGATAAGATTAACCAAGAATGTATAAAAGCTACTGTCATTAATTGTCCTCATTCAGTCGATTGCGACCGTTACTAGTCAACGTTGATTGTTTGATAATAAATTCTTATTAATTTTATTTTGCTTTCTTTCTACCACACATACATTATGAAACGTCAAGCGGTTTGCAATGATAAACAAGAAGACACCAAACGTATTTGTCGACTAGACGCGCCTACTAAATTAAACGAGCAACAGCAACAAATTTTCGATTACGTCACACAGAGAGATTCTTTTGAACCAATCTTTGTGTCGGGCAGCGCTGGCACCGGCAAGAGTGCGTTATTGAAATCGCTTCGCACTTATTGGATTGATCGCAAGAAAGTAGTGTGGGTGGTCAGCTTTACAAATTTGGCGGCTAGAAATGTCGACGGACAAACCATTCATAAACAGTTTGGTTTCGATTTCAAGTGCAATCTGAACGCCAACAACAAAACCGTCGGTGCACCAAACTATTTTATCTTGGACGAGGTGTCCATGGTGCCGGCCAAAATGCTACAGAACATACACACGTTTTTTCAGCAAAACACCAGAATGGATATGCCGTTTGGAGGTGTTAATACAATTATATTTGGAGACTTGTACCAATTACCACCCATCAGCAACCAGCAGTGTTACCAACTCCCACCATATTGTGCTGACATCTGGAAATCGCTACGTCTGTATCATCTGACTATAAACATGCGGCAGTCCGAGTCAGACTTTATCGACGCCCTCAACTTGTTGCGCGTTGGAGAGAAAAAATGTTTGGAATTTTTTAATCAAAAGGTTATGGACCACAATATTACCATCGAGGATCAATTTGAATGCACTTCCCTGGTGCCGACACACAGAGAAGCGGACTACATCAATTCAAAGTGTTACGCGCACATTAAAACGATCAGCGAAGAACCAGTTGTGGAGTACATTTTGCAATTGAGTGTGCGTCGCGAATCTAGGCGATTGCACAGTATGATGGTTTACGGGTCGGGCCAGGAAGAGTTAATTTTTAGAGATAAATTAAAGTATTGCGTTGGTACTCGAGTAATGATAACACACAATCTTAAAGGACTGGCTTTTTGCAATGGCGACATTGGCACAGTGATTGCCATTGACGAACGTGGCGTTATAGTTAAACGCGAATGCGACGGGCTAATGGAGAAAATCAACATGGTCGAGATTGCGTTTGAAACGGACAAATACACTATTGTCAAGGTAGTCACTGGTATACCAATATGTTATGCCTGGGCGGTTACTATACATAAAGCTCAAGGTATGACTGTTAAAAATTTAATTGTTCACCCAGTGAATATATTTGCAAAAGGACAAACGTACGTGGCGCTTAGCAGAGTGACACACTGCGAGGGGCTACGTTTGGTTAACAAAATTCCAGTAGAGTGTGTCATGAAAATGTCCGATGTCGATAAGGTGTACGCCACTCAAGACCTACTGGACACATACAACGACTTTGAGGAGGAGTTTGAGTATGATATCTGAACCATTGTAGATAACAGTGTGTTATCAGTGTTCATTGATATAAATAAATCTTTGCAAATAATTTTATTCAGTTTTATTTCGCCCGTCTACCATTATGGATTTTGCACTTGTGTCAGTGTGGTACAACAAAGATAAATTTATATACAACTCTACGTGTCATCCTTTTTGGCACAACATTTTGTACTATTCGCAATATTATACATATTACGTGCTGTATTACGTGGAAAACGAGTCAAGCGCTAAAATACCCACTGTTGGACCAGTCAAGTTTATTAACTTTAAAAAATATCCCGAGAGCAAGAATATGCCAAAACTGAAACACGTTATGAACAAGATTGACTATATAAAATTGCAGTTTATATTTAACAGTCACATTGTTCCTGAGACTTTTGTGTTGTTGATGGACATGGATTGTCAGCTGTCGGAGTGTAACAAGATAAAATTAGAGAAATTAATGAAGATACAGTACCATTTGACTCCGTACACCGACCCGAGCACAAAATTGCTGTATCGTCCCATGAGCAGCTATGACGACTACAACAACAGTTTTGACAGCTATATTGAAAATTATGCCACATTTATTAACAAAACAAAACCGTTTTTTAAACCGTGGCACGGTGTTGGCGTACGAGTTGAGGGTGAGACTAATCAATTTTTTATGCACGCCCAATATTTACAGATTGTGCAATTGTACATGGGCATTTGTCATCAGTACGCTTTGCCGACATTATACAGTGATTACAAAATTGCGAGCCCCATAAAAGTAACGTTCCATCGAGGCTCAAGCTATTCTGAAAAAAATCTTAACGAATACAAGTACGAGTACGATTACCGGAAACCGGCTGTGTTTGGAAAACGGTCACTTACCGACGAACTGTATTTGGCGCTGATCAGCAAAAAAGATCACGACACTATTAAACGTATGCTACACACTTTGCACCGGTTGGGATACAATTTTCAAACCAAGTTTCAGTGGTCAAACAGTCTACAGAGTGAAGTCAATGTTTGCGGTGTGATAGAAGACAGGTGTGTCGATGATGTGTTTGATTATAGAGGAGTAGAGTTTGTTAGACCTCTAAAAATGTTTTAAAGAAATTATTAATTTTTGTGTTATTTTGTCTACTGTTACCCTTGTACAACACTAATATTGTTACAGTATAATAAGCTTTTAAATACATTGTATTGTCCTGAATCGTGTAGTGTATTATTTCCGTTGCGCACGCAATGTAAACCTTCTGGTAGACGATTACCCATGAACGATTGATTGATACTCCATTGATCTAGGCGTGTACCTTCCAACTTTTCGTAGCCAGTTATACTGCGACCTATAAATTCTTTATAAATATTATCTGGCGTATTGTTAAAAAACATGTACGGTATCAGAAACATGGGATAATCGTGACCATTAATGTGACACAATTTTGTTGGTAGGCTGTCGAAATTTGATTGCCGCGATAAAAACGAAATGGGCGACAAACATATTTGAGCGTGTACTCCGTCGCTTGACCGCCACATTGACAAATCTTCAGCCTCGTTTAAAACACCTTTTTGACCATGTATACCACAAATTTTTAACCCTTCTAAATCTGAAACGCTAATCACCAATTGAATTTTCAAGTTAAACTCGTCGTTTTTAATTTGGTTCAGTTCGCTCGTCAACAATTCTATTGATTGCCCCGGCACACGGCGGTAGTACATGTATATTCGATACACATGATTTAATTTGTTTGTGCAATATTCAATTTTGAACTTTTTTCCGTCGTGAGACCAATTGATCTTCGAGCCACACACCACTGTCCCGAATATACATAAACTATGACCACCTTGCACATCCATCGTATTGTAACCATCGCACGATTTACGATAGAGTAAAAATGCATCCGGCACATCGAGCTTACCGCGCAGTTTGTGCATTTTGTTGTTGTAAACGCGTATCGGTAGATCGGAATGGGGTATGTACGGATCTTCGGCTGTTTTTAATTTGCTATCGCGCACAATGGTCCACAAACAAAACATTCTATCGTTACAACGAATCGAATCGTCCACGGCAACGCTGTGGCCTAAAGGTAACCAGTCTAAATCTTTTAATTTTAACGGACTATTGACAACCATACCGTTTTTAAGATTTGTCAGGCTTACAATCAATTTAGCTCCGGGAACCGACGGAAATATGTGCAAGTAGTCGCGATAATAGTAATGAATCATGGTCGACATTAGACACGTCACATCGTCTTTCAGGTCTTCAAACGTTAGATCGTCCATTGTGTGCACCATACTGTTTAAATTGTGATATTCGTACGGAGTTTGAAGGGTGTTGATGTAAACGTTTTTAAATACGCGAACCACTCGTTTTAACATTACCATACCTTCGTGATGGTTTACGAACAAAATACCATTGGCGTATTTTAGTTCGACGGGCGAGTACCCTCGTTTTAATTCATAATAAATGGGAATTAAATCGTCGGGCTTACATTTTAACACGGTCGGTCTATTGTTGAAAGACACCATAACCACGTTGTCGTCGTTCCAATGGTTTTTACACAGACCAAACAATCCTTTGTCTATCAACTCGCTAAATTTTTGACCAACCAGTTTATAATCTAAATTGGGAAGCACCACATTGTTGCATAAAAAAAATTTTTTACCCGCTACTGTCATTTCGCCGTGAAAAAAACTATCAACAAATTTCACGTAATCTTTAGTATGCTTCAACATGTCTTGCTGCAGATTCTCGTTCACAACACGCAACACTTCGCAGCCTATTCTATACTTTAGTGGGTACACCTCTAAGTTGTTGTTGTTAGAATTATAGTCGTGGTCGTATTTTTTTTGCTTGCTCAGCGTCTTTGAAACACTCTGAATTAATTTACCCGATATAATAATGTCGTGTATTTTTTTACTCTCGTTCACAAACATCACTGTAAAGTTGGGCTTCTTTTTTTTAATTCCATCGACACATGATGTTACCAGTGAAGCGTATTTAATTAACACACAATTGTATGTCAATCTTAGGAGATATGCGTGTTTGTATATAATTTTATTTGACAACGAATCTATGGTGTAGTCAATGTTTATACTCATGATTTTCTTTAATGCTGAGAACAAGTAGTCATCAGACGTGTCAAAGTCGAACACAAAGTCCATTTCTGACCATTTACCGCTGCATTTTAAGTAATCTTTTAACACTTGATTTATTCCGCTGTCGACAATGTAATCTTTTGCGTACACGTCTCTAACATACAATATGTCGTCTTGACGATCGTAAACTAGTTGTATGGCACGATTCACGCTTTTCTCTTCGTCGTAGTTTCCATACAAGAACATTCGTCGCATATTCTTGTCGCGCGGGTATTGTTTATCGAAGAAATTGTGCAGCAGTATGTTGTTATTCATCATGATGTTGGGAAAAGAAAAGTGTCGTCCGTCGATTATGTACGTACCTTCGAATCCGTAGCATTGCTCTTTCTTGCGAAACTGTGCGTCTAGTTTTGTGCCAATTATAACCACCACACAATTGTGCAAAACACATTTAGTGGTCGACAAATTAATTGCGCAACACAAGTAAGTTTTACGATCTTGCAGCTCTTTTAAACTCGTATGCAACACTTCTGGAGTGGTGCAAGATAAACAAAACTGCAAACCTTGGTCTAAAATCGATTGGTACAACACATCAAAATCGTCTGTCACACATTTGTTGAAGTTCATTGACGTAAAATAATTATGATACGTTGACAAACTTTTTAATAAAATAAAGTACACGAATTTCACATATTTTGATACACAAATTTAAACTGGTTAGCTTGTGTGTTGTTATACACAAATCGGTCGTCTAATCGTTTTACTGTGTCAGAAAATAAATTTTCAATGCTCAAATTCACGTAAGTTAACACGCTATACACTTTACTGAACAGCAATTCATGAGTGTTACGCGTGTCACTGGACGCATCGTTTATTGTGACTTGACGTGTATTGTTGTCTTTCAACACGACCATTGGAAACTCTACGGCCAATTCCAAGCTACCGGTGGTAATTACAAAAGCATTGGTATTAACACGAGACGCTCGAGTATCGTCAATAGTATCGCTGACGGTTAGGCTAAAACACGACATGCCGACACCAGCGTTTATGGAATCCGCTCCGATCAATTGTTCTAGAGTTTGCATGTTCACATTGTCAAAAGATCTAATGGCAAAATTTGAAAAACTAGGATTGTTGGCTATGTTAATGTGCCGGGCTGTCACCATATTTGATGTGGCCACATTAGATGCAGTCTCCCAAGGCGTGTCAACTGTCAAATCTTTTGTTAGCACTACACATCTAGCACTGTTCGATATAGGTCTAATGGACAATATATTGTCGTACAATTGAAACATACCGTTATTGTGATACAGTGTATAACTGTCGTATGCCAAATTTAATTCTTCCAATCGAACCCTAGATACCATCACTCCTGCGTCGCCAGTGGTGCATATTGCCGTTTGTGCAAAGATAGGATGAAAACTACTAGTACTGGGTCCTGTAGTTGGTACACTCCATACACCGCTCAAATTCAGCGTCAATATGATACCCGATTCTAAACCTAGCATACCAGGTCTGTACCTAATTATGCGACCGTTGTTGGCCCATATTTTGCGAGTCATTGCCCACAGAGGCGCGTGCAGATTATTGTTTTCGTCGGCTTCGTAATAAGCCACTCCCGGAGTCTGTCCGACAACACTACCAAAGTATAGCGGCGTTCGTACAGTCAAGATTTTGCTAAAGTCGGCACTCACAGCTTCGTTTTTGTAAGGCACGAACGAACCTATAACATTGGAATAGTTGCTACCTTGACGTGATAAAACCGCTGGATTCACATATCCCCCTGGGCTACCTACCAAATTTATACACGCGTTTAAGTTGTCCATGTGCACCACTTCGTCGCCGAACAAAAAGTTGTAATAACTAAATGTGAAAAAGCTGTTCAACAAATAACCGTAAGCTCTAACGTCGGTATGATCAAAATACGCGTAGTCATAGTGAATACCGTTACCGACAGGCACCAAAGGAAAATTGATTATATTCAGGACGTAGACCATTTCGGGTTCAAACCTGATATGTTTGTACGAGTACCCACGCAACAATTGACCGTACGCGTACGGCAGACCCATGCGCATGGCGTTACCTGCCGTCCTGCGCCAACCCATCGATAGAGTGGGTTCAGGTAGATAATAGTACAAAATATGCTCCACCAACATTGACACGTCAAAGTATCCTCTTAACACGATACATGTGTTTTGCAAACACTCTGGCATCGTGATACTAAAGTGATACCAATCGGTGCGCGGTCCCCATGGTGCGGAATTAACTGGAGCCGGGTATGGTAGATGGTTAAATATCATGATAATTGCGTTACACAAGTTTTCGGCCAACTCGTAGTTTTCGTATAAAGCGTCGCCGGGTGTTTTTAACCTGACACCGTAACCGATCAACGTGTGCATGGCCACCCCAAAATCTGGCGGTGATGACCATGGTTGTAATCCTTGGAACATGTTACCGTCATTGGTGAAGGCTCGTGTTGGATTGGCGATCTTTTCAGCTTTCTGCATGTATTTCGACAAAAGTGTAGACAAATAGTACTCTTCAAAATGCTGCAAGTCATCCGTGTAACTGGTTGGTGCTATAGGTGTTATGTAAGGTACTATGTCAGTGGTTTTATTGAACACATTAATCGACAAAGTAAATATAATACACAAAATTACTAACACGAGTATTATTAGCATTTCGGTCGGCATGTTATAGTCTTAACTGGTATTTGCCACTTTATTTTTTATGTTTTTGACAAAAAAAATTCTCAAATTAAAATGGTAAAATTTTTAATGTCGACCCAAAATAGTGTTTTAAAAACTCTAAAATATTTTAATGTCGATTCCGTAATTTTGCCAAAATTTTAATTGTTTGGGTGACACAAAATTTAATAAAACTCATATTCCACATTTTTTAATGTCGACCTTTTTAGAGATGTTTTAAAACTCTGGAAATTTTAATGTCGATTTCATAATTTTGCCAGTTTGTTTTGTATATAATGTGTGACACAAAATTTAATAAAACTCATATTCCACATTTTTTAATGTCGACCTTTTTAGAGATGTTTTAAAACTCTGGAAATTTTAATATCGATTTTAAAAATTTGCCACTCTATTTAATTTTATTGGCACAAAATTTAATTTATTCCATATGGTGAAAATTTTAATGTCGACCTTTTTGCAGATGTTTTAAAACTCTGAACAATTTAATATTGATTTTGAAATTTTGCCACAATAATTATGGCGACATTTTTTTTACGTTTCTGCTTGTAGTAACAGCTGATTGTTGACAACTATTAAAGTGTTCACAGAACTAAAGACGACATCTTGAGCTTGATTGCTTTTGAACAAGTGTAGATTTTGTGGTTGGGCGTGCATCAATCTGATGATGGAACCATTTTTCACAAGTAAATTGTTAATATTGATCAGGTTCGTTATTTCAGTGTCACTAGTTAAATATCTGCTGTACAGAATTTCGTCATCTGTAATAATTTCCACTCCAACGTACACGTTGGAATCGTTGGTATCGTCCACGAGTCCAGTGTAAATAATTAAATTAGCGATATTAGTTAAAGTGTGGCAAGCCAAAGCGATGACAGGTCTGCCAGCGCTGTTGTTGAAAGTCATTAAATAATTATAATCGGGTCGAAATTTGAGGGGAAAGTATTGCTGAAATACTGTGACCAGTTCTTCGTATATATCGTGAGTTTTAAAATGTTGCACGGCTAAATATATATCGTCACTCACTTCGTTATCGACAAACATCACGTCTCGATGAGTGTCCAACCAGTATCCGGCTTGGTTAATATTTTCGATAATATAATTGTTATCTGGCATTTCCTCTATATGATCTTCTAATAGCGTTAATGTGTTTTCGAACAGGATCTCGTTGTCAAATATTATCAAAGGCGAATGTTCTGCTGAAACGTTGATCCGTAGTTTTGCTCCAGCAATAAAATCAAGTTCGTGTCTACCTAAAAGAGTATTTGCACCCATAATATCAAACGTGTTGATTGGTTTGTCCACTAGCAAACGCACAAATTGTGTATTAGGACTGCCTGGAACGGGATCGGCGAGATACACGTGTATAACAATTTTTTTCAGTACGAAGTCTATATAAAAAGTGGCGCAATAAACGTTTTGCGGAGAGAGTATGTGACCGGTGTGATAACAAAGATCGCTCATGTTGTAGGACGTGTACACGAGTGTGTGCTCTTTTTCGGTACCGTCAACGATCAAATGCGTGTACTTTGTGTCCAGCTTTATATTGTATCGCTTGTCCAAACCACGAGGTGGACGTAACGTGTAAACACCACGGTACAATTGCGTAAATTCAATTTTAAGGTCGTCTGTTACTAAACCCTGTCGTATTAATTTATTTCCGTCATACAAACTGTACATTTCGTTAATGATTTGTGTGGGATCGTCGATGACGCATCGTACTGTTACTTTCTCTTGCACAATTTTCGCTTGAACCAGATCGTCGATGCTGACCAAACTCAAATTAGAGTCTAGAAACAGTTTGAGATCATAGCTATTTGTGACGGTGTCGTAATCGCTTATGAGAAATTTCATTGGATACATTGTGGATTTGTGGTAAGCCGCAGAAAACGGGTAAGCACGGGCGTAAATATTATCTTCCACGTTGACAAACAACGGAAAGTCTAGAGATATTAAATAAAAATACGCCAACAAATCGGCAGAACACTGCATAGCCATGCGCAAAAATATATCGTACACTTTGTTTTCTTCTAAATACATGTTTTGCCATGTGCTAATACCAGCACGGGATTTTAGGATAAACGCAAGCAATATTGTACGCCACTGCGCGTCGAGATTGTTAAACGATGCCGATTCTGCCAAATTCTTTACAATTTCAGTCTCTGCGTACTCTCGTTGATCGCCATCGTAAATCGTGGGCAATTTTTGTCGTTCGGCGGTGTTCATCCATTGGTATTGCATCGAATCGGCCAAAACACTGCTCCACACCTCTATCAAAACGGTATGGTTAGTAAAATTCAAATCGTAACCGTGTCCTATCTGATGTAGGGCCGGCCAATTAGTAATTGTGCTGAGTAGGAAAGGGCCCAACGTGTCGGCAGAGTTAGCTATGTATGCGTCGGTGTAATAATGTTCTGCAGGTCCGCCTGCGTCGGCCTTTACAAAAAACGGTACGCAAGCGTTAATTTTTGTTCCAGTCGTAGTGTCGTAGTGTTGTGTTATTTGTGAATAGTAATCGCCTAACAATTTTAGATCCGTGGCTAAAACTGTAACTTTATCTGCTGGCGGCGCTAGCATGGCGACTCTGCCTAGATTCAAATAAGCGTACTCGCATTCGCTGCTGGCGTACTCACTTTGAAATCTAATCAAGTGGCCCGTGTACATAGGTAGGTCTAGATATTCGCCTTCGATTTCCACCTCAACAAAATACCGTCCAGGCCTCTTTACCCATCGCACGAATATTACACTATCGTGTTCGACGACTGTGCTTTGAACCGAGTGTGTGAGCACCGTCACTGTAGATTCTGTGTTGCGACTATTGTTTAATAAGTCTATTACGATGGGATACACGGGTGAGCGTACGTTAAGGCGAGTGTGTAGGATGGCGCCAGCTTTGATTAATACACCCACAGGGCTACGGCCATGATTGGAGCTCGTGTACGGTGTAGTAACCGCTTGAACGGTCAAAGTGGTGATTTCGCGAGTTTCGCATTGTCGATGTGACATCACGAAAAGCTTATTATAAGTCAATGGTTAAGAGTTTACTATGGGGGTGAGCGGTGTGTAAGCCGATTGGTACACGCACCGTTAAAAAATCCTAAACGCATAAATTAGCACTATGATCAGTACTAATAAAAGCGAAATCATTACTTACTCTGTGTTATTCGATTAAGACTAATTGCAAGTCTTTTACTTCCAATAGCGTGTTTCTTTGTAATGTCAACGTTAGGGGTGTGTTATTTTTGTAAATAATCTGTCTGTTTGGTTCAGCGTGGAAAAGCGCTATCTTGTACCCGTTGTCAATGTAGAGATTGTTGAAGACGGCTGGTCCAAAACTTTGGTTGCCGCGGAACAATTGTGTCAAGACTATGTCACCCGCGTTTGTTATTAAATCAAAACCAATGTAGTCGACGGGGCCTTGATTAACGTTGGGACCAGATGGGGCGTTGAATCGAGTGAAATGGGCTCGACGCAAACTCAGATTGCACTCGAATCGGAATCGTTGCAAATTGCCATAGCCATTCATGTCTATGCGGTAGAGCCCGTCGGATCTGTAGTAATCGGGATAGTATTTGTTGTAGCGTTGTGTCAGCTGTTGATGTGTGGATCCCTCGAACGCCTGCACCGTAACGAATATGGCGTCTCTTATCTCGTTTTCAATGTTCAGCATGGTCGGATGGTTGTCCAACCATTGAGAGTGGTATTCCAAATCAACAATAGCTCTATCAACTCTCGATGGTAACATTATATTGGGGTTGACTGGTATAGCGTCATCCGCCATAAGCCTAAATTGTGAATTATTTGACACATAGGTGTCTGCAAACATCAGTCGGTTCATACTCGCTTGAGTGTGTTGTAACGTCATTACGGAAACACCTGGTATAAATTTTAAAGTATAGACACCATTAGGTACATTGCTGCCATTGCCTGGCAATTGAAAAATGGAAGTGGGATTGTCTATCGCTATACTGAAATATATAGCGTTGCCGTAGTTAGGGTTAATTTGATTGTTGACCACGTTCACAAGTATTTGCTGGATCTCGTAATTCACGGTGAATATGGTGGAAAACCTCTCGTTGATACCAAACGCGCGACCGACGTCGAATAAATAGGGACTGTACGTAAACTCTGTGTAAATTAAACTGTAATCGCGTGCCATCCCATCGACTATCAAATAATTATTACGCAATTGCTGGTCAGCGAATTTGATGTGGTACCTTTTATTTAAGCCACGCGGCGGTCGAATCGTGTACACTCCGGGCCCTATTTTTGGCATCACCAGCATTCCTGCTGAGTCAACCGCTTTATTTAATATTAACGTTAGGCCATCATAAATGGCTAACGGTTGGCCCGCCACTTGGGACACGTCGTCGATTACACACTTGATGGTGATGTTTTCATAATAAATGTTGGTCTGTATGAGATCATGGTGTGTCACCAGATCTAAATTAGACTCTAGGTATTGTTTAAAATTGTAGTTATTGTTGAGTATATCGAAATTCTTTATTAAATATTTTATAGGGTAAACAATGGGTTTGTAGCTGGCGGAGTTAGCTAGATATGGGTAAATTCGAGCCACAATACCACGATCTTCAAAATACTCGGGCACGTCGACATTGAACAGAGCAAACAATGCGCCAAGATCGGCGGGGCAAGCGTCCATCAGCCACACGTTAATATTGGAGTAATTGGGATTGGTATCTATACTTCTCAACCGCCTAAACTCGGCGTTCATGTTGCGCCACAAATCTAACCCGTATCTGGTGTTCATGATGAACGTGAACATGGCTAGTTTTTGGAAAAAAGACCAACTGCTGTAGTTAACGTTGGTGTCAATTAAATTCATAATGTTGTTTTCGACGCGCACTCTATTGCCGTTCTCGTATACACTGGCCGACGATTGCCGCACCGCCGCGTCCATCAGTTGGTATTGCATCCTATCTCCGTACACGTTGTTCCACACTTCGTGAAGATTCGTGCCCTGAGTAAAAACTAAATCGTAAGCGTGTCCGATTTCGTGAAAAACCAGCCAATTGCCGGGTCTAACTTGTAAGTAGTTTCCCAACACACTTTGACTATTGGCCGTCCAGGACCCCCCGTAATAAGCTGCGCCTGGACCGCCAGCGTCAGCCTTGGCGAAAAATTTTTTGTCAAAATTGGATTGAGACGCTAATTGAGGATTGTAGCTAATGAACCCGGCCATGGAATCGTAGAGAGTAACAATTTGCGTGTAAAATTTGTCTAGACTATCTATATCCAGCTCGAGAACTCTGTTTTTGTCAGCAGGCGGCACTAAAATTGTGATTACTTGTAAATCGAGCAACGCGTACGGACTGCTAGATGCAGCGTAAGCCGCTTTAAATTCGTTGACGTCGGAACTGTTGAACATGTAAATCGGCATAAGCCAATAGCGGTCGTCGTCAATTTCTATTTCGACTTGTGTCGTGACAGCGTCCAGAGTTCTGTCAACAAACAACGCACTGTCATGTTGTACGGTGTACGTGACCCAACTATATGTGGTAAGATTGATTGAATGTTCGTTTGCTCTCGCGTTGTTTAAAAAACGCACAAACACCGGTATTAGCGGAGCGGTCTCCTGTATCCGGCAGCGGACTGTCGCGTTAGCGTGCACCACTACGCCGGCCGGAACGCGACCGTGTTTGAGCGCCAACCAATTGTCCTGTGGCCTCAAATAAGGCGGCACTGCTAAAGATGGTACCGGTAGAATAATGGAAGTTTTAGTTCTTTCACACAACATTACGCTGTCTTAAATATAAGATTATGTCGTACAACGTAATTGTGCCTACTACCGTGCTGCCGCCGTGGCTGAGGATCGGTCAAAATTGGATATTCGCTAGACACAGACGCACCGAAGTCGGTGTGGTGTTACCTGCAAACACAAAGTTTCGGGTTCGAGCCGATTTCGCTAAATGGGGCATCACGAGGCCCGTGATCGTGCGCCTCTTGAACAACAACCGTAACACCGAGCGCGAGATAAATTTAACCAACGACCAATGGATAGAGATGGAGCACGAGCACGAGTGTGTGCCGTTCGTCGACTGGCCGGTGGGTGAAAAAAACACCATGGCCGAGGTACACTTTGAAATCGACGGACCACACATACCGCTTCCCGTGTACGTGTTCAACACGAGACCCGTGGAAAACTTTAAGAGCGAGTACCGCCAGAGTTCGTCGGGCTACTGCTTCCTGTATTTGGACCTGGTGTGTATTTTGGTGCCGCCGGCTAGTAAAAACGTGTTACTAGACACGGACCTGTTTGAGCTCCATCAATTTTATAACGAAATTATTAATTACTATGACGATTTGTGCGGTTTGGTCGAGGACCCGTACGCAGACACTGTGGATTCAAACCTACCCAACAAGGCGGCATTCGTGAAAGCCGACGGTGGTGGTCCCGGCGGTGCTTATTACGGGGCATTCTGGACGGCTCCCGCCAGCACAAATCTAGGCGAATATCTCCGGGTGTCGCCCACCAATTGGATGGTTATTCACGAGCTGGGTCACGCGTACGATTTCGTGTTTACTGTGAACACTCGCCTTATAGAAATCTGGAACAACTCGTTCTGCGATCGGATACAATACACGTGGATGAACAAAACCAAGCGACAGCAACTGGCTCGCATTTACGAGAACCAACGACCCCAGAAGGAGGCGGCTATTCAAGCGCTAATCGACAACAATGTACCGTTTGATAATTGGGATTTTTTTGAGAAACTCAGCATTTTTGCATGGCTGTACAATCCGCAAAGGGGACTGGACACTTTGCGTAATATCAATCATTCGTACAGGTTGCACGCTGCCCGCAATCCAGTTACGCCATACCCGCAAATTTGGGCATGGTTGATGAGTTGTGGTTACGACAACTTTTGGTTGTACTTTAATCGAATAGGTTTGTACCCTGCCGATTTTTACATTAACGAACACAATAAAGTCGTGCATTTCAATCTGCACATGCGCGCCTTAGCGCTGGGACAGAGTGTGCGTTACCCTATCAAATATATTATTACCGACTTTGATTTATTGCAAAAGAACTACGACATAAAGCAATATTTAGAGAGTAACTTTGATCTTGTAATACCGGAAGAGTTGAGACAGACCGATCTGGTTGCGGACGTACGAGTGGTGTGCGTCATCGACGACCCATCACAAATTATAGGTGAACCGTTTAGTTTGTACGACGGTAACGAACGAGTTTTTGAGAGCACAGTAGCCACGGATGGTAACATGTATTTAGTTGGCGTGGGTCCGGGAGTGTACACTCTACGCGCGCCCCGCGGCAAAGACAAACGCTACAAACTCCACTTGGCACACTCGCCCAACGAGCCGGTTCATCCGGCTAACGATCACATGTATCTACTCGTGACATATCCATATTACAATCAAACGTTAACCTACACACGATATATAACTTCGGACCTTGCAATAGACGCGGCCCACTTATTCGGTACCGACCGCTTGTATGTGGCCACGATATATTTCGACGCATTACAGCAGACTGTGACCGTGTATCTGAACAATATTCGCACTGGCAGGGAAAACAACACCACCTTGTATTTTGAAATGGAAATACATAATCCGTTTATTGGCACTTCTTCGAAATTTACTTTGTTAGAGGATAACGTCACGATGCGCCAGGGATATTATAAATTTCCGGCGGTCACCTTTAGCTCGATTCGTTTACACATAAGAGATGACAACAGACTAATGCTGGTAGATAAATATTTACCAGCGGGCGACACGTTGCTGTTCATGTTTCCCAATCAAATCGTTGACAATAATATATTTCCCGATGGGTCAATATTGACCAGCACATACAACCGTATAAAAGAACAAGCTGCTTTCATCGAAAACCATAAACAGCTGTTGTACATTGAAAACGAATTACGCGACAGCATATACTTGGCGTCACAATTTGTGAATAGTGATTCCAACGAATTTTTAAAGTATTTTCCTGATTATTTTAGAGACCCTCATACGTTCTCATACCTGTTTCGGTTCAGAGGCTTGGGTGATTTCATGTTGCTAGAATTACAAATTGTGCCTATACTAAATTTGGCTTCGGTACGTGTAGGTAACCATCACAACGGGCCCCACTCGTATTTCAATACAACGTATCTATCGGTGGAAGTGCGCGACACAAGCGGTGGTGTTGTGTTTTCGTATTCACGCCTCGGTAACGAACCGATGACACACGAACATCACAAATTCGAAGTGTTCAAAGATTATACAATACACTTGTTCATACAAGAACCTGGCCAAAGGTTACAATTAATAGTCAACAAAACACTCGACACGGCGCTGCCCAACTCTCAAAACATTTACGCTCGCCTCACGGCCACGCAATTAGTAGTGGGAGAACAGAGCATTATCATTAGCGACGATAACGACTTTGTACCGCCACCACCACGCGTTAATTGTGGCGACCAGCAGATAAGAGTAGTGGAAACTTTAAAAATGATAGCGTTCTAGAAATTTTTTAACAAAACACAAAGTGAATTGCAGTCGCTTGTTATCTTTGGCCACGGTATGGCGCGCGCTTCGTATTATGTGCTACTACTATCCTTGGTGGTGTTATCGGTTAATGGATATTCGTTTTATTCGTCCATCGAAGCCCTACTTTTGAACGATCGCACACAAATCTGCATTGGCGATTGTTACGAGCGCAACGGTCAACATTTGTGCGCCAGCACGTGGTCGGGATCCGAGGACCGGTGCGTTAGTATTTTCAACAAGACCAAACATTTTCGCACGGAGACTAACAACAAATGTATCAGCAACTGTGCCAACTTTGAAAACTACGGCCACGAATGGTGTGCCGTGTCCCGATCGAAATGGGGTCGTTGCAGCAGAAGACTGGCGCTCGTAGCGACACGAACACACGCCACCCAGAATAAATTCAAGACGTGCGCGGACAACTGCGAAAAGAAGGGCGGCACTTCGTACACGTGGTGTCGGGTTCACGACGGCAACTGGGAGTACTGTTCGCCCGACGACATGACACACTCTTTCGACTATCCCACGTATTCGGGATCTAAGTGCGTCACACGCTGCCAACTGTACAAGGAGAACAACGGAGACCCCTACTGCTACAACTCTGACAATACGTGGGAGCAATGTTTCCTTAATCCGACTTATGTCGAAGAACTGGGAAGGATTGCCATCAATTTGGAACGACATTGTCCCGTGTACCAGTACGAGTCGCAGAACAATTTGCAGCTGTGCAAAAAGCGCAGGTTCCGACGAGACACATCATTTAATACTACTCGGGCGCCCGACGACGAGACCGAAAACGAGCTGTACTTTAATTGCGACGCCGACGTCGGAGTGGTGGCGCTGTCGCACAGGTCCAACAACCCCACGGTCACGTTGCGAACGTCTGATGCCACCAATCCAATCACAATGGACACTAATCCCATATTATCGTACACGGTGCTGCCCACTATAAGCTATTTCTCAGACCCACCCATCGACGTGGACCTACCGCTCGTGTTGGACGCGTTGCTGACTCATTACACGCTTGCACCGGCCGGAGTGAGAGACGCTTTCACGACCAGAGTCAACAACAACTACAACGGGGTCGACAGGAATCTTCAGAGCAGCAATTACGACGAGCGGGGGCACATCTTGGCGTCTCGGCTCGGCGGACCCATGGAGACGTTCAACATATTCCCTCAGCCGTGGCGTGCAAACAGGTAGAGTTTTCTTTAACGTGTTCATGTCTTATCTTCCCGCGTCCTAATGTGTGTAAAATGTGTTGTCACTGTTTGTTTCAGGGGTCGCAACTCTCTGTGGTACGGTCTGGAGGCCGACTTGGACGACTTTTTGCGCAACCACCGCGACCGGTACGTGCGCTTCACGGCGGTTCTCAGCTATCCCACCGACGACTATCACATTTTGGTACACAGACCCACCGCGGTAATGTTACGCGTTCGCCTGTACCAATTCAACGCTTTCAGCAACAGCTACAATCAGGTTCATTTGGACGGTAGACTTGTCGACAATTTACACATTAACCAGTTGGATAATGTATTTTTTTCCAATAACCCAGACCATACATGTGAACCTCTGCCATCCACTTCGCCCCGGACAAATGGCTAGGTAAATAAAAAACTGTAATTTGTATAAAAATTTTATTTCGTTATTTACTTTACATTTAGTTTACCAATCTTTTTGCTAGATCCTTACTCATTTTTACACCAGGCACACCAAAGGTTTTGTCATAGTACTTGCTAGGTATTTCATCAAAACAACGTTTGATGTTTTTGCGCTCTTCCAGGCTGACCACTCCAAAATCAATATCAAACAACGCTGGAGCAAACGAGTAGCAATCTTCATTTTCGCAAATAAACGCGTATGTGTAATCACAAGCTTCGTCAAGCGTGCGTATAGCCTTCAGCGCCGCTATGGGATTTTGGCGAATCTGCTTGTATTTTTCTTCGTTGCTATACCACCAGGGACTGTCTGGAGAGGCGGCGTTCTGACTGGTAGGAAGCGTAGAATTGACGTCTTTTATAGTGGGCGGAACGTCTTCACAACACGATTCTTTGCTATGCTTGAACCGCTTTGGTGATGGTTCTTTTAATTCCATTGTAATGTTTTCGATAGACATTATTGGGAAACGTCTGTGCAGCGCGAAAGCAAAATACAAATCATAAACTTGTGTATCGCTGTTCACCTTTTATCTTCCCGCGTCCTCATGTACTATAAAAAGTACATAAAATTTATGCGATTTTGAACCTTACCGTTACCCCCACCACTGCATTTTTATTTTAACGCCAAATTTCATACCATATCACGCTACATAATACGACAATTATTTTTTATCATACACAACGCAACAAAATGCCTGTGTGCAAATCTTGTGGTGGACTAGACCATCAGCGTAGAAATTCCATAAATTGCGCCAATTATTTACCCCCAGTGAGAAAACGAAAGCTGGAACCAGCCCAAGAGAATCTGGAACTACAGATATATGTAGTTAAACGAGGCCTACAAAGTGCTCTATGTCCTCTACTTAGCGACGAGGATAGAAATAGGCTATTGTACGAGATCAGGCGGGATGTCAGAGATTTGTCTAGGGTCTACATCGAATTGGGCATTCTGATCAACTATTACATGAAACGGTGCGACACGTTGCCCGACAAACCGGACGTTTTAAATTTTTTCTACGCCATAAAAGGCAAAGGACCGTACGCTGCGTGCTACAAACATTTGGCGGGAGACCGAGTGTACGACGGTAAATTGAGAAGTTTTGTGGTGCAAGAACTGGCCAAACAGTACGAGACACTAATCCATACCAATATCGAGACTCATGCTTATTCAAGACTAGCTCGATATTTTGGAGTGAAAAAGAACGACCATGGCTTATTCTTAGCCTACTACAAGAAAGATTTTAGTCAAGCCACCGAGGATATGATTAGAGTGTGCCAAATTATTAACGTCGACAGCTGCAAGAAAAATTGGTGGTCTACTGTCCCACTATGGCTGAAGATCCAACAGGATTTGTTCGACAGAGATAATGTAGAATCTTTCAGGCTATTTCCTCAACCTTCGTATGGATTAAAACACTTGACATACACATCTCGGGGATGGCACGAATTATTGAGAAGAGTCAAACCCGACTCTGTTCCTAGTCACTGGCCTAATATTCAAGATCACATCAAAGAACTGTGGGCTCCATGGTTAAAATCTACAAAAAACTTTGGCTGTTGTCTACAGACAGACGGTGTCAGCGTTAGTTTATCGATGAATCGATGGGTAAAGAGAGTAACTAAGAGCGATGGTGTGATTAAAGAGGTGGTAATTAAGAAATGGAAGCCTAGCTACGACAAGCTAATAGCGGTGGATCCCGGTTCCAGAGTTCCCGTTGCCGCATACGATTCCAATGGAGTCTACAAACGCGTGACTAGTAAATTTGTCAAGTCGCACAGTTTAGAATGGAAGAGAGACAGAGTTCGAACCAAACACACCAAATCCAGCGAACTGGCCGAAGCCAAAGACAGGGAAAGTATCAACCAAGCGTGTAATATTGTGTTGTCTTCCAAGAATACAAGTCACGTGGTGGAGTACACGGTGTTTCGACTTAAATGGTTCAACGTCAGACAGACGCCTTACGATACACACTCGAAACTCACCAGACTCAAGTTTGATAAATACATAAACACTGCCAAGTTGCAAGAAAAGATTGCAGAAGAAGTGTTTGACGGAGGAGGTGTGGAAAAAACTTTAGTGTTGTATGGTGCCGGATCAAAGTTTATGAATGCGGCTCAATTCTCTGGTCGTAAATTCAAGCATGATGCTCTATTGAAAAAGCTAAGACATAGGAGTAATATTCATGTAGAAATTGTGGACGAATCGTATACGTCTCAAGCCTGTTCCACGTGTAACCAGCAGACTGGAGAGTTTAGTAAAATTGTAATGGATCACAAGAAGCGAGTGGGAGTTTGCCCAAACTGCGCCAGCCGCTTCGATCGTGACCAGAACGCTGCCAAAAACATTTTAATTAACTTTATGAGGTCTGCCGTCTGTAGGCCAAGATGCTCTTACACTAAAAAGGGTATCGTAGCTTCCTGAAACGGAAATGTTGTAAAATCAAACGCAATAAGGTTCAATTTCAAATTGGCATTTATTTGCGTTTGGTTCTCAGGAGGTTAAAGATAACGATAACGATAACTGTAAAATTTTTTGATACGCATTATTATCTATTGTTTTGTATTATTTGCCTTGTTGGCAATAATAGCTACCTGTCGCTGGGTGAGCGAGGAGTTGATAGCTTCCACTAAATGTTCTTTAGTCAAATCTTCCAGCAGAGTAATCTTGTTGTGCCGCGCTTTAAACTTGTCCTTTGGCAGATTTTCTTTTACTTTATTGAGGACATTCATCGAGTTGGGTACGTAGTCACTTTTGAACAAAATCTGACTGTCGTCCACAGATAGACGATTCAAACTACGTTTTAGGCTACGTTTTTGAGGACGTAGGAAGGCGTACTGATCTCCACCCATCGAACATACGGCCAGCGAGTGCAGCAGCTGAGGGTCTGAGGGTTTGGCGATGACATCTTGAGCCACGTCGGCCATGCGATTAGCTAACTGGGCAGTTTCCACTCGAGCGTCGTTTAACATGGTGTTGGCTTTTATTAAACCTTCGTTTGCCGACACCAGAGCGGTGGCAAGAGTGACCAGTTTATTGTTAGTCTCTGTCAACTTTTCGTTAGCGTCTGTCAATTTTTCGGTAGTAATTACCAATTTTTGGTTAGATTCCTGTAAAGCTACCGTCAAGTGCTCGATTTTACGATCCTTCTCCACAATGGCGGTTTTCATACACTCCATGTCCTTTAGCCAAGGCGCCTCTCTACCGTCGTTGGTGGCGGCGTGCACTGCGTTCATACCGAGGGCTACGTCGACCGGGGCATCTTTTGCCATGTTGTACTCGCCTTCTTGACACAATGTTGGTAATAGTTTACCTGTGTTCCAAGCTTGAAATTGTTTAGCAGCAGGCATCTTGCTGGCGTTAATTAATTCAAACAGGCCGGCTTGGTTAATAAACTTGGGTTGGCTTGTATGGTTCGAGGTAATGACGTCACACAACCGGTCAGCCCAATTTGGGCCGACTTGAAATCTTCATAATTTTTTTGATTATGTTCACTAACATGGCTCCTAATAGCTTTATTGCTGTTGTTATATTTTAAGACGGTAGCAAACGGGTTTGCCACCATCCACTTTTCATCTTCATCGATGGTATAAGTCTCAACTTCTTCATTGTTAAACTGTACCTATGTACAAATTACCGGGGCATCTTTGACCATGTTGTACTCGCCATCATCGCACAGTGCTGTTCACCTTTTATACAAAATTTTTTGACAGTTTCAAATAAAATACAGTTATATGATGAAATATCTTTTTTTATTATCCTTCTTGTTATGATACCTTTTATGTAGATGCAAATGTTTTTGGGCTTCAGTAATTTTTTAGTATTTACAGTCAATAATAACTCGCATCAATGAAATGTGGGTTAGGTCATAATTTTATGCACATATACTAAAGAGATGTCGCGCACCGTGTACAATGTTGTGGTGGATGCTGTATGCAATTTTTGTGATCCAAGCGGACGCCCAAAATTTTGCATCCACGTACCAAGCGCTTCTGGACGGCCAACATGGTTTTTGTCTCGGCGACTGTGTCAATTCACAGTGTGTAATCAAGTTCAATAACGCGTTAGCCAAATGTGTTTGGACCAACAGCAGCACAACGCCGCAGTATCGGACCATTCATAACGAGTATTGCTACAGTAATTGCGGATACTTTGACGGTCAAGACTATCAATGGTGTGTGACGTCTGAGGAAGATGGGTCGTATTCTTGGGATTATTGCACTAGAAAAGTGGCCGACAAGGCGGTCGAGACAGTGCGCACCGACAACGAATACATGAGTTGCGGATACACCACTTGCTCTAAACACAACAGTTATAGTTACAACTGGTGCGGAACCATAGGCACGTATTGGGAGTATTGTAACCCTGACAACAAAGTGTTACTGATAGACTACATCACCATCGACCAAACGGAATGCGCGTCGCCTTGCGAAAAACGCAGTTCGGACAATGTCGCCTATTGTTACGATGTAAACTATTCGTGGAACAAGTGCTATCTCAATCCAAACTTTGACTACGAACTGCACAATTTGTATGCAAGTCTGTTGAACGTATACAACGACGGCGGAACGTTCACTAGAAATGGCTACAAAACGTGTAGCAGTTTAAAAATTATAAACCTCCCAAACAGACCGCCGCCGCCACGATTCAGAATCTATCCGCGCGAAACCAAGAGACGTCATGGAGGAGGCGTAACATACCACAGCCGTTTTGACGTCGAGCATGTGGCACAATTCTACGCTGACCATAACCCAACGGTGACAGTGCTAAACCTCAACACGGACACGTTCAATGTCAGCAAATACAATTTCACCAATCCAATCGTTTCGTACACTGTGCTACCGGTACCTAATTACATGTATGCTGACCAGATCAATTTACCGTTGGTGGTCAACGCCATCGTTACAACAAATACTATACGCAAATATAAAATGGTACAAAGACCATTTGACAACACTATCAAGAGACATTTGCAACACATGCACAACAACCACTCGACGGACGAGGGTGATTTTATCATTAGTTACGCTTTGGGTGGTCCTATCGCAACATACAACGTGTTTCCTCAAGCGTGGAAGCATAAAAATAAGCGACTCAGTTTGACGGACACCATTGAAAGTTTTCTCAGCCACAGTTACATTGGACTTAATTTGCATGTTAGAATTACAGCTGTCCTGTTGTACAAAATGGACGGACCGCGACTGGTCAACAGACCTACCGGTATCATGATGCGCGTACGATTGATGGACGAGGGGAGACTGGTAAATGTGTTCGGCGAACGGATCCGTCCCGCAGAAAACTCTATGGAGAACATGTATTTCAGCAACGATCCAGACATGGCGTGTGGTTACAATTTTACTAGTAAAGACGTGTAACAAAAACAAAAAGTATGTACAAAACAATTTATTTTCGAAACGCAGTATTCAACTCGAACATACACTGGTTTTTTTTGCGTAATTCTGACAATTTTTCTATTCTTACACACATTTTGGTAATTAGGTAAAATATGTTGGAATCACGTTGGTTTATCACATTTATGTCGATCTTGTCACAATGTCGGGCGGCAAACTTATCAAATTGGTCCACCATCGATTTCTTCTGCGGCGTTTTCAAGCATTTACGCAGATCACGTAACAAGCTAACATCTTGATCCGTCAGGTCCAGTAGCAAACGTCTAAAGTACATCAGTGTACATTTCTTGTAGTCAAATTTACCCAAATACCAGTTGGCCAACTGGTGCTCAGCTTCCGTTGAAATTCGGGCAAGAATTTTCTTATCCACAAATGTGTTTGTTACATTCAACATGTCGTTCTCCAAAGATTGTTGCGTTACCGTAGGATGCTGCTCGCCAAACATGTAATACGACTCCAGTAATCCAATTTTGTTTATTAACGTCTTTAATTGATGCGACACGGAATCCATTACCAAGCAACGCTGAACAATAGGTAGGTCGCAAACATCCATGTTTATTTTTTATGTTTACAGCCCAACAGCTCTTTCTCGACTAATTACAAAACTACAAAATACACGTTTATATAGCATTTAATTTACCATTTTGTTTTTGATAAACAAAGTGGCAAAATATTGAAATCGATATTAAAATATTTAAGGTTTTAAAACTCTGGAAATTTTTAATGTCGATTTCATATTTTTGTCTAATTGATATTATTAAATTCGTTACCACATTTAATGTAAAATACTTGTGGCAAAAATGCAAAATCGACATTAATTTTTTGGGAGTTTAAAACTCTGGAAATTTTTAATATCGATTTCGCATTAATACCACACTGGTTTAGATTAAAATGGCAAAAAATTTAAGAAATTAAAGTTGGCAAAAAATTGAAATCGACATTAAAAATTTGCAGAGTTTTAAAAGTCCCGAAAAATTAATATCGATTTCGAGTTTTTGCCACATAACAAATTACAAAATTGTGGTACATATTTGTTATAATTATAATGCAACAACACGTGACATTAAGTACTAATAATATAATGTAAAGTAAACCAAAATTATAATTATTCAAAGTATATATAATTACCTATATCATAGTAGTTATAGGTTAATACCGAAACTGTAGTGATAATGTGAACAAATAAGTCTGGTAAGGCCCGACAAAATTAAAAGTTATCTGTAAATGCGACCTTTCTGATAACAGTTAATGTAACCATCGTATTTTTAATGTCAACTGTAATTCGTAAAATACGCTGGCGTTTCGTGTAAGGGTCGATATATAAGGGTAAATTTTGCTGTGAAACACCATAATCATGTCTTTCTCCGTGCCGATCGAACGTCTGCAAAACGTGCACGTAAAAGTGGGCGGTGAAAAGAAAGCTTTGCATCAAACCAAACTCGTCGTCACCGACAAGAACGTCGTTGAAACTACGTTTGTGTCACAAGACGGTTTCGTGGACTACGTGGAATTGAGCGGATTGAAAGGCGACTGCACAGCGACGGCCACCGTGTTTAGCGTCAACGACAGCAGCTGGTCCGACTACAACGTGCCCGCCGTGGGAGGCAAAATTACGTTTCGCCTCAACACTTATTTGCATTCGTGCAGCGTGATCGTCAATGGCGCCCAGCAGTTTACAGTTATCGTTAACTTAGTGTACCAAGACGTGTAAATAAATTACCTGCTTATTCATATTTTTTGTTTCACTCTACCAAGCTAGGACCCTGCGTTACTACTAACAAATTGTTTTGTACCTTTAGGAATACGTTTTGTTTGCCGTCGTTAAAGTTTGGCACGAGCGCAAAGTTTTTATACACGCTTAGTCTGTTGGGTTCCCTGTGATACAACTGTATGGTGTAATCTTCGCATAAAGGAAAATCTTCGTGGTTAGACCGGATAGTTTCGTCGCCTCTGAACACGTAACGTAACAGCACACTGCCGAGACTGTTGTTTATTTGTACGCCGGCGTACGTAAAGTCGAAACTGTCGTGCATCGTTCCATTTTCCACGACCAGAGTGCCAATGTTTTCTAACAATCTAATGGATAGTTTTATGTAGTTTTTGTGCGATGCGCCGGCGAACATAAAGTCGTAGTTGGCTGCCACGCGCCTCACTCGGTCCGGATAGTAGCGATCGTAACGGGCCGTTTCCATGTCTTGCGTGGCTAGATAAATGTTGTCGCGAACATCGTTCTCCATAATCAACGCCATAGGATTGTTATCTAGCCACTTGCAATGGCGATTGACTCGGGACCGTAACCTTTGCACGGCATCGGGAAAAGTGATGGGTTGGTCCGTGTCGAGCATCACACCGTTGTCGGTGAGAGCGAAACGCACCGGCTGAGCTGGCATCACAGTCTCCAAAAAGATACAACTCTGCGCCCGGCTATTGACAATCAATCGAGTGACGTTGCTGAATTTATGCCAACCATAGCTGAGGCTGCTTGTGTCTCCGGTCATTGTAAACTGTGTTTCGGTATTATTACCGTAGACCATTGTAATGTGATGAAACGCTGTTTGTGGCTGCGACGGATCGCACTGCGTGTTGTTCAGGTAGACAGTTATCCTACGCTCGGGTCCGTTTACGTACATGACACCCACGACCACTTGATGCGACCCCATCAATATAAGTTCCTCATCACCATACTCTGACGACACGCGTCGAGTGTAGCGAACGTGAACGTTGGTCGTATGTTCGTGCACCAGTAAATACGGGTCGTTTGTCGTAAACTGATCGTAGCACACACTGTAGAAATAGTCACGCCCCCGCGGGTGATGCACCATATACACTCCGGGCGCGATGTCGTCCAATTGAACGAGTCCACTGTCTGGCACTATTTTTTTTGCTATTACGTCGAGACCGTCGTATATGGTTATGAAATCGCCTGCGATCTGACTAATGTCGTGAATATGAAACGTAAGGGATAGATTGACGCTAACGCTTAATTGTTTCATTTGAAGTGGTGAAAATAATGTGTAATTAGACTCCACATACTCTTTAATGATGCTCTCATTGAAGCCGTTTACCAAACGAGCGATGGGGTACAGACACTTTTTAAAACTGATAAATTGTGCTAGTGTTAAATGATGCGGCAGCATAAAATCCTGAGTAAGTGGCTCGGACTCAACCAACGGTTTAGAATCAGTCAGCACAATAAATAACGCCGGTGTGGCATGACATAGATACAACAACGGCACAAGATTATACTTGCACAGACTGGCTAGCCAAACCCAATGATGAGGTAGTTTAACGTTTAACGTGTTTCTGTGTCTGAAGGACTGATTCATTTCGGAAATAATGCCGTCGCCACCGCTGCTGTTTAGTATCCATGTGAAAAACACAATTTTGTGCAATTCCGTCCACAGATCTAGGTTTAAATTGTCTAGTAACACAGCGGCAATCTCCTCTTCAACTCGCAGCCTCTGACCGGCGTATACCTCTGAAATGGTCTGTCGCTCCGCTCTGGTCTGATGATAGTACTGGAGGCGGTCGCTCAACATTCCACTCCAGGCACCGGCCCAATAGGTGTGCTCTCGAGTAAAACCAAAATTATAGGCGTCGCCTAGTGTTTGTAGAACCAACCAATTAGTATACGAAGGTACAAGAAAGTAACTCAGATCGCTTTGTGACATGGCTAGCCAGTTGGAACTGTAATAAGCTGCGCCGTGACCGCTAGAGTCTGCCTTTATAAAATATTGTTTGTTGGTGTTCGAGTTGACGCTAAACATGGTGGGATCGTGTACTAGTCCGGTAAAGGCATCATAGAAACTAACAATTGTTTTATAAAAACTGTATAGTGCCCCGATAGACGTGTTTTGCACCACATTAATACTGTTCCGTGGGACCAAAATTGATACAACTCTCAAATCTAGCCACGCGAAACTAGCGCCGGTGAGTGAAGATTTGAACGTGTGTTCGTCGGTCTCTCCGAAAATGTACACTGGTAGTTGTGTCAACACACCTCCCAACTCTACTTCAACGATACGAGTGCCAAATTCGACACTGTCCACGAACAACACACCCTCGGATTGATTCGTACTAATTTGCCAAGCCGCAGTGACGTTGTATGTAGTTTCGGTTGTGTTATTAAAATTTAACAGCCTCAACGTGACCACCCCTTCTGTCGTGGTCCGATATCTCAATAATATTTGTGGCGTGATGATGTAGGGTATGGGGGTGCGTTTATGGCGGATGCCCAAATAACCGATTTGGTCGGATTTTATCCATGCCGGTCGTGGTACAACTGGCGCTTGAACCGACACAACGAGCGACATAATCTTATCTTTTAGTCTGTTGTCTTATATTGCTAAAGGGTATATAATGCGTTACCACCCAGTCATTGTCACATATCTTGCCAATCCATTATAGCAGAAACATGTAAGTGGTGTGATAAATTGTGACGTGTTGAGTGATGTGTCGTTAATTGTTAACTAATTTAATGTTTTGTGTCGCTCAGGTTCAAGTTTGACGACTCCGACTTGCCGACTGACGCCGAGATCGAAATGTACGTGGAAGAGATGCGTCAACGTACGGCCAAGACGCGACTGGTACTGCGACGCGTGCCTGAAAAACGCAAGACTGAAGACGAAGACGAGTACAAGCCTCTGAAAAAACGCAGACTCGCTCACCGTTCAAAATCACTGACATTTGAAGAGTTTTGTACTAATTTTGCGAGTCGTCTTAAACGAGGTGGTAAAATGGCGGAAAAGGCCAAACGCGAATTAATTGCTCGATTCGTGGAGCCTGCCGAACAGATAGATCCCGATATTATTGATGAGAACATTAAAAGGTTACTTGAACAATACGAGACTCGTCATGATTGGTACATTGGATAAATAAATACATTAATAGTATGACTGACTTTTATTATCTCTTTTTATCTCTACCTAATATATATATAACAATGTGGATTTCAAGTTGATATTCATTACTTGTGTATCATCCACTATAGTATCTTCATTACAATATGAAAAGCTCTAACGTACCCGACACTGAAAAATATAATTTTGGCATTATTTGCCCTGGTCAATATTTGCAAAACATAAGCAACCATCACTATAAAGTGGTGTGTGTGGAGTGTTACCATGAAATTCCGCTAGACGAAATGAAGAATCACGTACAACAATATCACGGAGTTGACGTCAACGTTACTTGTCCCTGGTGTGTGAAATACACATGGGTTTCTGGCGACGGGGATAAGTTGGCCGACTACAAGCATGTTAAAAATTGCGAGTTGTGTCTGACGAAAAGCTTTGGTGACAAAAGCATGGGTTATGCCGTTTTCTGTCATTTAATTTCATGTCTGCGCAGGCGCTGTTTTGACGATGCAGTCATATCACATTCTTTGTTTGTGGAAGTAGACGATAATACTTGGACTGCATTGGATACCGATGAAGATTTGGCAGAAGGTTATTGTATTTCTGACTTGGAAGAAGAAGAGACTATGGACACCTGGACCGATTACGATGACAGCGACGACGATAGCAGTCGCTATGAGTACGACAGCGACGATGACGGCAATTACGTTCGTGCTGAAGGTGTTGAAGCAGGATGAATTATGTTGAATAAACACATATTCAATAATCATATCTTTTATTCAGTCTACATCTAATACAGTATAAATGGCGCGTCGACATAAAACACAGTAATTTGTCCTGTCAAAGGCAATTTTTGCCATGTCGTCAAAATGTTCTGCATGAAACACACGCGATTGGTACAACGAAGGCGATTCAGTGCTGCAGGAAAAGCACGTATTGCTCGAATTTTTAAAATACAACACACACCATTTTTCTGGCAAAAACAGTTCGTTTCTATATTTTACATTCCACAAATACATGTACAATTCTTCATGGCTTAGATCATAAAGTGGCAGCAACAATTCTGCTGGTCGTCTCATAAATTCTTCGGTATCGTTCTTCAACACGTCTGAATTTTGAATCACGTTTACTATAACGTCAAAGGCCTCAGCACTTTCACTGTTGTCGTCTAATAACAAATAAAATAAAGAACAATTTGTATTATAGAAACCCATCCTTTTAGTACAGCAGTTATAACTCAAATAACCCTTTAACAAAAAGTAGAAACTTAATATATTATTAGTAATTGATAACGATAAACAGATTATTATCGAATCAAAAAATTTGCCACAACTTTAAAATGGTAGTGACAAAAATTTATTAAAAAGTCAATTGCCAAAATTTTTAATGTCGATCTTTTTTCCCCGGAAAGTTTTTTGAGATTGTTTTTTTAATGTCGATTTCAAGAATTTGCCACAAGATCACTAAAAATGTGGTATATATTTTATTAAACTTAAATTGCTAAAAATTGTAATGTCGATCTTTTTACCCAAAAAGTTTTTTAAACTCAATTTTTTTAATATCGATTTTGAAAAAATGTCACTAAATTACTAAAAATGTGGTAAATAATTTGTTAAACTGTAATTGTCAAAAATTTTAATGTCGATCTTATTCTCCGGAAAGTTTTGAAGCTGTTTTTTTTAATGTCGATTTAGCAAATTTGCCACAAGATAATTAAAAATGTGGTAACAAATTTGCTAAATCAAAACTGCCAAAATTTTTAATATCGACCTTTTCCCAGAGTTTTTAAAAGTTTCATTTTATTTTAATGTCGATTTCGTTAATTTACCACAATAAATTTAGATGTAGTGGTGATTAATTTTTAATTTTGTGTAACGCAATACCAACGACGAGTAACACCTCCACGGCCTGTAGTACGCACGCAAGGCATTGCAAAATAAAACTAATAAACATGTAATCTTCCGTCGTCAATTTGTCATTGTTGCACTGTTGCGTGTAATGTATAAAACAAGACAATAGTATAAAAAAAACAATGGATTTTTTCATAACTACAAACAGCGCTCTGCCCAAAGAAAGTATAGAGCGTATAATTTATTCAGAACTTGGCGACGAGTTTGAATGCGCCATATGTTGTGGTACCATAGACAAATACCACAGTGGTGTTATAGTTATTACGTGCGGCGGTATGGCAGATCTGGAGCACTTGTTCTGCAAAGAATGCGATGTTAAATTTAAGCGGAACGATCCGTACAAGCGCTCGATTGAATTTAAATTTGCGTTTCCGTTCACGGACGACAACGCTGCGCTCAGTTTTATAGAGAAAACCAACAAAATAATTATAAACTACGACGATGAAGCTAAGCAACAGCGACTGAAAGACATGATCAAAAGTTATTCAGTTGGAGAAAATTCCTACAAGGATATTGTGTATGATTTTAATTTAAATTTGTGACATTTACGCGTTACTTTCGTCGACTTGTTCAACATACACTGAATTAGAAATTGGTTTTCGGTATAGCGGACTATCAAATAACTCTGCTGGTGTGCGTTGCAAACGAATTAATCTGATCATTTCCATGTTCAAGGGTAACGTAGAAATTCTTGGTACTACCGTAGTCTTCAAATCTGGCGTCGGCCTAGGTAATAAATAGTACCGATCAAAAGTTTTTTGAAAAACTGCATTGTTAAATTTATCGGTAAACATGTTGGTCAAGATGCGCTGTTCGTTGTTAATTTTGTTTTTTAACTCGTCACTGGGGAATATAGTGTCTTCAATTTTTTCGTATGGCAAACCTGTAAACATTTTTACAGTTTCTATACCAGTGATTTTGTTGGCTCTCAAAAATAAATATAGTGTTCGGTACACGCTTTGATTAACTATTGTCATAATTTCCTTGATGACATCGTAACCGTTGGTGTTGAGTACAATTTCAATCAAAGCCGGCACTTGATTAACCCATCGTAGGTAAAACGTGTACATGGCATCGTTGAATTTTGAAAGAAACTTTTCATCCAGGTCTGGCATTTTGCTGATCAAGACCATTACAAAAACTTTATACAAGGGTGCGTTAATGCCGGGTGATTCTTGTAGCAATTGAAATAGAGTCAAGTCTAACTTTAGCACTTTTTCTAAATACTTGTTGAGAATGTGTTGTATAATAAACAAGTCTGTAGTGGGTGGTAGTTCAGGCGGCCGTAGAATGTTAACAAAGTCCACGTCAATTGGTTGTCCATTCATTTCCAATAGATGACTTATGGCGTTATTAGTAAATCTGGTGACTTTGGTCAAGTATTCGGGGTCGTCATAAATGTTTCCTGTGTTAATTTTGACGACCGGCTGCGTTTCCTCGGCCATCACTGCGTCGGTGGCGTCGACATCAATGTTTGCGTAGGCAGTTTCATTTGGTGGGTACTCGTAAGAAGCAATGTCGCTGCCGCTAGGTTTTAGTAGCTCCTCTGGATCGAAAGGTTGTGTATAACTGGGTTTGCGTTTATCCGGCAAGGATTCGGTGCTGCTCTGCCTGCTCAATCGTCGCTTGACATTTTTTACCGTGTTAGAAATAGTGTTTGAAAACGAGCTTCGCCTACTCATGACTTATATATAATGTCGGTGTAATCAATAATAGAATTGTGTGACTGGTGTGTCGATAGTTGGTGTTTTGAATGGCAACGTGACTAACTCTTTGTTATATAGATTTTGGTACACGTATTGTCCGGGTGCTGTTTCGTTGACGTACCTAAAACCGTCTAAAAATATCTTATCAGACGAATTAATTAAGAACACGTTATACTTGAATATGAGCGACGTGTTCGACGACATTTTGGATGGGAATGTGCATTTAGTGGACAATAAATATCTTATTTTCTACGTGTTGGACCACGTTGACGATGAAGCAAGCGCTGAACACAAACAAATACGCACCTCCTGTTTCGGAACGGTCGACGCCGTTTGTACCGTTGACGGTGGCCCGGACTCGATGTCGGTTTCATCCGTCTCGAGTAAATTGTAGACTGACAAAAATCCTGGGTCTGAATAGCGTTAGCTACGAGCACTTTACTTTTGTGGCAGTTCGTTACGTGAACACCGACGCGCGGCCGTACTTTGAAATGTTGCTGGGCGCTGACAGCGATGGGTTGCGTAAAAACTTGCTGACCGTAGGCGCCATGATCTGTGGTGTGCAGTTTAAAGAGAAGCCACCCGAGACGTTTTACGCTATCACCGAAGCTGGGGAACGAGACTCAGAATTAATACGTATGGTTTGTCGCCAAGCCTACCGTTTTGTGTACAATCAAGCGAATCGTTTAGTGTTGTTGCTAAAAGATCTGTACGTGGACTGCCTGTACTCGCAACGACAATGTGTAATTTTGCCACAAGAATTATACTGCATCTACAAAGATGACGTGGAGCCAGCGTTGAACAGTATATTTAGTCACGAAACGTTACCGGACACGGAAGAGGCGACTGCTTCTCAAGATATATACAAATCGTTTGTGGTGTATAATACGGTGCTGACGATGATGTTGCGCGAAGCGAATCCCTTTAACGACCAGCGTGTTATTTCGAAAATAATCGAAAGCGTGGGCACGTGCACCGGTGGACACGGTACCAAGCGTAACTACATAAAAGTGTGCGAGTTAAATTTTGGAGGCGATTCGCCGCCGAATCACGTGATGTGTCCACCGAAAGAAATGGTAAAACGCATATACCACTACGCAAAATGGGTGGAGTCGCCCAACAATTGGCGTCGGTACAACGAGTTAATTGTGCGCGACCGCAAAAACAACGAGCTGGCGTTGCGCGAATGGCAAGCGTTTGTGACTAATTTTAAACACCACTTTTTTCCCGGAACGCCCTTGTAATGTGTTACACGTGCAAATTGCGCGAAAATGTGCAGTTATATTTTCACGAAACCGAATGTGTGTACAATCCAACAGATTCAGCGAAATGGATAACTTGACTCGTTTAAGTTCTGGGACAGGTGGTTTTTTCGGCCGCATTAACTGGAAGATATTTATAATGATACTGGTGGTGATGTTTGCGATGCTGGCGGTGGTCTATAATGTAAACGAAGACTTTTTAGTAAATAGAAATTTACTTCAGTCGAAGGTGCAGCGTATGAATGAATAAAAATTTTACGTGAATCTTTTTTGTTTAATTTTGACGTGGATTTGTGAATCAAGATAAAGAGCGTTTATATAGAGATGGTGGTGCGCACACGTTCACTCGCAATGTCGGTGTACAACGAAACGACTATACCCTACAACAACAACATCGGTGGAGAAAAAATTAAAAAGTCTTTTAAATTAGATTTGCCACCTCAAAATAAACCAACACTGTTCGTAACTAAACCTTTAACAGCAAAAATCAAAGACTATATTCGTTACAAAAACGGTAAACCAGAAATTCCGCTGTACGCAGACGACGAACAATCGGAGCAGCGCTGCGATTCAACAGTGTGTACAATTTTAAACTACGCCTTGTTGGTAACGTGCAGTGTTTTGTTTTTAGGATTGATTGCGTATTTTTCATACGTGGGTTATAGAAGCAGTACGAAAATTTAAGGTTGTGTTTGACGTAAATAATTTTCACAGCGTATACATAATCATGGTGAAAAACACTGCAGCGGTTTTGGTGTTGTTTGCGGCGTGTACAATCGCATTGTCTACCCCACCACCAACTCCACCACCTCCGCCACCACCTCCACCACCTCCGCCACCACCTCCACCAACAACTACAACGTTACCACCTCCACCAACAACTACAACGTTACCACCTCCGCCACCAACTGATTTACTTGCAACAACTAGTAAAGAAGTTTCAAACGACACTACAAATACACGAAAAGAATCAAAAAGAGGTTCGGTTACTGAATTGATACCGGAAAAAAAAGATGTAGTAACACCTATCACCAGCAGCGAACCTTTAACCAAAAGTGTGCCCATAAATAAATCTTCATTGGTAAAAATTTATAAAGTTATAAATCACTTTTACCACTATCTTCAGCCAGGGTTTGACGACAGATTAGGACTGCATGTGGCACACAGCACTAGTACCAATTCACCTGTAACAAATTTACTAAAATACGAACTGGACAGTTACGACCAGAACGGTTCGGATAAAAATGACGTTTTTGTAGTGTTGCGTTTCGAGTCTTTGCTCAAGTACATTTGTCTTAATCATTGTGGTATATTCTACAACTCGTTGACACTGAACCACGACTGTGTGTTTGTTTTCGAAAAAGTCGATAATGATCACGACAACGATGATAAATCTTTTTTGCTGGCAAAGTTTATGGGCGCAAGCGAGAAAAAAATGTATATCAAGTTCGACAAAGGTTATTTTACTTTGACGAAAACAAAAGACGAATCTAGTATGGTTTTGTTTGAACGAAAAATTTCGTCATCTGGTGTGGCGCCTCTGACCGATCTGCTGGACGAAGTTAACGACGATGACTGTACGGTTAATTTAATGGAGGCACAACCACCGTCGACTGAAAGTGTTGTCAATAAAAAATCTGGAAGTATCATAGCGGAGGTGGACAGATCCGTGCTTACATTGTCTAGTATAATAATTGCCTGTGTTACTGTTGTTATTTTAATATGTGGCGCCCTACTTATTGTGTTTGTAGTGTTACATTTCAAAAATAAAAAGGTCAATTGAATTTTATCTGTTTAATTAGTAAATGTTATCATCCGTACTTGCATAAACATAATTATATATCAATGCATTACATGCTGTATAGAATATCTATTAAAAGATAATAGCTGTTCGTCTCGAAATGACCACTCCGAGTGAGTTATTAAAATTGACATTTAAAAAATGTATAAATCAAAATTTAAAAGTGAAAGAGTACCTGCCGCCCAGTGTTGTGTACAATTTAATGCACGATTATCTGGTGCAAGCTGTGTGGACGAGTGAACAGTTTAAGAAAGTGTTGTTAAATTACGCGTACAAAAATTCTACTTTTGATGACGTTCTGACTTTGTTGCTGACAACTAATGTTTGCAAATTTGTCCACGAAATGGTTGACGACGAAGAGCGTGTGGACGACATCTTGAATTGGTGTGGCAAGTGGAACTGGGAAGATGTATTTGATTTTGTGGTGTACGTACAAATCAGAAAGTTTACCAACACCCAATATATATTTTACGAACGTTTGAAAGTGACCGTTTTGGGCGACAAATTTCTTTGTCGTTTTTGCGTAAAACGCCCGTTGGTGCAGGAAGTGTGCTATTTTACCGTGGACGAGCAATGCGAACTCAGTCACCTGCTATTGGACACAAAAAATTATTGCACTATATGTCACGGGCCGCTGTTTGTATTGAGCGAATTTTACTATGACGAAACGACGCTCTGTTGTGAAGAATTGTGAATATATAACTACAGTTTACGATGGCACGACACGACAGACGATGGACAAGCGTGATCAATTTTTGTCTCAAGAGCTGAGGCACGCGCTAATGTTTTTGGTGGACTTTGCAAAAAATGCGGTAAGCGGACACAGCAACGTGCTTCGGTTTACGCCAACGTGTCACAAATGTGGCAAAACTTTTAATCAAATCTACGTAGACACTCACAATTCGTACATGTTTATGGTGGTAAAATCTTGGTTGCAGATGGATGTGGATAAAGTGAAATTTTCATGTTTGCAGTGTAAAAACGAGCCAATGGAGGACGTGATCGAGCTGTACCCGTCGTTTTCTTTAGCAAATCTGAAAAAACTCATGTACAGTGGCACTTTGAAACGATTCGTTTTTCCTTTTATAGAGCCCGGTAAAAAGAAATGTCGTCGCATCGGCCTGCAACCGGTAGATCTGCCAACGGTACTAGACGATTTGGTGCAATCAAAATCTCTTTGTGAAGATATTGATAGTGTGACACTACGCAACGCGAACAACGATGAGGTTGTAGCGCGCGACGACATTTATTATTTGCGCGTCGACTGGGGAAGTGATATCACGTTTAGTGTGCCGACACAGTTTACTCGTCAACTGTTGAATAAAAGCGGTGATTACTATTTGGAGATTATAACTCGTGAATACAAAGAATTTCAACCATTTTATGTATTTTTCCACCACGGAAACAACACGTCTTGTGTCGCATGTATTAACAAATTGTGTCTAACACAAAAAAAGAAGCGGCTGGTGCCAGTGTTGTTTTGTAACAACTGCGGTTTTACCGATCCGAATTACTGGTCGTCCACCACTCCGAATGTGTATCCGTTCTGGTTGGACAGTTACGATTACAAACGAACGTACTGGAAGTGTCGTAAAAAAGTAAATTTAATGCTGTACGACGTTGATGTCTCCATATAACGATGATGACGGAATACGTAGAGTGTGATGCGGAGTCGGTTGCCGAGTTTGTGAGCGTGCGCAGCTGCGAGACTGAACGATACACAAACAACAGTTTGTTGGGTCGAGTGTTGTCAATGGCACGGCGGGTGGTAGAACAAGAAGAGTTGTGCGGCGACCACGATGGTGTGTTGGCGCAAATACTGCGACACAATCCTCTGCATATGTTGTCGCCGGACAAACTATTGCTGGCGCGCCGTTTATTGTCGGCGATTCTCAGCTCGGATTTCAGCACCGCCATCGACCGTTTGTTGCATTTTTTATTGGACAACAAAGCGCAAAATGATTTATAAGGAATTTATATCAAAACA